CAACTGCACTAGGTGCTTCTTATAACAATGCAACACTAACTATTGGTACTGGCCTTACTGGCGGTTCTTACAATGGTTCTGGTGCTGTTACTATTGCTGTTGGTTCTGGTGCCATCGTTAGTGGACTAATTGGTAACTTTGCAGTTAACAATTTGAATATTACTAGTGGTACTGTTGCAAACGATAAACTTGCAAACTCTTCAATAACAATCAATGGTGCCCTTGTTTCTCTTGGTGGATCAACTACCATAAATGCAAATACGAACAACACACTATCTACAGCTAGTGGATTGCTGGGTGGTCCATTCAATGGCTCTGCTGCTGTCACTATTGGTATTGCTTCTGGTGGTATCGTTAGTCAAATGCTTGGTTCTGGTGCTGTTACTAGTGGTGCAATTGCATCTGGTCAGGTTGGAACTAATAGTATTGCTGCTGCCAGTATTCTTTCTGGACAAATCGGTGCGAATGTCATCGGTAGTCCTCATATCCTTGCTGGTAGTATCGCAAACGCAAGCCTTGCCAACTCTACAGTAACTATTGCCGGTAGCAGTACTTCTCTAGGTGGATCTTGGGCAGCACAAGCATTAACTACAGCTTCAGGTTTGTTGGCTGGTACATTTTATCCTAGCGGTGCTTTAACTATCGGTATTGCTTCTGGCGGTCTTGTTACAGCAATGTTTGGTTCGGGAGCAATTCAAAGTGGAGCCATAGCAGCTAGTCAGATTGTAAAGAGAATAACCGCTGGTGCTGGTATAGCTGTTACAGCAAATACAGATGATGTTCAAGTATCTGCGATAAATGCCGGAACCGTTACAACAGTAAGTGTTACTAGCACAAACGGTTTTGCTGGAACTGTTGCAAATGCATCTTCCACACCAGCAATCACTATTTCTACAACAATATCTGGTTTGTTGATAGGAAATTCAACCTCGATAGCAAATGCGACACAAATAACTTATAATCCTACTGGAACTATATTTAGAGCGACAGCAGCTGGTACTACTGATATTCCTTTGGTTGCCAGAGGAGTTGCATCACAAACTGGAAGTTTGCAGGAATGGCAAAGTAGTGCAGGCACAGCATTGGCGACGATGGATGCAAATGGCAATTTCTCTGCTGTTAGCAAGAGTTTTTATATTGATCACCCAAGTAAACCGGGAATGAAACTTCGCCATGTTTGTGTTGAAGCTCCTACTGCTGATGTTTATATAAGAGGAAAATCAACATCTAAAACAATAGAACTACCAAGTTATTGGGAAAATTTAGTCGATATGGACAGTCTGACAGTATTGCTAACACCTGTAGAAAAACAACAAAATATTTATGTTAAAAATATAGATAAAATGATGGTTTACATAGAAGGTGATGATAGTCCTATTTACAACTATGTTATTTTTGCAGAAAGAATAGACATACCCAAAGTTGTGGTTGAGGAGTAAATCATAAATGGCAAATATAACAATATTTCCAGCTGCTTCAGGCACATACACACCTAATGCTTCAGGTCTTCCAAACATAGAATTAGACCACGGGGTAGTTGTTGGAAAAACAAATATTTCTGTTGATGTAAATGGATTAGTTTTTGATAGAGCAGGCATACCAGCTGGTGGCATTACTGAACTACAAATATTTAATTCTGGGGAAATCAATGCTGGTTATGTTTATGGTAGTGGTGGAAATGCAACATTTGCAATAAGAACTCAAACCAACCGTACAGCCCTGAATATCAACAGGGCTTCCGGTGCTGTTGCTGATTTTTTAAGAGTTATAAATAGCGGAAACAATTTTGTTGCAGGATTCAATAGTTCTGGAACATTTTCTGGAAATGCACAAACTGTAACATCTTTTCAAAATTCAAGATTGATAAATAGTGGAAGTTTTGATGGAACAGGAAATATTGTTGTAAAATCTTTGCCTTATGCGTCATTTTATGCTGATGGATTAGATCTCGCCTTTCAAACATTTGATGGTTCTACAAGCGGACAAAGGTTTAATGTTACAGACATAAGATATGAGAAATTACAAGCAAATTCTGTAACAATTGGAAGTACGAATTCTATTCTTAATTTTGGTCAGTTTAGTGGATCTAACTATATATCTGGATTATTAGGCATACAATCTACATATTTTGCAGGTATTTTAAGTGGAGATTGTTCAAGAGCAGCGTTATTAGTCGGTGGTGGTCTTATAAATGGAAATAGTTTTATTGGCGATCAAAATATAACCATCACGGCAGCAACAAATAATAATTTATCTTTTGGTAGCGGATTTCAAACCGATACATGGAACGGATCAACTCCAAAAACTTTGAGTATTACAAGTGGAAACATATCGAGCTTTCTTTTGGGAAGCGGTTCTGTAACAAGTGGTTCTTTGGGAAGTGGTTCCATAGGTTTTGAAAGCACACTTCAAAATCTAGCATTTAGCGGTCATTTTGGCACAGCAGCGGTTGTTTCTGGAAATCTTGCATCCGGTGCTGTTGGTTCAATAGAGATAGGTAGTGCTTCTATTTTACCTCAAAATATCTCATCCGGTGTAGCAGCTTACGCTGGATTTAGATATCCGAACAATTTTAGATTATCTATTCAAAGTGGTGTTTCTGTACCAACACAAGACATAACATCTGGGGGTGGCGTTTATTTGGTTCCCACAGCGGGAGGTCAAATATCACTTTTTGATCAAACTACAAGCACATGGTCATTGTTTCCCATTTCTGGTCAAGTAACAGGTCTTTTTGGAAGTGGAATACTGGCACCTTATTCTATAAATGATATTTATGTTTATTATAATTATACTGGTGCTTCTTCTGGCAGATTATCTCTTTTTTTATCACAATGGACTTACAATAGCGGAAGAGGTGCAGCAAGCAATGTTGCAGATAGAGATGGAATACTTGTTTACAACGGTTTCCCTCAATACAGATATGTTGGGAGTTTTGCAACACAAGAAACCATATCTCCGGGTTATGTGAGAGTTGAAGACTCTGCTGCAAAAAGACATGTATATAGTGCTTACAATCAAGTTCCAAGAGTTTTGTCAAATACAGTAAGTGGTCTTTCACAAGCTGTATTGGTTGTCGCATCTCCCAATCCTACAACTACTAGTCCAACGGTAGAAATTTTGTCACCTTTTGCAAATCTTCCTGTTAATTATTCTATGTATATTAAATTTATATATGGGGATTGTCCTTTTGCATACAGCCTTCAACCATATACCAGCATAAGAACAACCAGCGGTACAGCGGTTGCGGTTGGTGTAGTTTACAATAACTCATCACAAGAGGATATCGTTAGAAGCACTAGCAGATATGCTAATTTAAATACACAGGAGCAAAGAACTCTAGCTGGAGTAAATATTTATCAACCATATGTGAACTGTGGAAATCCAACTCCTACTGGGTCGCAAACAGTTGGTGTTGGATCGGGAAATACTGTAACTGGAACATTTAATATGTAAAGAGGGATACATGCCACAAAATATAAAAATAAACCCACAAGCAGTACCACCAACAATTCAATTTAATGGTTCTGGAGCTTCTAATCCTGTTACTTTAAGTGCAGAAGCAGATGGCAGTTTAAAATTCACTTCACCAGATGGTCTTAATTTTCAAATTCAATCATCTGGACTTTTGGTCATGGGATCTGGAAATGTAACATCTGGTGCCCAAGTAAATATATTTGCTGCATCTGGAAGAACAGCACTAAGTGTTTTTGGTGGAGGAATAAATCCAGATTTAATACAGTTTAGGGACAACAACAGCAATGTTATTGCGACAATAACTTCTAGTGGATCTTTCACAGGAAACGCCTCTACAGCAACAAGATTGCAAACAGCAAGATTGATTAATAGTGGTTCTTTTGATGGAACCTCAGATATCACAATTAAATCAGCATTATATTTCCCTTTGATAGCAGGTTCTGGAATTCAAGCAATTTCATATGATGGAACAACATCTGGAATTTTAAACATTGCACAATCTGGAATTACAGTTGGCATGTTACAAACACCAAACATCACCTTGGGAAGCACAGATGTAAGACTTGGCTCTGGTGTCACATTTATAAGTGGCATGGTGTCTGTTCAGTCAACTTATTTCAGAGGAACTTTGTCTGGAGATGCCACAACAGCAACAAGGTTGATTACACCAAGATTAATTAATAGTGGTTCTTTTGATGGTAGTGCAAATATAACCATAACTGCAAATACTCCTCAAGCTCTCATTTTTGGTTCTGGTTTATCATATTCTCTTGATTCTTTTGATGGTTCTGTTGCAAAAACTGCAAGTGTTGCTAGCGGTGGAATAATTAGTTTGATGCTTGCTAATAATGCAGTAGTAAGTGGAAAAATAGCAAGCGGTGCGGTTAACAGATTTTCCGTAAGTTCTGGATTTATACAAAGTGGTGTAACTGGAAACGCAGGTATAGTTTCAGGAAATATAGCATCTGGAGCTATTGGTCCGAATGTTATTGGTCAAGGTGTTTTAACTGTAGATAAGTTTGCCTCTGGAACATTAGACACAGTAGGATACAAATATCCTAATAATACAAGATTGACATTGCAAAGCGGTTCACCAGTACAAAATGTTGACATAAGTGGAAGTGCTAATGTTTTCTTGGAACAATATGAAGGAAACCAAGTATCTTTATACAACAATGTTACTGGTGCATGGCAAATATATACAATTTCTGGCTCAACATCGCTTGCAGCAAGTGCTGCATCTGGTGGAGGCTTTTTAGCTGGAACTGTCAGGGACATATTTGCATATGCAATATCTGGTGGTGTTACATCTGGAAGAGTTGCTATGGACTGGGGTCCACCTTGGACAAACTATGCAACAAGACCAACAACTGGTATATTAAATGTATTAAATGGTGTTTATGTTCAATCTGGTGATTTTTCAAGAAGATATTTGGGAACAGCTGCTATTTTGCCATCTAGTGGATATGGGGTTTGGAGTGGTGGCACTCTTTCGGGTACAACATACCCATCCCATCTTGGTGTAAACAATAACCTAGTCAACACTTTAGATAGAAGATTGTTGTATAATGTAAACACGCTTCCATTTAATTACAACAGATTCAATCCAATTCCAAATGGTCAAACAGCAAATACATTTTATCCGTGGCATGCCGAAAGTTCAATATACTATGTGCAAGGCTTGGATACACAACCAGTAACATTTGGTGGTTATACTGCTATTGGCCCACAAGCTGCTGGAAGTGTCGCCGGATCGATCTATCCAATCGTAGTATCTGGCTTTGCTAATATTAGTGGTTATTATCAACCTGTGCCAGTACAGGCTGGACAAGACTGGTTTACGACAACTAACTTTTATTGCAATCTTTCAACAATATCTTATAAGCCTTCTATAGGACTTACTTCACAATACTACAGAGTTTTTGCTGCGGCTTCTGCGGTAAATTATTCAATTTATCAAAAATATATTGCTGGAACTATTTATGTTTAAAATTGAATGGATAAATAAGACAAAGGTGAAAAAATGGCTTTAAATTATGATAATTTTGGTTATTTGATGTATAAAGTAAATCAAATAGCTCCTCTTTTAACTATGTCTCATACGGGAAGTGGTAATTATTCCATAAATTACGCCCCAACAACGACTTCTGGGCAAATTAACTCAGCAACCCAACTTATATCAAGTGGACGAGATCTTTATGTTGCTATGAGCAACAAATTAATTGAATTATCATCAGGATACTATACATTCAAAAATTCAAATTATAATACATTTTCTGGTTATTTTTATCCTTTAAATGATGAGTCAATATCTGATTTATCAAGTACATATTCTTTATCAAAAGATAGAGCGCAATTTGGATTGTCGCCATATCCGGTAACAGACTCAAGTGGATTACAACAAAATTTATCTTTTTCTAATTTAACAAATTTATATTTAAATGTAACAAATGCTGATAGTTATGCCAAGCAAGCTTTATCTAGTGGTAATATGGCTGTTACTAGCGCAACAACAGTAACTCAAGCTTTAGCTGTAAACAATCCTTTAGTATTAAATTGCCTTGAAGTTGCAGATATTTCTTCTGTAAGTCTTGCGACTTATCAAGGTTTTGTTTTCAGAACTGCCAATAGTTCTATGGGTTCGTTGAAAACCCTATCGTTAAAACTCAAACAGTTTAGTGGAACAACAAAAACTTCAGTAACATTAAGGTTTAAACTATTAGAATCTGGAAATGAATATGATATTGTTGGTTATCCTAGAACAACATGGACAAACAGCACCAAAGCAAATGTTGATTTTGATGTGAGTATTTTCACACCAAATAATATAGGTGATAACACAATAACGATAATAAACACCGAATCTTTTACTGTTGAGGCTGTCACAAATGCTGGATTATCAAGTCCCACATCAATTTTTGAACATATGTCTTGGTATAATACTTCAAATTTTATAAATTATAGTTTAACAGCATACACTATTTATCAAACACCCACAACCTCTCCTCCAGCAACAACAACAACTCCAATACCTGCTGGTAGTTTGGGATCTGGTTCTGTATCTAGCGGAAATATAGCAGCAAGTTCTATCATGAGTGGGAATATTGCTTCTGGCCAAATTGGCACAAGTCATATTGCTGCTTCAGCAATTACAAATGCGAATTTACAAAATAGTTCTATTATGATTAATGGAAATTCAATATCATTAGGTGGTTCTGGTTCAGTAAGTGCAACAATTTCTGGTACGCTTACATTTGGCTCTGGATTTGCAGCCGGTTCATTTAATGGTGCAAATAATACAACAATTAATATTGGTAGTGGATCTATAATAAATTCATTTTTGGCAAATTCTTCTGTAACAAGTGGCAACATTGCTTCTGGTCAAATAGGAGGAAACCATATAGCTGCAAGTAGTGTTGCAAATGCAAACCTTGCCAATAGTTCAGTAACAATTAATGGTGCAAGTACTGCACTAGGTGCTTCTTATAACAATGCAGCATTAACAATCGGTACTGGATTAACTGGCGGGTCTTACAATGGTTCTGGTGCTGTCACTATTGCCATCGGTTCTGGTGCCATCGTTAGTGGACTGCTAGGTGATAATAGCGTTTCAACAAATGCCATCGCTTCCGGTCAAGTTACTGGTGCCAAAATAGCTGCAAGTACTATTGCAAACGCTAACCTTGCCAATTCTTCGGTAACGATTGGCTCCACATCAGTAAGCCTAGGTTCAACTGCTACAACCTTGGCTGGCTTAACTAGTGTTGCTGCTACTACATTTACTGGTGCTTTAACTGGTAATGCTAGTACTGCAACTACACTTCAAACTGCAAGAAGCATCAATGGTACAAGTTTTAATGGATCTGCTGATATTACAATAACAGCAAACACAACTAATAGCCATAGTGCTGGTGCTGGTTTAACTGGTTCATCTTTCAATGGCTCTGCTGCTCAAACTTGGAGTATCACTAGTGGCAACATTACTAGTGGGATGCTTGGTGCTAGTGCTGTCAATGATGCTAATATTACTAACTCAACTATTTCAAACGCTAAACTTGCAAACTCTTCTGTAACAGTAACAGCTGGTACTGGTCTTACTGGTGGTGGTGCAGTATCTCTCGGTTCAAGCGTTACTCTTACTAACGCTGGTGTTACAAGTATAAGTGGTAGTACTGGAATTAGTGCAACTGCAACTACTGGTGGAGTAACACTAACAAATACTGGTGTTACTCAAGCTACTGCTGGTACTGGCATTAATGTTAGTGCCGGTACTGGAAATGTTACTTTTAGTATAGCTAGTGGAAGTATTACTGGAACCCAATTAGCTTCAGGTGCTGTTGTCTCTGGTGATCTTGGTGACAATGCTGTAGTTACAGGCAGCATCGCTTCCGGTCAAGTTACTGGTGCCAAAATAGCTGCAAGTACTATTGCTAATGCAAATCTTGTAAACTCTTCAGTAACAATCAATGGTGCAAGTACTGCACTAGGTGCATCTTATAACAACGCAGCATTAACTATTGGTACTGGCCTTACTGGTGGTTCTTACAATGGTTCTGGTGCTATCACTATTGCTGTTGGTTCTGGTGCTATCGTTAGTGGACTTTTAGGTGACAATAGCGTTTCAACGAACGCCATCGCCTCTGGTCAGGTTACTGGTGTCAAGATTGCTAGTGGAAGTATTACGGCTGAACACATAGCTTCCGGGGCCGTTATAAATGCTGATGTTGCTGACAATGCTGTAACTAGTGGTAAAATTGCTTCTGGCTCTGTTGGTACTAATCATCATGCTGCTGCCAGTATTCTTTCTGGACAAATCGGTGCCAATGTCATCGGTAGTCCTCATATACTTGCTGGTAGTATCGCAAACGCAAGCCTTGCAAACTCTACAGTAACAATTAATGGTGCCAGTACTGCACTAGGTGCTTCTTACAATAATGCAGCATTAACAATTGGTACTGGTCTTACTGGTGGGTCTTATAATGGCTCTGGTGCTGTCACTATTGCTGTTGGTTCTGGTGCCATCGTTAGTGGACTGTTAGGTGATAATAGCGTTTCAACAAATGCCATCGCTTCCGGTCAAGTTACTGGTGCCAAAATAGCTGCAAGTACTATTGCAAACGCTAACCTTGCCAATAGTTCAGTAACAATCGGTTCTACATCAGTAAGCCTAGGTTCAACTGCTACAACCTTGGCTGGCTTAACTAGTGTTGCTGCTACTACATTTACTGGTGCTTTAACTGGTAATGCTAGTACTGCAACTACACTTCAAACCGCAAGAAGTATCAACGGTACAAGTTTTAATGGATCTGCTGATATTACAATAACAGCAAACACAACTAATAGCCATAGTGCTGGTGCTGGTTTAACTGGTTCATCTTTCAATGGCTCTGCTGCTCAAACTTGGAGTATCACTAGTGGCAACATTACTAGTGGGATGCTTGGTGCTAGTGCTGTCAATGATGCTAATATTACTAACTCAACTATTTCAAACGCTAAACTTGCAAACTCTTCTGTAACAGTAACAGCTGGTACTGGTCTTACTGGTGGTGGTGCAGTATCTCTCGGTTCAAGCGTTACTCTTACTAACGCTGGTGTTACACAAGCTACTGCTGGTACTGGCATTAGTGTTAGTGCCGGTACTGGAAATGTTACTTTTAGCATACCTAATGCTGGTGTTGTTAGTGGTCTTATTGCTTCTGGCTCTGTTGGTACTAATCATCATGCTGCTTCCAGTATTCTTTCTGGACAAATCGGTGCTAATGTCATTGGTAGTCCTCATATACTTGCTGGTAGTATCGCAAACGCAAGCCTTACAAACAGTTCAGTAACAATCGGTTCTACATCAGTAAGCCTAGGTTCAACTGCTACAACCTTGGCTGGCTTAACTAGTGTTGCTGCTACTACATTTACTGGTGCTTTAACTGGCAATGCTAGTACTGCAACTACACTTCAAACAGCAAGAAGTATCAACGGTACAAGTTTCAATGGATCTGCTGATATTACAATAACAGCAAACACAACTAATATTCATAGTGCTGGTGCTGGTATTACCGGATCTTCATTCAACGGATCTTCTGCTCAAACTTGGAGTATCACTAGTGGTAACATTACTAGTGGCATGCTTGGTGCTAGTGCTGTAATAAGTGGAAGTATTGCTTCTGGTCAAATAGGTTTAAATCATTTGGCAAGTGGTGTACTTGCAAGTGCGATTCCAAACGGTTCTTCTGGTCAAATTCAATTTAATAATGGAAATTCATTTGGTTCAACATCAAATTTAACATGGGATGGAACTAATTTATCTGCAACATATATTAAGTCTACAAATTCTGTTGGTGATGAAGGTGGTGAAATACAACTTGCAAAACCTGTTACAAACACTACAATATCTGGAACTGGTGTAGTAATCGATGTTTATCAAAACAAATTAAGATTTTTTGAACAAGGTGGTTTGGCAAGAGGATTTTACTTAGACATAACAGCTGGTGGTAATGCTTCTTCAACAAACATATCTTCTCCAACTTTATCTAGCGGAACAATTGTTAGTGGAAACATTGGAAACAACGCAGTAACAAGTGGCAATATTGCTTCTGGTCAAATAGGAGGAAGCCATATAGCTGCAAGTACTATTGCGAATACAAATCTTGCAAACTCTTCTGTAACAGTAACAGCTGGTACTGGTCTTACTGGTGGTGGTGCAGTATCTCTTGGTTCAAGCGTTACTCTTACTAATGCAGGTGTTACTCAAGCTACCGCTGGTACTGGCATTAGTGTTAGTGCTGGTACTGGTAGTGTTACTTTTACAAATACTGGTGTCACTCAAGCTACCGCTGGTACTGGCATTAGTGTTAGTGCTGGTACTGGCAATGTTACTTTTAGTATTGCTAGTGGTAGTATTACTGGAACTCAATTAGCTTCAGGTGCTGTTGTCTCTGGTGATCTTGGTGACAATGCTATCGTTACTGGAAACATAGCTTCTGGTCAGATTACTGGTGCCAAAATAGCTGCAAGTACTATCGCAAACGCTAATCTTGCCAACTCTTCAGTAACTATTGGTTCTACATCAGTAAGTTTAGGTTCAACTGCTACAACCTTGGCTGGCTTAACTAGTGTTGCTGCTACTACATTTACTGGTGCTTTAACTGGCAATGCTAGTACTGCAACTACACTTCAAACCGCAAAAAACATTAATGGCACAAGTTTCAATGGATCTGCTGATATTACAATAACAGCAAATACAACTAATAGTCATAGTGCTGGTGCTGGTTTAACTGGTTCATCTTTCAATGGCTCTGCTGCTCAAACTTGGAGTATCACTAGTGGCAACATTACTAGTGGTATGCTTGGTGCTAGTGCTGTTAACGATGCTAATATTACTAACTCAACTATTTCAAACACTAAACTTGCAAACTCTTCTGTAACAGTAACAGCTGGTACTGGTCTTGCTGGTGGTGGTGCAGTATCTCTTGGTTCAAGTGTTACTCTTACTAACGCTGGTGTTACACAAGCTACTGCTGGTACTGGCATTAGTGTTAGTGCCGGTACTGGTAATGTTACTTTTAGCATACCTAATGCTGGTGTTGTTAGTGGTCTTATTGCTTCTGGCTCTGTTGGTACTAATCATCATGCTGCTGCCAGTATTCTTTCTGGACAAATCGGTGCCAATGTCATTGGTAGCCCTCATATCCTTGCTGGTAGTATCGCAAACGCAAGCCTTACAAACAGTTCAGTAACAATCGGTTCTACATCAGTAAGTCTTGGTGCAACAGCTTCTATTATATCTGGACTAACCGCAATAACAGCAACGAATCTTACAGGTGCTTTAGCTGGTAATGCTACTACAGCAACAACGGCAACAAATATGTCTGGTGGTACTGTCTTTGGAACTACTGGTCAATTTAGCTCAAGAGTTAGATTTACATCAACTACTGTAAATCTCACGGCTAGCCAGAATAACTGGGCACCCGGAGGAGGATCTTTCTTGCGTGTAAATTGCACTACCGCTTCATCAATTACAGGTATAACAGCTGGTTCTGATGGGGAAATTATAAAATTGTATAATGTTGGAACAGCAAATATTACACTCACCCATAATTCTGCTTCATCTAGTGCAGGCAATAAATTTTTCAATATACAAGGAACAGATATAATTTTAGGTCCGAATGATTATGCTGAATTAATTTACGATTCAACAAATAATGGTTCTGCTTCTGCTGGATGGAGAGTGGCATAATGGCTGGAATTACAAGAAGATGCAAACGAAGACCAAATGGTGGTGTTGGCACTTGTGCTGGCGGTGGTAATGGCTTGCCAGTCGTAATTTATCCCGGTACAGCAACTAAACCTGTAACTAATCCTTATGCTCCACCTCCTAGACCAAAACCCAAGATTACTTCAGCTGGAACTGTATTGCAAGTAGGTTTTACACAGCCAGTAAATATACCAGCAGGTTTTTCTTTTGATGATTATGTTATGGCTCAGGCAGCAGCAGGGCTTACATTTAAAGTAAATACTGTTTCCAGAACAATATCTTTAAGTTCATACAGTTCTACAGATATGACAGCAGATTATTCTATAACAGGAACAGTCTATAGCACAGATACAGTAGAACTAACAATTACAGATAACATAATACCATCGGCTGTAGATTCATCCTATGTTTATGCAGATGGTGGCACCTATACATATTCAGGATCAAATATTGAAAATGCTTCTACAATGACAACAACAACTACAACAACAACAACAACTACTACAACCACTTCTACAACTAGTAGCACAACGGCAGCACCACCTTCACCACCGCCGAGTCCACCACCAACACCACCTTCACCTCCACCTTCACCACCGCCAAGTCCACCACCTTCACCATCTCCTTCACCAAGTCCACCACCTTCACCATCTCCTTCACCAAGTCCACCACCAACACCATGTTGGGTTGCTAGAGAAGTATACGGAGTGGATAACAGAGATTGGATTAAATTCCGTGAATGGATGTTTAGCACAGGGCCGATTTGGTTACAGAAACTTTATGTTAAAAATGGTGAAAATTTTGCCAAGTTTATAAAGAACAAAAAATCCATAAAGAAAGTTTTGAAATTCTTTATGGATATTCCTGTAAAGAATTCACAAGTTACAGATAGTTTTGCAAACGATGAAATTGCCAAATACATAAAGGAAAACAATCTTGTTTGATTTTATGTGCTACTTCGTTGTCTAAACCATTTAGTAACAATGTTTTTTTCACCCTTAATTACAGGTTTGCCAGCATGTTCAGAAAATGGATTGCCACGACCGTCAGCGTAAAGGTTTTGCCATATGACAGCTTTACCCTTCTTTGGTTTGATTGATAATTTTAGTTTTGTAAATTCAGTTTCTCCACCTTCTTCAACATCATTAAGATAAACCATAAAAGTCCAAGTTCTTTGTCCCATATTTAAATGAACTTTATTGTATGTTGAATTTTCATCAAACCAATCATTATGCTGTTTGAATTCTTGTCCAACCAAATATCTTTGTCCCTGAAATTCCTCTGAAAATCCTTGTGGGACATCGATGAAATCATGAAATTTTTTGTCTAATTTTTCTAAAAACTCATTTCTTTTAAGATATGCTGTAGAACTTGTTCTAACAGATTTTTCAGCTTCTGGATTTGTTACAGTTGATGGCAACAATTTATCAGCCATATTTTCCAAAAATTCATTGCACTCGGATTCAGACATAAAATCTTCGACTTCATAAATTTCCAACTTCGATGTATCAATTTTTTTACACATCGGATTGTTAATTAATTTTTGATTAAATTCAGGAATAACTTCTGGTTCTGGTTTGTAAAAAGAAAAGTGTTTTTTGATTGAAAACCAATTTTCAATTTCTGATTTATAAACGCAGTTTTCTGAAAAACCATTCGCTGTATCATCAGCTAAATAATTGTTCCAAATTAGTATTCCACCTTTAACACCTTTGAAATACTTAGGCAAAAAAGGAAATCCATAACATGGATTTTCTGTGTCATGTAGAAAAATTAAAATTGTCCATGTTCTTTTTGCATTTATTTCCCAATCGTTTTTGCAATTATTGGGTGTGTCCTTGGGTATTTTTATAAATTCAAAATCAATATGATCCTTGTCTGTAATTTTGCAAGCTTGGTTTATTTTAGAATTAGCAACCTTCATGGCTTCAAAATTTTCAAAATTTGGATACTTTATTCCTTCTTCGTTTAATTGTACTTCTGATATTATTTTGTCACATTCTTCCTGTGTTAAAACAGCTGGAGAATAATAAATTTCCAAATCATTTGAGTCTATTCTGATAAAGTTTGGATTGTCTGCAAAATTTTTACAAAGATCTCCAATTATTACATTCGGTTCTTTGTTTAAGTTTAACTGTGTTGATTTTCTGTTAAGAATAAAATCATTTGTAGGTGTGTAATTCAATTCTTTGCTTATTGAATCAAAATCAAATCCATGATTTAGAAGAACTTGAAAAACAGCATCTTTGTTGCCACCGCTGTTTTTCCAAAAAACCCAAGTCCACCATTTCCAATCATCGTTTAAAATTTTCTTTAGCATAAAATAATTATAGTTAAAAATTTAATAAATCTACTATTTTATTTTTGAAAACAAGCAACAAATGGTGAATAAATGGCTGGATCATGGGAAATAATAAAACAAAACAGAGTTCTTACTTGTATATTAACCAGAGAAATGGTTACGACCAAATGGGCATCAAATTTTAGAAATTTGCAAATACCCGGAACATTTGCTTTTTTTAGTGGAATGCCATTCGATCATGCAAGAAACACAGCATGCAACAGACTCTTAGATCTTGATTGGGAATGGTTATTCTTTTTAGATGACGACATGATTTTGCCACATGACGCAATTTTCAAATTGATGAATCATAAATTACCTATAGTGAGTGGTCTTTACTACAGGAGAAACTTGCCTTTATATCCTGTAATGCTCAAAGAGCAAGAAGATGGTGTGCCAAAATGGATAACAGAATATAGACAGAATGAATTAGTGGAAGTGGATATGGTTGGTTCGGGTTGCATGTTGATTCACAGAGATTTGTTGCTTGCAACCCCGCCAATAAGCGAAAAGTGCAGATGGTTTGAATGGAGATGTGACAGACCAGACTTAGACCCAAAAGAAAGAGTCAGCGAAGATTTTGCATTTTGCAAGCATATCAAGAAAACTTTAGGTGTTAAAATTTATGTAGACACATCTGTGAAGTGTCTACATGTGGGTCTATCTGAAAGTGGCGAAAATATTTATCAACCGGCGGTGATCTAATGAAAATCTGTGTAATATCTACAACTGTAATTAAATGTCCACCAGATGGTTATGCCGGTTTAGAGATGATTAGCTGGCAATGTGCTAATGGACTTCACAAAAAAGGACATGAAGTAACCTTAATTGCTCCCAAAGAATCAACAACTGAAACAGAGTTGCACGGAACTACTTTGGGAGAAAAAGAAAGATATGCTTATCTTGGTTATGTTGAAAAACTAAAAGAATTTGATGTTATCATCGATCATAGTTGGGAAAAGTGGTCATATGTAGCAAAGATGCAAGGAGTAATTAAATGCCCAGTACTAGGTGTTTTACATGCTCCAATTCACACTATGTACAATGAAGTTCCTCCTGTTGAAAAGCCCTGTTTTGTTACAATAAGTAATGATCAAGGAGATGCTTGCAAAGAACATTTGAAATTAGAAACAAGAACAGTTTATAACGGGGTTGATGTTGATTTTTATAAAAATTTAAAAAAGAAAAGAAATGATAGGTATTTGTTTCTTGCAAGAATTAGCACAATAAAAGGCCCACACATAGCTTGTAATGTTGCAATTACAACCGGAGTTAATTTGGATTTAGTTGGTGATGATACTCTTACTGGAGAACCACAATTAGTTACAGAAGTAAAAAATGCTTGTAATGTGAATCCAAATTTGAGGTATGTTGGCCCACAAAGTAGAGCAGAATGTGTAGAATGGTTTAATCGCAATAAAGCTTTATTACATCCTAATCAACAATTTAGAGAGCCTTTTGGTCTAGCTCCAGTTGAGTCACAACTATGTGGAATGCCAGTTATAGCATGGGATAATGGAGCTATGCGAGAAACCATTAAACATGGTGAAACTGGATTCTTGGTTACTTCTAAAGAAGAAATAGATGAATTGGTCAAATCAAACGCTGTTGCCAGTATCAAGCCAGAAAATTGCAGAGAATGGGCTTCCCAATTTTCATATGAGAATATGGTAGAAAATTATGAAAAAGTTTGTTTGGAAGCAGTTGAAACAGGTGGGTGGTAATGTTAGGTTATTTTACATGTGATGCGATAGGGTCACAGACTGGTGGTGGCATAGTCACAAAAAATGAATTAGATGCTCTTACTACTTTAGGAGAAGTAAAAGTATTTAATCCAAATCCAACTGCATCACCATTTGAGGCAGAAAATCAAATAATAAATGAAGATTTTTCAAATATAAAACTGGCATATTTTTATTCTGGCACATTTTCAAAAACGATAAGAAAGCTAAAGAAACAAGGGTCAAAAATAATTTATACAGCAGCTGCTCATGATGTAGATTTAAGTAAAAAAGAGTTTGAGAGTCTTGGTTTGAATTTTAATGCTCCTCATCTTACTGATGCTAGTTTATTCAAGGAATATGTTGATGGTTATTTATTGGCAGACTTAGTAATTTGTCCTTCACAACACTCAAAAAAAATAATGGAAAAATTTGGCTGCAAAAATGTAGTTGTTGTGCCACACGGAACACATATCATGAAAGCAAAAGCCAAGCCTTCTAGATTCACAGTTGGATATCTAGGTCAAATTGGGCCAGATAAAGGCTTAATATATTTATTAAAAGCGTGGGCCAATCTTAATTACAAAGATGCAGTTCTAACATTAGCTGGTTCCCAAACAACAAGTTTAATCCATATTATAAGACAATTAGGCAAAGGCAACTTTAATATCTTAGGTTTCGTTAAAAATATTGAAGACTTTTATAATCAAATAAACATTTATGTTCAACCAAGTGTTACAGAAGGTTTTGGCATAGAAGTCTTGGAATCTCTGGCATGCGGAAGACCAGTTATTGTTTCTGATGGAGCAGGTGCAGCTGATTGTGTTGGTGATTGCGGATTTGTTGTTGAAAAAAAATCAATAAAAAAACTTATGGAAGTTATAGATTATAATAAAAATAATAATTTTACAACAATAGAAGAGTGTCAAAAACAAGCGGAAAAATACACATGGGATAAAATTAAAGAATCTTATAGAAAGGAAATATCATTAATATTAAATTCATAATTGTAATTTAATACTATGATAAAATTATGAGTTATACATTCCCTTTCAAAGAAAATGTAATAGAATTAGGTGGCGGTAACAGACCCTTTTTTAGGCCTAATTTAGATATAAGAAAAGAAGAAAATGTTGATATAGTTGCAGATTTTAATGAACCATTGCCCATAAATGATAACCAATATAATGGTGTTTTTAGTCATTATTGCATAGAACATATTTCATGGAGAAAAGTAAAAGGTTTTCTAAATGAAGTCTACAGAATACTTAAACCAAGTTCTAAAGCTGTTTTTGTAACAGCTAATACAGAAATACAAATGAAATGGGTATTAGACCATGATGAATGGAATGATAATTGTTCTTGCATAATATTTGGAGATCAAGATTACTCTGATAACACACACAAAAACAGCTTGAATCCAAAATATGCCATAAAGCTTTTATCTGAAACAGGATTTGAAAACATCATAATTTTACCACATGGTGAATTGGGGACAGACATGATTATAGAAGCCACGAAACCGGAACAAAATATTGAAGACTTAAATTCAACAGAGAGAAAATCTTTGTTTGATAAAAATTATTTCAATGGTGGTCATAAAGTTGGAGGTTATGCACGAGAAGGTTATTGGGATTATCCTGTTCATTGGGTAACTTTTGATAAAATTATGGAACTTAATCCTAAATCTGTTTTAGAAATTGGTTGTGCTAGAGGTTATTTGGTAAAAAGATTTGAAAGCAATGGAATTAAAGCAAAAGGCTTGGAAATTTCTAAACATTGCTATTTGACAAGAGTCACTAATTCAGTTGTTGAATTTGATGTATGTGAAACTCCTTGGCCTTTCAAAGATAAAGAATTTGATGTTTGTTTTTCTGTAGCTGTAATGGAACACATACCAGAGAAGTTATTGCCAAAAATTATGGACGAAATAGATCGTGTTAGCAATAGAGGAATACATGGAATTGATTATGGAGAAAATGATGATGGGTTTGATAAAACACATTGCTCTCTTCATGATGAAAATTGGTGGCTTGAAAGAATGCCAAAAACACAAGTTCCAGTAGATAAGGAAACACTTGAGAAAGGAAGTTTGTCCCTAAGCATACCATCAGGAGATGGAAAATTAAAACTGAATTTTGGTAGTTTTATAAACATGTTTCATAATGGATGGATAAATCTTGATATTCATGATTTAAATCAATTTGCACAAGTTAATCAATATAAATTTTTACAATTTGATGCTAGGAAAAAAATTAATATAGAAAATGAGAAAATAGATTTGATGTACAGCAGTCATATGCTTGAACATCTTACAAGAGATGAAGGTATTTTGTTTTTGCAAGAATGTTACAGGCTTCTAAAAAAGGGTGGAGCTTTTAGAATCCTTGTCCCAGACCTAGAAAAAATAATAAATCTATATCAAAACAATAAACTTCAAATCTTTGATGAAATTAATAATGAATGCGAGTCTTTTTCTTTTCAGAGTGGCAAGTTGTGGACATTACTATTTAATGGACATAGTATTGCATACGATTTTAATGGATTAAAAAGTATAGGAGAACAAGTGGGTTTTAGAGTTGAAAAAAGAGAATTCAATCAAGGACACCCACAAATAATTGCTGAAACTATGGATAATCTTCCAGAGCTAAGTCTTATTGTTGAAATGTTCAAAGATTAGTAAGATTTTTGATATACTAAACAAACACAAGATAAAACAGATCCATCCACATCTGCTACTAAAACATCTGTTTCATCTTTAAAATATAAATTTTCAAATCCAAAATAATCAAGTATTAAATTTGATTCTTTTTCATCTATATGAAAATCTCTTCTAATGCCACTAATAAAAAAATCATAAGTAAATATAAATAAACCTCCTGGTTTTAATTGTTCAATCATATTCTTTATGCAATTAATTCTATTTTCTCTACTTTCATCATGTTCTAAAACACTTATACAAAAAATTCTGTCAAATAATTCATTATATTTAAATTCTGAAATATTAGACTTGTATAGTTCAATATTGTCTATTCCAAGCATATTGCAATGCTCTTTAGTTTGAGTTAGCGATTTTTCATCTAAATCTATTCCGACAACTTTTCTACAATTTTTAGCTATCGGGTATTTTATAACACTATAGCCACAACCAGCGTCTAAAACCAAATGATTTTTTTCTAGTTTTGCAACATCGTAAGACCAAGAATATTCATAAGTTCTAGACCAATGCATGGATGAAATCATACCAATATTTAATGTTTTGCCATCTACAGTATAAATATCGGATAACTTTGGCAAAAGCATGTCGTAACTCAAAAACATTCTTATTAGTGATTCATTTGCATAAAAACTTTTAATAAAATGTGGTTTTATTTCTAGTGGTTTCATAAAAATCCTTGTTTAGTAAATTTATTATAGTTAGTGTAAAATAGTTTAAGGTTCCTTTTTAGCAAGCATATATAGTAATATGATAAATCCACTCGAAAATGTTAAGGAAATAATCCTTGCTCAACCAGAAGAATTAGCTCAAATATTCGCTGAATATTATGAGAAGAGATACAGTCTTCTAAATGAAAAGGTTGAGAGCAGTCGTTATGCTGTTGAAGTTAATTACAGAACAACAGTAGATGAAATGAATCATGGTTTTGCCAAGATTGCTTTGGGTTATGTAAGTGCAGCACTCAAGAAAATGAATTATCATGTCAAACTTGTTTTCTCAGAAAAGCCACTTAGAGTAATAGTATCATCAAGAAATTGGGATGATGGAGAATGGGTTGGAATGATTTCCTACAACAATGAACTTGATTGCTTTGTCTTGTCTAAAGGACATTACAACAAGATGAAAAAGTCTGTTATCGTTACAGAAAAAGAAAAAGTAGAAGGCAAGATATCAGCAGAAGAAATGTCCAACAAGCTTTATAAAAAAATGCAAGAACTAAAAAGTCTGCCAGACAAAAAGAAAGATACAATACATGTAAGTCACAAGCGTGGGCCAAAATCATGAAGCTTGGTGCTGGTTTTATATTCATAAATGATGATAAAATACTTTTGCTTAAAAAAGATGATCAATGGGAAATTCCCGGCGGTACAAAAGACGAAGGCGAAAAATATTTGCAGACTGCCAAAAGAGAAACAAAAGAAGAAATAGGTCATCTGCCCAAATTTGAAAAAATAGGATTTTATTTTAGGAAGGATCACGATAAAGAATATAAAATTTTTTTTGCCAAGGTCAAAGATAAGTTTAAATGCAAATTAAGCAAAGAACATGATGGATATAAATGGTTTAATATAAATAAGTTGCCCCGCAAAATTCATAGAAAAGTTGCGGGGGCTATTGAATATCTGAAAGAAAATATACTAAAAGAAAAAACTGATTGGTTCTTTAACCGTTGATAATATCAATCCCAGACATGGGATTTTCATTTAAAAGAATATCGTTTTCAAAAACATTTGATTCCTTCTTCACATTGTTTTGAGTTTGATGAGCTTTAGTGTTATCAACAACGACATGTTCTGTTTTGCCATGCTGTGTAACCTTGTCTGGTTGATCTAAAATAAGCTTTTCCATGTTGCTTGTCCCTTCATTTATTTGTGTTTCAGGTGGTGTCTCTTGGGGTGATTCAATCTTTCTTGAACTAACAAGGCGAACTTCACCAGCCTTCATCAAATTCAAAAAATATGCATCTCCTTCAAATTTATGACCGGGAGGAATGATTTTCTTTCCACAATTCGATTTTTGCGGAAGCACTAAATCATGCCTCTTATGGTTTTCAAAGATATATAATGTGTCGCCATTCATAATTCTATTATGGGCCGAAAGCTTTCCTAGTCTTTCTTGTAGTTGTTCCGCACGACTCTGTTTCATGAGTTGTCCTTCTTTGAATTGTTATATGCCAATAATAAGATAGTATATTAAATTTTATTTAACTGTTTTTTTCAAAATTTAAAATATAACTTGAATCTATTTGATTTGTATGATTAAAATTTTAAATATATTTCCATTGGTGTAAAATGAAAAATCCTCCTAATTGGTATGATATCTATCCCCAAGGAACAAAAGATGGTGATGAAGAACAAAAAGTTTTCAAAGCATTAGCGAGAAATAGCCAATGGAATTGGAGAAGCGTTAGTGCAATCGCAAAAGAAACAGGGTTAAGCAAAGAAAGAGTCGAAGAAATAATATTCAAATATTTTAAAAAAGGAATGATTTTTCAAAATCCAAAGAATGAAGACCAATGGGGATATTGGGTCAATGTGCCAGAAATGCTTAACAAAGATAAAAAAAGCATTAAGCAAGAAGATTATGAAAATAGATTGAAAGATTCTTCTGATGACGATTAAAAAAGGCTAGCCTGCATATGCAGACTAGCCTTGATGGTTGTGACCGTTTTTATTTAAGATTAATCAAGTTTGTCGTGGTGCTTGTATTTCATTTGACCATGATCAACCTTGCTCTCGTCATCGGCGTTATCACCCATCTTCTGAAGGGCATCGGCTGCTATAGGCATAAAATAGCTGCCGGGATAATGGCTACGAATATAACCATCTGGATAAGCCCAATGTGCGATACCTGCTCTGGCTGTTTTTTCATTTAGAGCGGGAAGTTCAAGGTTCTTGTTTTCAGCCCATTGTTTAAATGATTTCATTTAAATCCTCACAATTGGAATATGCATACAAAAATGCTACAATTATATATAGTTCATCTTTAAATTATTTTTGATAATGTATAACGAAATACTGCTTGAAAAAACAGAAACAAAATTAGACGATTTAAGATTCATAAATCGTTGCAAATTCTGCCATGTTTTGTCTAAAGATATGTACTTGTCAGACTGTTGTATTTTTTGCAAAAAATATTTTAATTACATCAGACCCGAAGATGCTTTTTTATTCACATTTAAGAATTTTTATTGTGAAATAGCCATGAGAAAAGATTCTCATTTGTCTAAACATCAATTTTGCAAAATAGAAGAAAACTCATTTCAACAATCAAATCTCAACCCATCATTTAGTTATGATTTTTTTAATATGAATTGGTATGTGGATGTAGAATTTGAAAATAAAAAAATAGAAGATACTTGTGACACTTTAAATAAGATAGTCGAAAGAACCTTGGAAAATTTAACATTTAATTCACTTGTAATAGAACATTCCAAGCTTTATTTGACTCAAAAAGTTCAAAATTTCTATCAAGAAAGAAACTTTAAGCCACCCACAATAGTTTTGAGTTCTCCAATGAACATTCAAAAAATAAACTTTTTATCGCTGAATAGAAAGAACATCGAAAAAATTTTTACAGATAGCTTGAATTTCTTTCGTGTAAATGAATAGAATTTTAAATGTAGGCGATTCGTATTTCGCCTTTTTTTTGTAAATGTGTGCAAAGTCACGCTGTGTATTGGAGTTTAAACATGAGCAATTCTACCGCTAGAACGACGATTACTGAAAGAGCTATCCGTTTTACTATCAACGAAAGAACCGTTGATGGAAACACGGTTTACCAAGCAAATGCAACCATTCCCGGTTTCAGGACTACTGCTGTTCTTCATGCAGAAGGTGGCATTTATTTCCCCACCCGCTCTGCTGCACTCAAGGCTTGCAAGCGCAGGGCATTGGCTCTGGGTTACACAGCTGAAGTTGCTCCAGTACCAACTGCAAAGACTACCCGTGCAACCAAGAGCGTTGCTGCGAATTGATCTATTGAAATTAATTGAAAGGGTGTCAGAAATTATTCTGGCACCCTTTTTCTATTTTATCAGCGATTTGCGAAACTATATTTTCAAGCTTTGTATTCTTGTGACATCTAAAAATTTCAATGCTTGGATACCACTCTGTCTTTTTTTTTCTAAATCCCCATCTCCAATCTGGCTTATCACTTAAAATCAACATGGTTGGAATTCCACATGTTGCAGCAATGTGTGCTGGAAATGTGTCAACACTAACCATATAATCCATGTCTAACATCAGTCTCGCAGTTGAATAAACATCAACAAGCTTTTCTGAAAGATCAGTCAATCTGTATTCATCAAAACCGTCAGAAAAATCATATATTTTATCGTTGTTTATGTATTTTCTTGGCCTTCTGTCTTTTTGAAAACTGTAAATTTCAAACTTGTCATTTTTAAGCAGTTCGTCATAAGATCTTAAAAAAGTGCTTCTTTGGTAGTCCATAGGATGCAAAGGTGATCCAGCCCAACATAGACCTATTTTTATTTTATCATTTGATTTTTTTTCATAAGCAAATGGATTAAGAGGGATTGATGCTTTTTTGACATCAAGCAAATAAGGCAAACTCATCAATCCTATTATATGTGTCGCATCTTCACTAATTGTTTCTTGGTGATTAATTCCTATTTTGTCACAATAACTTCCAAAAAGTCTTCCGCTTTCAAAATAAGAATTTGGAGCTATTTTCAAAAATTCTGGTATAAATCTTAAAAACATCATATTATCGCCAGCACCTTGTTCCTGTACTATGCATATTTTTTCTTCGTAAAAATTTTTCTTTTCTTTCAATAATGGTTTTTTATATCTTTCTAGTGTTTTCTTGATAGGTTGTACGGATGAATATCTTGCTTCAAAATGATTCCACGCTTGTGAATATTTTCCTTGTGCAGCCATACAATAAAAATATTCCACATTTAAATAACTGTTTTTATCTATTTCTCCCATAATGCTCTGTAAGTAAACAGATGCCATTTTATACTTGCATAAAGCCATGTACATGCTTGTTTTGTTCAGTTTAAAAACCTCGTGTTTTGGACTTAATTCTATTGCCTTATCAATAAGTTCATGTGCCTTTTTTGTTTTCTTTTTTTCATATAAAAAAGATGCATAATTAGCTAATATTGATGGTTTATTTGAATTTATACTCATAGCCTTCTTGTAAAAAACAAGAGCTTTTCTGCAATTTCCTTGTAGCTTTTCTATTAAACCAAGATTGTTGTAATCTTCTGCTGAATTAGACTCTTTAACAGTTTCCAAGCATATAACTTTGGCTTCATCATACTTTTTCAAATTCATTTTACATACAGTCAAAAGCTGTCTGATTTCCAATGAATAATCAATTTTCAGAGCCTGTTCCAATAGAATCTCTGCATCTATGTAATTCCCTATTGAAAAGTATTGATATGTCTTCTTTATTGTTTGCGAAATTAAATCTTTTATCAAATTGCTGTCTATATTCATAAATATATTATAACCTTTATAAGGAGGTTTTTATGGGATGCGGATGCAGAAATAGAACACCGGATTTAAGTAGGAATCCTCCTCAAATTCCATTTGCTCAACGACCTGTTGTACCAGTACAAACACCTGCTTCAACAGCTAGAGTCGAATCTACTATTACATCCAATAATAATAGAATACAAGCATTAAATCTTTCACCACAAGCTATAGAGAACAAGGTGATGAATCCTGAAAGACTTAGAATTGAACGATTAAGACGAGAAGCAGTTAAAAATGCACTTGGTAAAGTATAAAAATCATCTGTTTGTGCATAAATAGTAGATACTTTAGATATATCCATATTTGGGCAAAATATCAAGGAGATAAAAATGTTGAATTACGAGAAGTGGAAAAAGCTAAATGAGACACTTGGTCCTACAACTTTGGGAATTTCATCTCCCAAATCACTTGGTATTACAGGTGCCCAATTTTCTCAGCCAGAAGTGTTAGCAGAAGACGAAGACATGGAAGACGAATCAGACGAAGACGAAGACGAAGACATGGAATATGAATCAGAAGATGATGATCATCATCACCACAAACACCATCACCATCACCATCACCATGTAGATGATGAAATGATGGACGACGAAGAAGATATGGACGATGAAATGATGGATGATGAAGAGGATATGGATGATGAAATGATGGACGATGAAGAGGATATGGACGATGAAATGATGGATGACGAAGAGGATATGGATGATGAAATGATGGATGACGAAGAAGATATGGATGATGAAGAAGATGACGAAGAAGATGATGATATGGATGATGAAAAAGATGATATGGATGATGAAGAAATCGAAGATGCCGAATATGGCATGAGCGATGGCGAAGACGATGATGAGATGGGCGATGATGAAGTAATGGATATGGAATTTGATATGGATGTTGAAGAATCAAAGAAAACAAAAGGGGCTATGTTATCTGAGAAGGCATGGTGGGAAAGCGTTAATTCCATGATTGGCCACATGGCTCCCAACGGCAAAATTATAAGCGAAGACAAAAAAGTCATGCCTGAAATGAAAGATGAAAAAAAGCCTATGGTATCAGGAAAGGCAGGACAAGCTGTTAGTCGTTTTGAAAATGTTCTCAAGGAAAATGATGTTAAAAACATCAGCAAAACCAAAGTAAAAGCTTTGCTAAACGAATTAATTGATCATATCTTAAAATACAACACAACTATGACCAAGCAAAATCTAAAAGATTTGTTCAAGCAAGTTGTTAGTGATTACACACAAGGCAAGAAATAAGTTTAAAATAACTTCAAATCTTAAGGGCAGAAAAGCATTTGCTTTTCTGCCCTTTTTCTTTTAAATTGAGGCAATGAAATTTAAAACAAACATGTATTTTTTTGAGTTCTATGCCAATCTTGGCTACAAAATAATTCCTTTGCTTCACAAAGGGAAGCAACCAATCTTTTCAAACTGGTACAATTATGACTTAGAACAAGTCAGCACATTTATAAGACATAACAACCAACCTTTGAATTTTGGCCTATTACTTGGAGATATTATTGACATTGAGGGTGATTGTGTAGAATCCAACAACTTCCTAAACGAAAATTTAAAAGACATATATCATCCTGTCTTTCAATCATCTAAGTCACAACATCATCTCTTTTTAAATCCGGGTCTAGATTTCACAAGAATTGTAAGAGATGGGATAGAATATCGTGCAAAAAAACACCAGTCAGTTTTGCCACCCAGCAAACATAGTGATGGAACTGAATATTATTGGCTTACTGAAATATTCCATGTAAGAGACATACCTGTTCTTCCAAAAGAATTCCAAACAAAAATTTTAAGTTTTTTGTCAAAAATCAAGAAAAACAAACCATTAATTAAAAAGGGACACACAGTTACAAGATGTTGTTGCTGCAATAAAGAAATATTTTTACACAAAAAAAGATTAGACCTAGAACTGGCTGTTATGGCAAAAATCAATCTGCCTTGGTCATGCAATAAATGCCGAACTTTTGATATTAGACAAGAAGTCAGAAAAATTAGGCAATCCTAAGCCATTTTTTTTCAATCTTGTAATCAGATATCTTCATTTCATTTTCTATCATTTTTATTAGTTGATTTGGCATAAAATTACATATGAAATTGAATATCTTCATAGCCTTATTTGCATCACATTCATCTATTGCGTTTCTGACTTCATTTGCATCATATCCATAACATTCATAAGCATTTTGTGGATTGTTTGTCTTAAGTTTTTCTTGCTCAAAATGCCAGAACTTTTTGTGAAGACCATCATTAACACTTTGGAAAACAAAATGAGTCAACCTGTAAACTAAAGAAACAGTTGCTGGATTTCTAAGCCAAAAAGGCGACAAAACCCTGTATTCTATGCCATAAGGTTTGTCTCTATGACAACCAGCTTTCCCAAACATAGTTCGACGCTTCATGGTATCAGTACCATTATCCATCAGAACACTTGGTATGCCCAAGAACAAGTCAAGCATGTATACAAAAATAGGTTTCATGAAAGGATGAAGGACTAGATCATTTCCAACACCACCAATATGAATATGACCGCCAGAAGTTCTAAAATTTGTCTTAGTGAAGAAATTTTTTGGCAATTCATTTTGCGCTAATGTATAAGCGCACAAATCTGGATTGCATCCTACCACCCTTGCGTTTTCTTGTGTTAATTCATCTTCATCAAGTTCAGCAAAAGCTTGTGTGGAAATTTTGTAGGGATTAATAAAATCTGAAATAGAATTAATACCAAATCCGATTTTATTAACAAAATCAATTTCGCTGAAAACTGGATCAAAACTAAATTCAACTAAAACATTGTCATGATAAATTTTTAAATCTGCTTTTGACAAAGGTTTTGAATTAGTATTCTTTACAACCTTAGCGGCATTTATTATCTTTTTATAAGAGTCAACTATGAAAAACTCTGGGTCTGCACCTATTTTCATAAAAACTCCTAGTTAAAATAAAGCGTATTAAATATTTTATATCTAATTTATTTTAAAAACAAATTTTTGAAATTATTGGTAATTAATAAATATAATATAACTATGCCACAAATAACAGCTAATGATTTATCTCTGGTTTATTCCGGTGGTACAACAAATACAGATCCAAACGCAAGTCTTGGTGGGCAACCTTCAGGAACAGAAGTCCCAGAAGGATTATCTAATGTTTTTGATAACACAACTCCCGAAAGAGCTTTGACTGGATATACAGATTACAGATGCTTGTACCTGTTCAATGATTCAGAAAACATATATAATGTTGAAATTTATCTGGAGAAACAACTAGACAACCCAGCAGAATTGTCTCTTGGTGTATTCAGACAGGCAGCTGTTCAAACAATAAACATCACTCAAACTGTAGTTGGCGGTAACTTTATTTTGACAATTGGTGGTTTAAATACACCTGTAATACTTTTTGATATAAATCCAGTAACATTTGGCAATAACATTAAAGAAGCATTGAATAGTTTGGTTGGATATCAAGGAATAGAAGTTTCATACAGTTATAGCCCATCTTTATTATCATATAAAGTAATATTTGGTAATGTAAACACAATCAGTCAGGTTAGCAACAGAGCCCAAGAACTATTGGGTGTAGCACAAAATAACCTTGTTTTGCAAGCCGGTGGAACTCCAACTATAAACATAGTTTCTGATGTGGATGGAGGTCCAATAAATACTACAGCCCCTAAAATTACAGCTGCCAATCAAATTCCTAGTGGTGTTAGTTTTTTTGTGACATCACAAGATGATACCTTAAAGATAGGATACTTGAGGGAAGACTTTGGATTTCCATTTTGGATTAGAAGAGTTATTCCAGCAAAATCTGATCCTTCTTCTCTTTCTGGTGCAACTTTGAAAATAAAAGGACTTGTGTAATTTGAAAAAAATATTTGGATTATTATTTCCATTAACCTTCATGGGACTAATTCTTTTTTTCTGGATCAATAAAAGCAAACCTATCATTGAAGAAGAAATAAACAAAGAAACAGTAATTACACAAAATAGATTCGATCAATTCAACTATGAAAAACAAAAGTATTTTGTTGAAGATTTTTATAAAAATATTGATTACAAAAATAAAACAAAAGATTTTTTTGAAAAATTATCGAAAAACAAACAGTCAGTAATTAGATTAATATTTTTGTTGAACTTGAGGCAATCCTGTGATTCTATATTCAAATTAAATGTTGATTTGAACGCAGATGAAAAAAAAACATTAGAGGAATTGAAGAAAAAAACACAAACTAATATTGATGAAATAAAAAATAATATTTATAATAGGGAAAAAGAAATTCACCCATTAGATAAAAATTTTTTGGAGAAAATAAAATGAATGGATGTCCTTATGGTGATAATTGCCAAGAAAAGAAAACAATTCCAGTTTATCTAATGAATTCAGAGGATTCATCAATCAAATGGCTATGCAAAAAATGCCCTGTAGTCAAAAAACATATCATGATTAACAATGATCAAGAATTTTGCCCTTGCTGTAACTCATCAGTAGCTGATTTGACAAAAACTGAAAGAATGGGATGCGATTTCTGTTACCTATTCTTCGGTGAAAAAATTAAAAAGATAATTAAAAAAGTTCAAGCAGATTCCGAAAAACATACAGGAAAAAGACCTACAGTAGAATCTCCATTGTTACAAAAATTTCTTAATCATGTAATTGATAAGGAAATTGAAAAAGATACAGATGAAAAGAGTGATTTGAAAAAAATCAAATTTTTAATTAACGACTATTTTTGAGGCTATTAGTTGAACAAACTTGTTTAGATCTTTTAAAAGATATTTATTTTTGACCAATGTTATTCTATCACTTATGGAAAGTAAGTCTTTTTTTATAGTATCTACTGTTCTATATTCCACCCATTCTTGAAATTCATTTGGATTGATTATTCCCATGCCTTGCCAGAATCTAGAACCTTGTTTGTCTAAATTACTATCTAGATTTTTTATGGATAATGTATTTTGTTTTAGTATTGATCTAAAATCATCTATTCCTAATCTAATGTTGGGATCTTCTTGTCTTTTCTGGCTTAAAACTAAAGCTGCAACTCCCAAAGCAAAAGGACAAGACATACTTGTTCCACTTAAAAATCCATAACTTGATTTTGGAATACAACTGAATATTTTTACTCCCGGTGCAACAAAATCCAAATTAGGGCCAGTACAACTGAAATCCGCTCTCATGGAATTCTCATCCACAGCACCAATTGATATACATTCCGAATATGCAGCTGGATACAAAAGTTGTTTGCTTGAACCAGCATTTCCAGCAGCAACAAAGCAGGTAACTTTTTTTGAATTAGCATAAACAATCGCATCATATACTTTTTGAATTGGGTTTCTTGCACCCAAAGACATTGAAATCAAATCTGCACCATTATCAACAGCGTAATGTATCGCTTCGGCTATAGCATCGGGTGTACCTATTCCATACGAATTCAAAACTTTTAATGGCATAATTTTGGTTTTAGGAGAGACTCCAACAACACCAAAATCATCGTTGTTTGCTGCTAAAATACCAGCTATATGTGTGCCATGATTTGAAGAATCTTCAGGTGGCATATTTGGTTCAACAAAGTTCTTGCCTTCCACTAAATTGCTTACCAAGTCTGGATGAGTTAAATCACATCCAGTATCAATAATTGCAACTGTGACATTCTCACCTTGAGTTATTTTCCATACTTCTGGCAAATTAAAGGCTGTTATATGCCATCCCATAGTTTGCATGGCATTTTGACCAACTAAAAGATCTTCTTGTGTATAAGGAAGAAGATGGAATAAATCGTTATTTTCACTCATGTTATAAATATATATTATAATAAGAGGTAATTATGCCAGATCCAATAAACAATAGAATAAATGTAGCAACCCAGCTTGATTATGTTCCACCAGCAGGTCAGGAGCTTGGCTCAAGGCTTGATGAAACATTAATGGAATTACCACCAGTTTCTGGTGGTACAACCCCTGCACCTCCTTTTAATTTGGTACGCAGAACAAGAATTTTATTAGCTGGTGATCAAAACTATGATGAAATTGTGCGTGTTAAAAACACAACGCTTCTTAATGGTGCTGAATACGGGTTAATAACAAGAAATCTGCCTGTCTTGCCAGAAGGTTACTTCAATGTAAGTAGCACGGTGAGTGGTGTCGCTTATAACACGCAAACAGACATAGTAAGTCATGTTGTTTCACCAAATACACAATATTTTATTACTGGGTTTTCAGCTAGCAGTAATGCTTATAATAATAATTATTTCCAAGCTGATAGTGGATCTACTGTATATGAATTATACATAAATGATGGAACACAAAATTTGCCAATCATGTATTTGAACGGAAGTCCAAATAATCCAAATGTACACATAAATTTTAATAATCCTATATTGTCAGCTGTAGTAGGCGAAACTATAGGTGTAAGAGGAATACATCAAACCCAAAGCGGAACCACAGCAGTAAATATGCATGCTACAATATTTGGATTTGAAGGAGATGCTTAATTATTTGTGTTTTTGCAATATCCTAAATAAATAATGATATATGTTAATTACACAATATTATCTGACCAGAAGAAGAAGACGCAGTTTTAACTATACTGGTTCGGGAAATATATTACTTTGGGGTCAGGCTGGAGTAACTACCAATTTTTCCGGCGTACAAGATGTAAAATTTTATATAAATCAGTTTGTTGTTGTGGCAGCAACCAGAGAGACAGTTCAAATACAAACAGTTACCAACGATACTACAGGAGTTTACTATACAGTAAGAACATCAACTGATACTATACAAATCTATAGTGAACCAGAATTGTTAACCATAGGAGAAGCACAGATTCTATTTTTTGAACAGAATCAACAATCAATACAGCAAGACATGGCAATGATAGATCAAATAAACAATCTATTGTCAAATAAATTTGGGGTGAACTAATGTCAACCACAACCACAACAACTCCAGCACCTTGTCTTGCAAATTTCTGTTACACGGGAAGCGGAACAATTACTATTCGTGGTTGTGCTTGGTATTTGTTGATACCAAGATACTATCATAGGTGGAGAATAGGCGATGTTTGTTTTGTAAAACAGACTGCCAAAAAAGGCAAGCTTGAAAAAGTAGTTATAAAAAGAGTTCGTGTCGTAAATAATCTCAACACAATAAATCAAGTAACATTTTTGTATGAAGATACACTTAATGGTTTGTATAACGAATATGACCTTCTAACAGAAATAGAAGCATTAAATACCGCTAAAGAATATTACGAAAGACAAATTTATTGGAAAATCAGAGCCAATAAACCTTGCAACAGATGGGGTGATCCTTGGCCTCCCTAAACCACCAATAAATCTTCTACTTTTACCAAATCCATATGTTTCCACAAATTTTTGTTTAAAAACATGTAATTATCGACAGCCTCACCATAATTCATATATCTGCCATTTCTCCTACTTAATATTACCTTTGTAGGGATGCCAGCTAGTGCGCTGTAGCTTTTTAACCATGTGTCCATAGAAATTACTTCAGATGCGGAATTAATATATTTAAAAAATGTAGAGATGGTTATAGGAGTGATTTTGCCATTAGAATCGTATATTTTTTCAGTAGTCATCCAATAGCAAGATTTGTTGGGCAATTGAGGAAAAGACTGTTTTTCCTTCTCACCACCTGTAGCAAAGATGTTATAACCTTTTTCAAGATAACAGTTTACTATTCTGGTATATTCTTCTGCACTAATATACCTTTGAGTATGGCTTGATTTAAATGAGCCACAGGGGCAAATTACAAGATTCTTTTTGTTTTTCAATTCAGAGATACTTCCAAAATGATTAATCCAATCTGTTTCTAAAACCATATTCTGTTGGTAGAAGTTTTCTCTACCCTTCCAGTCATTAAAATTCAATCCTTCCGACAAATGTGCTGATTGTTTCAATCTACCTGTAGAATAGAATGTATCATAAACTACATTTGCCATTCTTGTACCCATGATATTGTCATGAATATGATAATCAATGTTAAAAAATTCAAGTATTTCTTCTGCAAATGTCTTTGAATGCCCGTTGCAAAAAAATACAACTATAGAATTTTTGTCTTTGTAACATTCTGCTAATAGGAGAATTAGATCTCCAACACCACCAAAGTTTAAATAAATATTTTGATCAGTATCAATTACTTTTTGAATAATTTCATTTATGGTTTTTTTATGCTTGTTTAACTCAAGAGCCTTCCTCATGTGTTCTACAGTTGGAAGATTTCTTGATTTAAAAACTATTTTATTTTTGTTATTGTTGCCAATAGCAGCATTCACTTTGTCAACTGTGGTTTTGGCAGATTCAAACAAACATTTTTTAATGTCTGATAATTCTTGTCTTGTATTGTCAATCCTTTGTGAAGACATTAATTACATTCCCTTTAATGTATTTGTAACCTGTCTTATATCACTACTAGTTAATTTGCCACCAGAAACTTTGCTCATCAATGTCTGGCTTATCTTATTTAAAAAGTCTGTTATTGTTTGATGATTTAGGGAGTTCTTTGAAGAAAGCTTCTTCTCAATGATTCCAGCTAAGTTTTCTATAAATTTTGGCATATCGTCAGCTGGTTGAACAGGAGTTACACCTTGTGCAGGTACTTGTGGTTGCTGCATATTCATAGCTGGGGCAACTTCATTACTCTCACGCCATAAATTGAATTTGCTTAGTGTCATTTTATCCTCACTTTGGTTCTTCAGTATTTAGTTCTTCATCGGTAAAATTATCTTGTTTTAAGTGTGATAAAATCCATCTGAAGTCATCTTTTAACTGTTGTAGAGCAGACTTAACACCTTCATCTTGATAGCCTGCATCCTCAATAGCTTGAACTAAAAATGCTCTCTTGTTATCAACACCACCTTCTCGGTCAACAGAATCTTTTAGTTTTACAAGAACTTTTCGCAATGACGATGGTAATTTTTTGATAGAAACCATACTGGATGTAGCAGTCAAGGGACCAGCTAAATCAACATCTTCATTTAACTTTTGTTTTTGCCATTGAGTAAAATTTATCATTGTTCCTCTTAAAAAAACTTTTCAAAATCGTCTGTGTTTACCAATTTTCTTTTTTTGTTTATTTCTATCTCTGTTTCATTTTCATAAAATTTTCTAGTATATTCTTTGATTCTTGAATGCCAAGACTTAACTTTTTCAGGTGAAACATTTAAAAGCTTTGCTGTTGACTCTGGATTTCTTGTTAACATCAAAAACTTTTTCCAAAAATCCTCATCTATTTTCAAACCATGAGCTATAGATTCAATACATTTTCCATCATCTTGCTGTCTGGCAAGCTTTTTATTATAATCCATATTCTCATTTAGACTTGAAAATGTAATCATAATTCTTCAGCAACCCGCATATATGTGAATTTTTTCTTTGGCTTCTTCTCACACATGCCAGCAAATAGACATTCAGCTGTTTTATCAACCATGTCTTTTTTGTTGACAACTGCAAGATATTTGCTGTTTACCCTGCTTTGAAGCAACTCATCATTTTGATAAGTACCAGCAACAGCACCATTGTCTTCCATAAGCCATTTTAAAAAACTAACCATACTCTATTTATAATTTAAAGACTATTTCTTATCCATATGTTTTTGTTTTTGGAACGACCAATTTTCATCTTGTCAAAATGATTTGATTTCAAAAAATCAAATGTAGTTTTGCAATCATGACAAAATACTACAATGCTGGCTTTTTTTACATCTTTAACCCATTGCAGACTCTGTTCATCGAATTGCTTTTTAAGCTTTGTGACAAAAATACTTTTTCTTGAATCAAATCCATTTATTATTTCTTTCATATCCTCATTAGAAATAAACACACCCTGAAGTCTTTTGCTTATCTTTTTAAACTTTTCTCTTAATAAATTCAACTTATTTTTGAAGACTGAGCTTTTTACATTTATTTCACCTAATTTACTAAGTATGTAATCTCCAAATATAGTTTCGCTAACACAACCGAGAAACTGTTTGTTTGATCTATATCTGCTATTAAAAAGCTCGTCTAATTTAAAAATTTCATCTCTAAGAAATCGAAGATAGGCTGTGCTTTGAGGACATCTAGTATGTATTATTTCTGTGGAATTAGGAGGTTTTATTCCTAGCACACTTACTTTGTCATCAATTATTTCAATGTATTCTTCCTGATTTGCAAAAACTTCTTGCAAAGCTTTCTTTCCCTTGTCATCAATATTAATTTTTCTCAGATCGTGACTTTCAAGCAATCTATCTATCATAACTCACCTTTTGATTTTGGATCATGTATAATCTCTTGGCAATATTTGCATTTAATAAGAAAAGGACCATAGCCATTTTTTTTGCCTTCCCAATACCACCCACGATCTGGAAATTTCTCATCTCTGCATTTTAAACACAGCGGTGTCATCTTTTCTTTTCCATTAATTTCAGATTTTTCTACTATAAAATAACAATTTTTCTTTGTCATACAATCTAATATAGTTAATACTCACACACAAGAATTAAAATGATAAAAAACACAATAAAAATAATTATCTTAATCACAACCTTGATTTCAACTTTCGCATTTTGTCAATCTGATGATGAATATCTTTCTAAATGCCATTATCCAACAGTCCTAGTTGTTTCTGATCAAAAATCATCTGGAACAGGTTTCATTGTGAAATCATTAAAATATAATGATAATTTATATCTTAATATAGTATTTTCATGTGAACACATATTAACTGCTGATAGTATTGAAATTAATTCAATTGAATATCAAGATAAGTGGTATACTAAAAATCAAACAAAAAATAAAGCAATAGAACTTGCAAAAGATAAAGATGATGACATATCAATATTAGCTTATCTTTCAAACAAAAAAATGAATGAAGTTTTGTTGGATTGGGATCATACCCCAGATTTACATGAAAATGTATTTTCAATTGGATTTGGGTTAAGTGAACCAGCTAGATATGCAGAAGGAAAAATAACTGGCATTTCCGAAAGTATTCAGAAACTTGAAAACTATAGGACATCAATATTTATTGTGCCCGGAGATTCCGGTGGCCCTTTGTTTCATAAAAATAAAGTAATCGGCATAGTTCAAGGTATCAAAAAATTTGATATCGAGGGAAAATCTTATGCTGCAAATTCAATTAGTTTATTTAAATCTATAAAATTATTCAAAAAATTGTTGAATCAAAATAAAGAAAAATTAGATTTTATTTTTGATGATAAGAAAACAAAGCCATCAATCATAATAGATTATTTGGAAATGTCTGACTTGCTTGGAAATTAAATCCAGCCAGTTTTTGTCGCTTCTGAAATCTCTTCCATACTGACATGTCTGCCAAGCACTTCAGAAACACTAGCAGCAAAATGTTTGGCTATGTCCATCTGAATAGCTTTCATATACTGCGGTCCCATTTTCTTGGCTTCCATGAATGAGGATAAGTCCACACCCCAGTCAAGTAGTTCTCCACCAATAAATATCTGTCTTTCAAGCATTCCATTTTTTCCCATAACCACCTTGGTTTCAAATCTCTTTTTTCCTAAATTTTCCTCTGACATAATTTTTCCTCACAATCTTTCATAGCCATAGCAACAACTTGATCCATATTTAAATAAGTATATCTACCCAACCTTCCTCCAAACAAAACATTTTCTTTTCGTGCATCATCCCAGTACTTCTGAAAACTTTCCTTATTTTTTTGATCCATCATGGGATAAAAAGGTATATTTTTATCTGTATGATTCACCGAATATTCAAATGAAACAACCGTATTTTCCTTGTTTGACTGCGAGAAGTATTTGTGTTCTGTAATCCTTGTGTATGGCACACTTTCATTGCAATAATTAATTATTGAATTTCCTTGATATGTTTTCTTGAACTTTTTAATATCAAACTTTAATGATCTGTATTCTAAAAATCCATGTTTGTAATCAAAAAATTCATCTATTTTACCACTATAAACTTTTTTATGATTTATAAAATCTTTTTTATTTTCAAAATAATCGCAATCTAATTGAACTTTTATGTTTGGATGATCCAACATGTTTTCAAACATTTTCGTATAGCCATCTACAGGCACTCCTTGATATTTGTCTGTGAAATAAAAATCGTTGTAATCTAGTCGTATTGGTATTCTTTTTGCCAATGAAACATCCAGATCAGCTGGATCTTTACCCCATTGTTTCTTGGTATAACCTTTGTAAAATAAATGATAAATTTCCTCGCCTAAATTACTGATAATATATTCTTCAAAATTGTTTTGAATGTTTAATTTTTTTTTCTTCTTAAAGAAGGCTTTTGCTTCCTTGGGATTTTGTATCTTATACAGCTGATTCAAAGTGAACAAGTTTATGGGAAATGAATATATTTTATTATTGTAATTTACTTTTACTTGCAATTTAAAGTCATTAAATTTTGTGAAACGATTTAAAAACTGCCAAACTTTTTCTGAATTTGTATGAAAGCAATGCGGTCCATACTTATGGACATCTATTCCATCTATTTTTTCCGTATAACAATTACCACCAATGTGGTTTCTTTTATCTATTAATAATACTTTTTCGCCAAAATCAGCAAGAATTCTAGCTACCGTACTTCCATATAAGCCTGAACCTATTATCAAATACTGCATATATTAAAAAAGCGCACTTGCAAATTACTACAAGTGCGCTTCCTTTATTTTAGTAACGATATTAGAGGGTTACGCCGTTTCTTACAACCATGTAAGAAACAGTATCGGTAGCAGTACCAGTAATGGTAAGAACTACTCCGGTGTTAGGAGAAACTGCTGCTGCCAAAGAGCAAAAGACAGCGTCAGCGTCACTATTATTTGTGACATGGCAAGAATAATTGGTAACGCCTTCAACTAGTTCGCCAAGTGCAACTACGGCTGAACCAGCAACCAAAGCTACTGAGCCAGCTGCAACAATGTGTGCGCCAATTAGATGACCAGCACCCAATGTCTGGCGAGCTGCGCCACGATTTAGACCTTCTGCGGAACCTGGACCTTTTCCTGTTACTGATGTAGCTCCCATGTAAATCTCCTTTGTTAAATTAAAAGAACTATTATTAGATATAGTCACAAATTAATTACTTTAATACATTTGGAATATTTTATACCAAAAATAATTTTGTTAGTATTATTCTATTATTTTGAATACTCTTAAAAGGTGAAAACATGTTTAAAAGTTTTTTTATTGGATTGATTATTTGTGTAACAAATCAACAAGTAGACCTTGTTTTGCCACAAACAGTTCAGGCTCAAGTGTCAGCATTTGTTCCTGTAACAGCAACAACCAAAGGTGAGACAGTAGTTTTTGTCTCACTAGATCCCGGCTTAAATGTTTTTCCAAGCAATTTACTTGTTGACAAAAAAACTACTGTTGTTGTAGCAAGCAAAGAAGGCAGATACAGACTCCTTGCTTATACTTGTTTGAATAATGTCCCATCACAACCAGCTTTTACAACTATTATAGTAGGGAATCCTGCCCCTAATCCAAACCCTCCAGTTCCAGTACCACCAAATCCAGACCCAAATCCACCTGTCGTAGATCCATTGTTTGATGCTGTAAAAGGTATTTATGGTGGTCTACAAGAGTCAGACAAAGCTGAAAGTGTTAGAAGATTAAAACAGGCTTATGAATTAGGTGTAATTGAGTCAGACAATACTAGTTACAAAACACTTGGCGATCTTTATCAAGCAGTCAGGTCTGCTTCTGTGCAATCATTGAAAGGTGATAAAATTCTTCCCGTGCGTGAAGTTTTGGCTGATGAACTAGACAAAGTATTAGGTACTGATCCAAACGCACAACTAACGCCAGAATTAAGAAAAAAATGCAAAGATACATTTGCAAGAGTAACTAAAGTATTGGGAGGTTTAAATGGATAATTACGAAGAAAACGAAAGCTTGCCACCTGATGTTGCTTTTGGATGGGTTAATGATCCAGAGGCAGTTGAGGCAGTAGTATCAACACTACCTTATAGAAGTTTTGGTGAAACACCTGCATTTAACTTAGCTGAAGGTGATGTCCCAGATCATTTTTATTTGTGGGATTATGCTAAGAAAGCGACAGGCAATCTTTTGCCACCACAAAATCAAGGACAAATTGGCAGTTGTGTTTCTTTTGGCACAAGTAGAGCAATAGAGTATACTCTATGTGTTCAAATAGTTGAAGGTGCAGTAGAAGAGTTTAAAAAAACTGTCGAAGAATCGGTTTACGGAGGCAGCAGAGTTGAAATTGGTGGCAGGCGTTTAGGTAGATCCGATGGTTCAATCGGTGCTTGGGCTGCCGACTGGGTTAAAAAATATGGAATAATTAATAGAGGTATACATGGAAAATATGACTTGTCAGTATATTCAGAGTCAAGGTGTCGTGATTGGGGTTGGAACGGTGTTCCAAATGATTTAGAACCAGAAATTAAATTACATCCAGTCCAAGATATAGTTCCAGTAATAAACTGGGAACAAGCTAAAAAAGCACTCTCACAAGGCTATGGAATAGCAATCTCCAGCGACCAAGGATTTTCTATGCGAAGAGGAGAAAATGGCATAGCAAGAGCTAGCGGCTCTTGGGCGCATTGCATGTGTCTAGCTGGTTTTACAACAATAGATGGAAAAGAATATGGTAGAATAGACAACTCTTGGGGTGCAAATGCACATTCCGGCCCAGTAGGACCGGGAGAACCGGGACCAGAAGGATTTTATGCAGACGCATCAGTCATTAACAGAATGCTTTCACAAAAAGACAGCTTCGCATTTTCTACAGTAGTAGGATTTCCAATGAGGAAGTTGCGCTGGATAATTTAATGCAAATAGATGATTGGCAAAACAATAATCAGGAACCCAAACAGCTTGTTTTAACCAACAGAGAAAAACAGGTTGTCTTGGGTTCTATACTTGGAAACTCAAGTATCATAAAACCAGCAAAATCACTTAACCCACATTTTCAAATGCGTGAATCCATTTCTAAAGGTGGAAATTGGATTAGATGCAAAGCAGAAGAACTAAAAAGATTAAGCAGAAAAAAATCATTTATAAAAGATTCAAATAGCTACAGATGGAATTCTATTTCGGCAGAATGCTTCATAGAATTTTATAATTTGTGCTACGAAAATAATAATAAAACAATAAAGCCAGAACTGTTGGATAAATTGCAAGATTATGGGATTACATGTTGGTTTATGGACAAAGGTTTTTTGAACAACAAATATTGTTCAATAAGAATAAGTAGGCTGAATCAAGAATCCATAGATAATATAAAAGAATATTTTAATATTATTGATATGCCTTGTGTGATAAAAAAATTTGGTGGTAGTAAAATAATAAATTTTGAAGAAAAAAGCAGAGATAAATTCATCAGATTAATATCACCATGTATGCCAGCATACATGAGAAAAACTACTTAATCTTTTTTGCTGCAAAATTATAAAGTGGATTCTTCCTATGCCAAACTACTATTCCCATTTTCTCATGTATTTTTGACTTGAAATCCATATCATGCCACCTTTTCAGAAAATCTTTTTTTGAAATGTAACCTCTGGAACAATTCAACCAAGGATCTTCAAAAAATATATTTTGTTTGTCATAACCTATGGCAACCAAATAATGACCATTTCCAAATTTGCTATACATTTTGCTGCTACCCCAAGCCTGAACAGCAACAATCACCGGACGACCCTTGTCTAGCTCTAAACATAAATTCTTAATTGTCATGTTGTATTGAATGTTGCAATTCAAACCAACTTCTTTTAAATAACTAACAATCTTGTCAGGCAATGTGCCATAAGCTTCATCTGTTTCCAGATAAGGAAAATAATCATAATGGGAATCGAGTCCTAATCCCCAATAAGCACAAACGGAATGTACTACAGCTGCACCACAAGAAAAGTGGGTTTTTTGTTGAACTTCGGGTAAAATTACTTTGATAGCATTTGGCTTGATTTTTTTAATATCTGCCAATTTACCCCCTTAAATAGGTGATTCATGCTCAAAACCGAAAGAATTTATCCCAATCTAACTTATTCTTGGGATGATAACATCACATCTGACTTAAACGATTTCTTCCCCTATTCTTGGCCAAATTATACCTCTCAATCATTCAAGCCAGATAGAAAAATAAAATCATCAGCAAATGCTGAGTCGTTCACCCTGCAAGGATTACCACATAATATTTATGTCGCCACCCCCTTTAATATAGTAGAATTTTGGTATAAAAATGCCTATTTAGATGATATGAAAGATATGGAACTTTATATCAGATTAAATAGTCAAAAACACTCATATTATGTAAATAACATTTCTGTGTATAATGAAACAAACAAAAAAAATGGTTTGTTGTTTGCGATTTGCCAAAAAAATGAAGAAAATATAAATAAATTCAAAAAAATATACGACAATTGTCTGGATATGCAGAAAAACAACCAGTCAACAAGTCTTGCACTAACAGCAAATGGAATACATGAGATATTACAGATAGATAATGCTTATTTTACAAATTATCAATTTGATAAAGATGAAAACTCAGTTATAAGTTGCAATGAAATGTTATTTATCATGAGTTTTTCTACAACTATTTAGCAGCTGGAGTGGCTGCTGCTGATCCACCACCCAAAGAAGCATCTGCTGGACAAGGGCCGGGACCACCACTACATCCTTTTGATTTTATCTCGGGACATTTACCCGGTCCTCCACCACAACCACTATTGTCTAATTTACTCTTACCATTCAGCCAACTTGGTCGAAGTGTGAATGGTGATCCAGGGTTTCCCCCAACACCACCATCTTCCATCAAGAAGAATTCTTTGAAACTTAATTTAAGCATGATTTATATATAATTCCATGAAGACATTTACAGAATGGCTGGAATCAAAAAATGAAGCTTTCGTAGTTGGCCCATCTTGCGGTGGTCCAGATTTCCAAGTTTGGGGAGCAAAACCAAAAGGTTGCAAAAACAAAGACCCCAAGATTCCACTAATTACTGGCGAAAAAGAAAAAAAGAAAAACTAATCTGGTTTCTTTATAAACTTCTCTGGTGGCAAAACATAAAAATTTGGAACATCATCTCTAGTCATAGAATTATTTGATTTCTTTTTGATCTCCTTGCCGTTTTCATCAAGTCCAGAAGAAATCAACACATATTGACCGCTACGAACTTTATCCATAGCCTTTTCCATTTTTTCATGCGTTTCCCTGTCATATGGTAATTTGTACAGCCTTGGTTCATCACCAGACCTAGCACCAACTAAATCAAAAATGTTTGTTCTTTTTTCTTTAGACCAATCCTTCTGCAAAATTACAAAAAGCCATTTTGGTTCATCTGGATAAAAACTTAAAAATCTTGCTTGTTTAGGCATCCTGTTTTCAGTAGCCCAACCTGTATATGAATTGACACTTTCCCAAAAAAATAAAACAAATAATATCGTGAAATTTATTATCCAATATTTCAAAGACCAATGCCCTTTGCATCCCAAAATTACCCATAACAAAAGCACAGAAATTATTAGAAATAACATCGGAAACAAAAGTGTACTAAACATTAATCACCTTTTGATTTTTCCCACCATATTCTTCTGCGGTTCTTCCTTGATTGATGTGATATTACCATTCTTGTCAACAATAAAACGAAACACAGTCTTTTCTTCTCCAGTCTCATTCAAAACAATTTCTTTTACCATGACCGTTTTATAAGGATTCATTTTTTCCAATTTAACAGTAACAGGAGTTGGCTTACCCTTGTCCCTTATGCTAAAGACATGAATGTTGACAATATATTCACCGGGAACTATTCCACGAATGTTTATTATTTCACGATTTTCTTTGTAAACAAACTTACTACCGTCAGGCAAACTAATCTCATCGTTTTTCGTACCCACATCATCTCTATCCAAATGCATTAATCCATCTTCACGCCTATTAAAATAAACTATATTTCCCAAAGGATCTGCCATATACAGGTCAATGTCATTGTTTAAATCCGGTGGCCAAACAGCACTAACCATATACTCAACTTTGTTGACACTCGATGGCGTTTCAACATCCTGTTTTTTGATCATCAAAATAGCCAAAGCAAAAAATGCAACGAATGCCAAAAGTGAATTAAATAATAAATCAAGAAAACTAGTCTGGGAACTATAGTTTTTATGTTTCATCATTCTTCTTTTCTAATGTTTTTTGCATGTCAAAACATTGAAGCTTCAACAAATTGCCAAAAATTAAACCACACAATGTCGTATACAAAGCAGTACTCATACCATAACTCATCGATCCAATCAATTTTTGTAAATTGTTTGCATCAGCATTGGCAAAATCCGCAAGCATCATTATGAATCCGACAACTGTGCCTATCATCCCCAAGGAAAGACAAAACTCAGAAAAAAACCAACCATACTCAAGGTTTTTTTCCGTTGAAGAAGTTTTATTCTTATCCAAATCGTCAGCCACAAAACCATTGAACGCACTACACAAAATGTAAATAAACATGATTACAAAACAAAGAAAACTCGCATCCTTTTCATAAATTGCAGTAATAACACCAACCTTGGCACAAATAATAAAGCAAATAAATACAACTATATTTAAAAGCCACCATTTTAAGAAACATAATTTTTTACTCATGGCTTTTCTCCTCACTTATATAAGGTAGTTAGTTACAACTATTTGACAGTTTCTATAAAAAAGATACAATATTTTGTTATGAAAGAATCTGTCATACAACAATGTGTAAAAATCCTTTACACAAATTGGAACAACAACAAAAGCAGACCAAACTACCACTACGCCTTCGCAATTAAAAAAAATAAAATCATAGAAATTGGAAAAAATAAACCCGATACAACTTCATCCAAAGTATTTTCAATCGCCAAAATATATGGAATCGAAAAGTGGATTCATTTCCCATACCTACATGCAGAAAGCGATCTCATCATCAAACTGGGAACAGAAAATATAGATAGACAAATAGAAATACTCAGCCTCAGAATCAATTGGCATGGAAATTTCCGCATAGCTAAACCATGTAAAAACTGCCAAAAATTAATCGACGCAGTAGGAATCAAAAAAACCACTTGGAGTTGCAGCCCAGATTTTGAAAACGAAAATAAAAAAATACTACTCCTTAAAAGTAGTAATGAAATCGATATGGACATGACATCAATGTATATCAAAAGATATCATGATTTTTCAAAAAAAAATTAAAAAATTTTTTGAACTATAGATTGGAATGCGTAGTATGTATTTGGGGATATCCCTGTTCGATTAAAAATTAAAGTACGAGGCACAAATGCGAAAGATTCTATTTGCTGTAGTTGCATCATTAATTTATCTTAATGTTTATACCCAAAAAGCTGCTGCGGGTTGAAACGCTCCAGTACCAGAAGTCCTTGGTCAAGGATTCCACAACACCGAAAGCCCTGAATTCAAAGCACTTGTGAAAAAACTTACTGGTGCAGACACACCAGCTTTTAATGCCTTGCCAGAAAATAGAGGCAAAAACTCATTCCCTTACGCAAATACCCTATTCCCACCAATACCAGAAAAAGAGCAAAGCAATAGCCTTACTGTAAACAACAATGCACCATATAAGGCTATGGCAAAATCTTTGCTTAAAATCGATGACAATAACATGGTAGAAGCTGCTGTTCATGCCAAATCTCCAACCAATAGAGCAGCTGCTGCTGTCTATTTTGGTCTTAAAAATGATTCAAACGAATGCTTGTTCAAACTACTAAATGATGAAAATCCTTTGGTCGTTAAAGAGGCAAGAAATAGCTGCATCAAAATTGCCAAAGACAAATTCAATGATGAAGTTGATCTAGGCCCATTTGATGATGAGGCTGAATCCAAGTCAACAGCATCAGAAATGTGGCAACTCTACTTCAAAAAGGTTGCAAATCAAAAACCAAAGATCAACCAACCAGTTGATAACAAGCCAGAACCAAACAAAAAGAAGTCAGTCAAGGAAATACTTGGTGTAGATTAATCGATTAACAAACGAAAAAACCCTCTTTTAAAATAGAGGGTTTTTTCGTTTGCATTTTTAAGCCCTATAATTTAATTTATAGCTTGTTTAAAACAAGGTGACCTCCATGTCAAAAAAAGAAATAAACAGGCTTATACAAGAAAATTCGACCCTTAAATCAATATGCAAAGACCTCCATTGGATGGCAAGAAGATACGCAGATATGCGTAGAACATTTGCGCCCTCCATAGTCAACAATGCCACAGTTAAGTTAATCGAACTAGATGTGCAACTAAACCCAACTGGCGATGGAACTCTTTATGCAAGAGATGGAGATTTTGATAAAGATACACAGGATGAAAGATTTGAACCGAATAACGAAGTAAGTACCGGATTGATTCTGCCAGCATACCAAAATAAAAAGTTGAAATTAGATGATCTGATTATGGCTGAACTAGGTAATCCAAAAAATGCACTAGAGGCTTTAAAAACCATTCAAAAACTGAAGAAGAATTCAAAATGACTATTATCAAAAAAAGCATACCCCAATGCTGCTGCTGGTCAAAAAATATAACCGATTCATTTGGTTGGGGTAACACCATAAATAAATTTTACGATTCCTTCAACCAAACTTGGTTTGCAAATGCTTTTGTGATAGATCAAAGGGAGAATCAATTATGAAAACAATAATTCATGTTAACCAACATATTATTCGTAGAAATTTAAAAAATGGTCAAGAAGACCCAGTTCTAACAATCAAAACATCAAAAAATAATGTTTACGCAAAAGAAGTTGTCATCAATGGCCCATCAAAAATTATCTATAGCCCAAACAAACCACTAGGATGCGGTGCAAGAGTTTGGATAGAAACCGAATCCGAAATAACAATCATTGGTGAATCAAAAACACCAAAAGAAATAGCACAATGTAATATTGAAAAATAGAACTTTAGTCTCCAAATTACTATAATTATCATGGAGGCTGCCATGTCAAACAAAATTCAAAAAACAAAGATCGAAAGAGATGTATCCAAATACAATACACCAGATGGCTACATTGAATTCGACTTTGGAGAGATAAGACTTTCATACAACCCTGAACCATTCGCTGGATTGCGTCTTGAACAAGTCGATGTAGACAAGAATGGTAGAACTATCATCAAGAAAATAAACCTTAGTCACGCACAAGCCAAAAAACTAAAAAGAGATATGAGAAGTTTCTATCCCAAAGACTGATACTTGTTTAAATAAGCCAAACACATGGTGTTCGGCAAATTAGGATATTTTTCAAAAAGATTCCCGTTTACAAAAGGCGGGAATCTTTTCATTTCATCAAGCCACCATTGTCTGTCTAATATCCTTTCCATGTAATCCTTAACACACGCCTCATGCGTAAATATCCTGTCCCCTATCACCCTGTCCCATATGTTCTTAATTACAAATCTCGCTGTATCAACCAAGTCCACATCAATAAATATTGTTAATGGATTTTCCTTCAATTCCTTTAGTCTATCCTCTATCAAACCTTCATAAAAAACACAATTATTAATACTTCCATACTGCTCAATATTTTTTTTCACACTTTCTAAATCACAAGAAAACATTCCTTTTTGAAAATTTCCTAAATTAGCATCCTCTTCTCTATATGTCTCATAAACCTCCGTATAAGGCAAGCCACTAAAAGTGTCAAATATAATATATTTCTTACCAACCAACTCACAAACTTTTGATAATTTGCAACTCATGCCACCGCTGTAACAACCAAATTCAATAATCGAACCGTCTGTGTTTTGATTTCTTAAGATGTAATCAGACATGTAATATGCGTCTGATTCACAATGGGCACAAGTTACATGCTCCCTGACCAAATCAAAACAATCCAACAAATAAACCCTGTTGGCATATGTGTCAACACCAGAGCTAGTGTATGCATTTATGAAATCATATCTATTCATTAGCAACAACCCTTGCTTCCACAACAGGATTCCGATTGAGACTTAACACCACACTTATCTGGTGCCAAACAATTCGTCCTTTTTTGCATTAAAAATATATTGAAGAAATGCTCAAGCCTTTGAATTAAAGCTACACCATACAAGCCAATCGTATGATTGTTGTCATATTCAAATATGACCTCGTCATCTTGATTAATAATGTTTTTACCAGCAGCAATAATATCCAAAAATTTACCAACTGTCATTCGATGATCAACATCATCTGCCACCCAAACTTGAAAAGTAGTATTACTATTCTCCCTTTCGTACCCACCACAATCCACAAATGTTTTAATAGTCCTACCTATTTCAGTAATATGAAAATGAGAAGGTACACTCATGCCACTTGGATTATAAATTGATACTAAACAGTTTGTATCAGCTTGTTTCAAATCAAACAATAAGTCTTTTAATGTAGCCATTTTGCACCTCAATATTATTATAGAAAATTTTGTTTTTAAAATGTTTTAAACATATAATTTTTTTATGTATAAATTTTGCAATTCATGCAAAACAGAAAAAAATATAGATGATTTTAATTTCAAAAATATTTCCAAACAAACAAGACAATCAAAATGTAAAGATTGTCAAAAAATTGCAAGCAATAACCATTATAAAAACAACTCAGAAAAATATATCACAGCTGCTAGCGAAAAGAAAAAACAAATTCGTGATTGGTGGCAAGATTATAAAAAACAATTTAAATGCGCTTGCGGTGAATCACACCCAGCTTGCATAGATTTCCACCATCCAGAAAATAATAAAGAAAAAGATGTATCCGCTTTTTTCAATGAAGGTGCTATTAACAAAGGTTTAGAAGAACTTAAAAAATGCATACCAATTTGTAGCAATTGCCACAGAAAATTACATTATGAGTTGAGAGAAAAGCGAGCGATGGGAGTCGAACCCACCTAAATTAGCTTGGAAGGCTAACGCACAGCCGATATGCCACGCTCGCAAATATGCAGAATATGAATAACTTATCCATATCCTGCATAAACTTATTACAGTAAGCACCCTTGCATTTGCAAAAATAATAACAAATATGATTGTTATTATTTAGATTCTATGCTCGATTGACTATCGCTACCCTTTTTTTCTTGATATTTTGCTTTATACTTGGCAGCCCTGCATATTTTGCAACGAGTAGAATAACCATCTCGTTTGCTTTTGTCAGGAGAAAATGCTTCAAACAGTTTGATATCTTTACATTCATTACATTGTTTTTTTCTTTCAGATGCATATGGGTTATCTTTTTTAAGATGGTCTTTTGGTCTGCTACCTGCTATGTGTCCACCTTCTTTTTCACAAATATAACGACCGTTTTTGGCTATGTTGCGATCATGCGTTAAACGCAAAGCCTCATGTTCTAAATTGCAGAAAGAACACAAAAACTTTATTTTATCATTTGCTATTTTTAAATTATAATGTTTTTTGGCTTTTTTCTTATCGTTTTCTTTCTGTTTTTCAATCCAATCTGTATTGCCTGTTGTTTCTGCAATATACTTTTTTGCCCATTCTATTATCGACCTATCATTAGCAAGACCAGAACTTCGTTCTGTCCAGACAGAAAATTTAAATCCAGAAGATTCTGCATATTTTTTTGTTTCTGAAATTTGTTTTTTTACATCTGATTCTTTGTGAAATCTAGATTCAGGTTTTACTTCTACAATTTCTTTAGAATTATCAATATAATCAATTTGAAAATCTGGATTACGACTTCTACCTTCGCTATCTATAAATACATCTGCTCGTTTAAAACACGATACATTATTATCTTGTTCTAAAAGATAAAGGCATCTCAATTCATAAGATGATCCATAATAAATATCACATTTGCATTTTTTTGAAGCAAAATAGCCTCTAACATGGGAGTGTTTAAAATCCCCTCTTCTATTTTGTTCAGCACATTTTTGTGATAGCTTTTGTTTCCATGTTTTTTTTGAAGGATCAAGTGGGAATACCCATCTTTTCTTACCTTTATCCCATAATTTTTTCAAGCCACGCACATCAGCCCATTCGAATTCTGTCATTCCTTCTGGGCATTTTGATGAAGATTTTTTTTGACTTTGTTTGCTAATTCTTTTATAAGAATTGTTAGTATCAACATAGCAATAATCTGGCTTATGATTCTTTTCTAATTCAAAACCTAAAACTTCATAGATATGACCTTTAGTCAAACGATTGTCGCTGAAACTGACAATTTCATCGTATTTATGTAATTTAGCCCATTCAATACATCTCTTGAAAAGTTTGCTTGCTCCTCCTTGAACATGAATACCATTAGCTATACAAAATCTATCTAAAACAATTCTATTATCTGCAATTTGTCTGTTGTGTCTACCAAGAGACATAACGCCAATTAGTTCATTTTTATAAAATAAACCAAAGAAAATTACGCCAAGATTATTAGATCCTTGAATATGATGTGTTGATAAAAAATCTTTTCCTTTTCTTGATTTAATTTCTTTGACAACACATTTTCTGCCATGAATTTTTTCTAAATGAATATTATTATGTGCGTTTATAAAATTTTGACATTGATGATTCCTGTTTTCCCATTCGTCAGAAAAAATTAAAATATCGTTTGGCCAATCTTTTTTATCGTAATTATTTACATCGGCAATATCAATGATAATCATTTTGTGTTTTCTCCTTGTTAAGATATTATCACAGTAAGAAAGCCTTTTCAAGGTCATAAAATTGTAAAAACACAAAATTTAGTTTGATATTGATTTTTTAAATGAAAAAACAAAGAGCCCCGACTTTCCAGCCGGGGCTCTAAAAAGATATCAGTTTGATATCAGTTGCTATTATTATACTACAAAGTTAGCAATTGATAGCCTTGCATAGAACTTTGCGCCTTCTCTTAGCAATTTCTTGCCGTATCTAGTAAGGATTCCCTTACGGGGGCAGAAGCTCTCTGGATCTAGCACAACTGGAGTTTGTGTTAGTGGTACATATGGGCAGTAGAAATATCCGCTGTCCATGTAGCTGTCGCCCTTGTAACCCATCAACAACTGGTTGGTTGGGAATAGAGGATCTTTGTATAGTCTCCATCTGTTAGCAACGGTGCCGACATACTGGATGCCTAGGCTGCTGGTAAATGTCTCGCTAGGAGCGGGAGCAAAACCGGCTGTTGCTGTTTCGAAGATAGAGGCAACTTCAGGAGAGGTAACGATGAAGTTAGCTCCACCACGAAGTGTCTTACGATGGATAACATTGGAAACTTCTACGATCTTGACATAGAGAGCTTCGTATTTTTCCTTGATGGTGTCACCTAGGGCGGTGGCAAGATCCCATGCAGCGACAGTACCGGCGTTGTTACGCAAGTCCTGAATTACTTCACGGTCGATTTCGAGGTTGATTTCCTGAGCAAGAACTCCGGTTAGTTCAGCTTCAGCGTCTAGGTTGTGCTGAGAGCGGAGGTCTTGTTGTGCTTCGTAGGACCATACAGCTTTGAGCTTACGGGTCTTGGCAGCAATTTCTTCGGATTCAATTACTAGATTGATCTCAGGAAGATCTTGGTTGCATTCCATATTGTACTCGTAGGAAACTACGCAATAGGAAGATGCGCCAGCTGCTGAAGCATTCCAAGTCAAGCTTAGAACGCCTGTGGCTAGATCAATTGAGCCAGCTGTTGGGAGAACAGCACCAGTAATTGGGGTGATGGTTACTGCGCCAGCGGAATTTACAACGAAAGTTGCGACTGCTGCGCTATTGTAGTAAGCGGTGCCAGTCATGGTTCCGGCTAGTACTGGTGTGTGTTCTACGGCACCGTAGTTAACAACTGCGCTGGCACCTGCTGGTACAGTAGCGGTTGTTTCGTTCTGAACGAACTGGCTGCTATAGAAGATGTCTAGGTTAGCATCGCCAGAGGCTAGCTGTTGTAGGGAGTTTACATCATCTCCGGGGAATCCACCATTGTTGTCAGCACCACGGACGCTGCCCTTGTTGCTGGAATAGCGGAAGCGGAGATAGTATACCAAGCCGGTTGGGCCTAGTAGTGGTTGAACGCTGACGATTTTGTTAGCGATCAACTGGGGGTAGATGCGGCGAACAAGAGGAATAGAAATTCTCTTGAACTGAGCGACATCGCTTGTATCGGTAGAAGTTTCATTGATCAATCTCTGGTTCTCTAGGAGAACAGCTGTAGCAGAGCGGACATAGGGATCTTCGATTCCCTTTAGGATGCCTGTCTTTGACCAACGACCTTCTAGTTCTCTTGCTTCATTTAGAAATCTAGCATTTGCGTTCATTTTTACCTCTTAAAAAAGTAGTAAGATTAATTCCTTAAGCTTTTGGCTTCTTCACGCCTGAGAGAATCAAAAGTTCGTTTGATTCACCGTTGTTTGAGTTATATTCCGCAATAACTTGAACATTTTCGGTGTCGGTATGTCCTCTCCCGCTTGCGTTCTTTGCTTTCTGTACTCTGTCTTTCTGCTCGGTTAGGGTTTTTACCTTCTTGACGGTAGCAGCGGTGTTAACCTTGCTCTCGTTGATCATTGTTGAAGCCTTGCGAACAGACTCTGTTAGACGGGTGTTGTCTGTGCTGAGTCTGATGTTACGGGCTTCCATGATACGAAGTTGGCCCTTCAACTCTTCTAGTTGCTTGCGTGATTCTTCCAACTTGGTGCTGGTAGCGAAGCTACGCTCTTCGTCGGAGAGATATCCAGAAGCGATATTTACAATCTTGTCCAAGGCAACCTTGTGTTCAAGAATGCGTGGATCGTTTACCAAATCCTGACGGGCTTGTTCGTAGATTTCTCCACCCTTGAACTGTAGGAATTGATCAACTTTCTCAACGATGTATGCCTTCATTTCAGCTAGCTTGCCATCGTATTCCTCGTAAAGGTCAACTTCGACCTTGGACTTATTGTTTCTTTCGGCTAGAAGCATCTGATAAGCTTCTTCGTAGCCTTCTTCGAGAGTTCTTTCGAATTCTTCCTTTTGGACTTCCAAGCGAGTACGAAGATCATTGATGATTTCGTATGCTTCTTGGTAGCCTGTGTAGGCTACTTTCTCGGATTCGCCTAGTTCAGCGGAAAGCTGGCTATAAGCTTCCTCAAGGTTCTTATTGTATTCCTTTTCCATATCCTCTTTGGCATCATTCAGCATTTCGTTGATGGCTGAAGCGACCTCGTTGATTTGGTCAGAAGGAATTAATTTCTTCAAAGATTCGATAATTTTGTTTTCCATTAGCCCAACCTCATTAGGATGTTGTTAGTTTGTTCTTTAACGATACCGCCCAAGCAAGCTATTAGAGCTTCTTTGTTAATTCTATGTATGCTGCTGCCTTCGTTTTTAATCGAAGAATTTTCAGTTTTTTCAGGTAGGTATTCTGCACTTTCTTTTGTGCTACCTACTTTTTGTTGAAAAGCAGCATATGTTGACGGATCAGCCACAACATCAAATGTGATCAACTTATACGATTCGTTAATCACTAAGATGCCATTTTCATTCACCTTTCCGTTGCCAACGCCACGGGAGCTAACACCAACCCTAACGCCATCATTTATAAGTGCTTTGAGAATTTTGCCATGAGGGGTGTTTAGTATTTCACCTTCTCCCATGAGTGTGTTGCCTTCCCACCACAATTTTGTGATGACATGGCTTGCTTTCTCAAAGTGAATGATGGAGTCTTCTGGATGGTCTAGTTCACCGACTAGGCCTCTGGCTTTCATGCATTCTTGTAATTTCTTTACATTCTCATCTAGTACACCATGTGTGTACATTCTTTTGTTTTTGTTTACAGCATCAGCTTCTTGGAATTTTCCTCTGAAACGGGTTAGACCCCTATCTGAGCTTTCGTTCAGATTGAGGGTCAAACCACCACCGATGCAGCAATCTATTAGTAGTCTTTCGTTCACAGCGACTCCTATTTATTGTTAGATTTACTAATTCACTCGCTGCCATGAAGGAGTTTTGATGTATCCTTCATTGTCATTCCATGATCTGGAAGGTAGGGATTCTTGAGGTTTGGCCAAGTGTCTCCACCTTGATAAGTTCCCAAATCATTTTCATCGTCATCGATAGCTTTTTCGCCGTGAATCTTGAATTCGCCGGGTTTTGGAGCATAAGGATTGCTGACGCTGGGGAACATGTCTGCTCCCTTCATTCCTGTGTAATAATCTTCAACATCTACTTTGACCATCTTGCCATCAGACATTGGACTGCCATCAAATTTGCCTGCATTCTTGGCTGGTGAGCCATCGATTGAGGCATATTTGTGGATAGCTGGATTGTCTAATGTTGTGCTGACATGAGCCATGTCATCAACATTCCAATCTTTGCTATCGAAATCACTTCCTTCGCTGATGGTCTGTAGGTAAAGTGCAGCGTCTTCAGCCAAATCCAAGGATGGTTCGGCTCTTTTGTTTAGAACCAATTCGCACTCATGAATGAATGAAGCTGTTTCGGCCTTTGTGGCTTCGTCGCCCATTCTTTCTGCTGTTCTATAAGCTTCGCTCAAACCACGATATAGGTCAGCGAATACTTGATATTGTGTCTTGATGTTCTCGTCTAGATTTCTGTAAACAGATTCAGCGATAGCGGAGAATCCGTCGAAATCATCAGAATTGAATTGCTTGCCAGCTATGGAGTAAACTTTGTTTACCTTATCGCCATAAGCCTTATGGGCTGTTCTTAGAATTCCATCAGCAAGGAAATCACAGGTTGAATCATCATAGTTACCAGCACCAGAAGCATCTAGTGTCTCGTTGATTTTGGAAGATAATTCACTAGCTGTCAAATAAATTACATTTGGCCAAGCAGCTGCGATGTTTTCAAAAGCTGTTTCTAGTGATTCTGTTTCATTTAGAGCATTTAGTCTCTTGATGTCGTTGACAGCACGAACCCAGTTGGACTCATGCATTCCCATCTTCTTGGCATCTTTTCTGCCATTTTCAGCAGCAGCGTTGCAAACATTCCATGTGAAACTTAGGATCTTGCCTTCGTTTCTAACATGTGTTCTTGGGAGTGACAAAGAGGTTACATTTCCGTTTCCATCACGATTGCTGCGAACATTTTGGAAAACATTTCCGCTGTTCTTGAAATCAACAAATTCAAGAATGTTAGTAGAAATTACATTCCACTCGTGCATTTTCTTGTCGCCAGCCATCTTGCCAAGCTTCGATAGTCTCTTGCCGTGGAACTTGCCTTTCTTGGCTTTTCTCTTCATCATCTTGTCGCTGGACATGCCTTTTTTCTTTGCTTTGGCTTGAAAATACTTGAGAAGACCTTCAGGCATTTTGCCTTTCTTCTTGCTCTTTTTCTCTTCTTTTTCTTCTGCTTCGGAGATGATTCCTTCACGCAAGTTAGCTTTGAGAGTAGCGTTGTTGAAATAGTCGGAGAATCTTATGCTAGCTTCTGCCAAATTGTCTTCTAGAATGCTTTCTACCATCTTGTTGACAATTTCTTTTCTGCCATTGTTGAAGCTGGATTCATCAATAACCAATTCTTCGATGTTCTCTAGGATCAAGTTATTCTTGTCCATGCTGATATCGGCATGAATCAAGTTGCCGTCAGCGTTGATAAATGTGACATCGTTCTCGTTTAGGCAATGAACGCTGAGAACTTTTTCATTTAGAACTTTGGCCAAGATTTCGGAGGCCTCATTTAGTTCTTTTTCAATAGCTGTTAGTGAATTGCTTTCAAGAGCCTTGAAAGTGTTGAAGTCAATAAATTTTTTCTTCATGCTAACTCTCCACAAAAGTTTTAATACAAAACGCTAGGGTTATATATGGTATTATGTTAATTCTTTGATTAAAAAATAAAGAAAAAACATTTGTTAACTAAAAAATATGTATTAAGTAGTAAATAATTTTTGGTGAAACATGAAATCTTTTTTAAATTATTTAGAAGAAAATGACAAGAATTCTGGCATAATTATTTCCAAGCTTCCTGTGGATTTGCAGGCAAAGCTTGCGGATAGTTCCGTAGAATTGTTTAAAACACTTGTCCAAAAATATCCTACTGAATGTTTTGATTTCATTCAGTCATTTGCCGACAGGGAAGATGCTGTTAAGAATGTGATGAACGATTTGATGTCGGACGCTGATGACTTCATTGAAAATCCAGTCGAATCTGGATTGGGATATGTCAAAGGTTATGGTGGTCAGCGTGGATTGGTTAACTATTCAACATCAAAATCCGGGCTTTCATAATCTTCTTCATTGGCATAATTATTGATTTCCATATCATATTTCTGAATATCCTTTGAGCTTGGGAATGGAATGGGTGCGCCACCAACGCTTGTGTTTGGTGCTTGTTGTCCCTCAAAACCACTTGGTTCTTGTGGTATGTTCTCTTCTCCGGGTGGTGCAAGCTGTGGACTTGGTCCTTCTGGTGTTGCGCCAATTTCTTCGCCTTCCTGTGATTCATCATCTGCTGGTATTCCAACGCCAAGAAGTGCCGGATTTTGAGCAAGAACTTGAAGTTTGGCATCTTCAATTTTCTGCATCTTTAGTCTTGCGATGAGTGTTTTTGCCTCATCTTCAGAATACATCATCCATTTTGTAAGGATGTCATAATCTGATAATAAGTTTCCGCTTTTCAAAGCACCGGCATTTTGAATTCTTGTGTTTACAACTTCTGCTCTGCTTAGTTCACGCCATTCAGATGGAGCAGTCATTCTTACTTGCAGATCGGTATATGTGTCTGGTGGGAAACCTCTAAGTTGCAAATGTCTGTGTGCAACTTCCCACATAGCATCCTCAAAAGGAGCTTGTAGTCTTTCGACAAGTCTTGCAACACGAACATCTTGGGCTGATAGTGTTATTTTTGTTACTGATGCATCTTCTACATTGAAATAATTTTTGGGGAATTGCAAAGCTGTAAACAATCTGTTTCTGAAATAGATTGCATCATCTATTTCACCGAGATTTTGGGCACCAGGAAGTGTTTCAATTTTTGTGTTGGAATTTGGTCTTATGGGCAACCAGTAATCCTCATCTACCGCTGGTGCATGGTATCTTTCCTCAACGGAATTAGGCCCAGTCATACCTGTTCTATTTGTGGATATTTTTTTCTTCCTGAATTGATCTTTCATTTTTTCTATAAATGCTTCTGCTTTGAATGGTGGAAGTTGTCCGACATCTATGTAGAAAACTCTTCTTTCAGGGCTTCTTGAAAGTCTATAAACCAACATGGCATCTTCCATGAGTCTTAATTGGTGTGCTGGCCCTCTGGCAGCTTCAACCATCGAAACGCCATATGGATAGAACATTTTCCTATCATCACCAATTCTGGCATGGATTACCTGTTCGGGAGCAAATCGTATTGCTGTTGCCATCATGATTTCTTGATCAGTTGCTTGAGTGACTGGAGCCCTTGTCAAGCTTTGGTAATCTGGGCCTTCTTTAGATTGTTGGAATTCAACTACTTTTCCTTTTGTAGTTTCAATTCTGTACATCGATTCTGGTGGTAGTTTTAACAGCCTTAACACACCATCTTGAGGATTATCTAGATTGATTATTATTTCATAAAAAAGATCCCCATAAAGCAAAAGAGATTTGAAATCTGCCCATGCTCTTCTATTGATGTTTATCATTGATCTATGGAAGAACAGAAATTCAAGTTCTTCTTTTACATCATCGTTTTCACAATGAATTTTGAGTATATTGCCGTTAGCATCTTTTTGACAATTATGTACGACAACTGTATCTGTGCAAAAATTGTGGTGTTCTTCAACAGTCAAATCATAAACATCTGTTGTTCTGCCTTCTATAACTGATCTTACTGTTTTTCTATCTTTCTTTTTGCCAAGCCATCTTAATTCGTCAATACAAAAACCTTCTTTTTTAAGGTTTTTTGTTATTGTGATGTAGTTTGTATTTAATATTTCTTCCAATTTTGCTACAGTTAATCCTTCACAAACATGGCGACAGAACTTGTTTACGAGTTGTTGCCTTTCGTTTTCTTTTCCTGTTCTCCATTCATCGACTAATTGTCTTTCGTGAATCCATCCTTTTGTGTGGGTGTATATTCTGGGAAACTGTTTTTCATTCAGTTTTGACATATATTTTCTTGGTTCACACCTATAAAACGGCATGATTTCCATTTCTTCTCTTATTTCCCCTGCTGCAATCCAAGTTCCATCTCTCAGAAGAATCTTATGATCTGCTGTGCATTCCAAATCAGTACCATCTGTGAAAATTATGATTATTGTTTTTTCAGTTTTTGTTTTTCGTGGACTATGCCCCCATCCAAGTGTGTAATCTTTCTTTTTGAAATCATAGCAGTAGACCAAGAATTTTTCATTCGCATGTGTTTCTGCCAATTTTTCTATTGGTATCATTCCGAATGGAGTTGCGACTTTTGTTCTGCCAGCAACACAAGCTTCGTCTGCGAAGACATTCAATGCCATTTCGATTTCTGGAATGGTAATAAGTCTTTCGTATTCCTTGTATCTGCTTTGCCTGTTTGTTACAGTTGACAGGTCAATAAAATCGTTTGTTTCACGAAGTCTAATTAATCTTGAATCAGTTCCGCTCCAAAAGCTACCATCTGGACTTAGGCTGGGTATGGAGTCTGGTTGTGCAATACCGGCACCAACTATATTTTTGGTGTTTAAAGTCCTACTTAGTGGATCTTTGGTAAAAGCAAAATCAAAAGTCTTAAAATAATCGGACCATATTGGAGTCGGCATAGCACCTCTTCAAATTCTTTCGTTGTTATATGTATAGTTAAATTTTAGTATTTTGCACTTAATTATATTATTTGGCAAACGAATGAAACCATTTCTAATTCATACACATTTAGGCATAGATGTTAAATTCTGGAACGATTTGTTTGAATCTCACCCACAGATACAAACAGTTTATTCTCCAGAAATCAATAACATATACGAAAATGCTAATTTCCATGACATAAGACCATTGTCACATAAATGGCAATTCGCAAATGCCTATTGGTATGATATTTTATTTTACAATCACCAAGTTGGATACCAGAATATTTATTCTGATATAAAATTTATCGTAATATTTGGAGATATTTTAAAAATAGATTTGAGAAAATTTGGTTTGATAGACAAGAGATTTGTTCAAAACTATTTGTCAGAAAGGCTAAAAAGATTGAAGTTTATATCAGAAAAATATAAAAATTGTCTTGTATTTGAAGAGAAGAATTTTGATAAGGATGATTTTTTTAAAAAAATTCAAGAGTTTTTATGTCTTAAAAAAAGTTTTAACCCATGAAAAGTTCATCTTGTGGATTTGTATTTTGTTTTACTTGATTTTGTTTGTCTAGTTGTTTCTGTTGGTCTTCAAGCATTTGGTCTAGGATTTCCAATGCAGCTTTTGCGTTCTCATATGACGCAAATTGCATAGTTTTTTGATTTTGAATATCGTTTAATTTTCTTTTATTTCTTTTTGCTTGTGTTTGTTCTATTTCTAATATGCATTTCTTAAGATGTGATTTTGCATTAGAGACAGCGAATTGTTCAGGGAATTGCCTGTATATCTTTTCCAACTGGATCTTAAGTTCATTTAGTTTTTTTTCATTTGTGTTCATGATTTACTTATGATCCTTATTTTGATGTTTTCCTTGCATATTTTAATTTCTTTATTTTCGTCTATGACTGTTTGGTTTCCCCTGTATACAACCTTGTATGGACAATCATTTGAGTTTAGGTGTAGTTTTTGACAAGGTATTTCAGCTTCTTTTAAGCTGATTAATTTTCTCACGATATTTCTGTATTCTTGGTTCGTCATATCATTTTCATGAACATATCTTTTCTTAATAGCTTTATTTTTTGTTCTTGAATCGAAGTATTCATTTATTTCAGTATTGTTGGCTATGTCTAATCCTGTGTCTTTAATTCTGACATAAAAAGTGTCATTGTTTGTTTTTATGTTAAATGTTCTAATGAAACTTGTTGTTTCATCAATGTTTTCTGGAAAAGGTTTTATTTCTGCGTCAAAAAAGTTTCCATTAATGTTCATGTATTCATTAAGTAATAGCTTGACTATATGAGCATCATTCTCAGTCTTTTCAATCAAGTTTTCTATAATCATTATTGTAGTTTCGCTTTTACCAGCTTCAAATATTATTCTTGCAGCTTTTTCATCCAAACATGTGGTTTTCATACCTTCTAAAAGTGGTTGAAGTTCCGATGTCTTCAAAAATTCAACAAAAGCTTTCTTAGGGTTTTTTAGGTGTGGTTTTAAAAATTCACATATTGTATTCTTGTTTTTGTATAAATTATAAATCCATTTTTCATCGTACAAAGATGATTTGATTGCTTCTTTATACTCCTCCATGTTGATTGTTATTTGTGGCGTGTACATTTTACCAGTTAAACTCCTTGCATATATCGTGTTTTTTTCTATACATTGATATTAATAATTCTTGGTCACTTTCATCAAGATTTGTTTTCTTTTCTCTATTTATGACTTTTTCAAGAATGCTTTCTTGTAATCCTTTTCGTAATTCTTCTTTGATATCAGCAAGCATGGTTTGTGATTTTCCCTTTGCATCAGAACCATCAATTCCCAAAGGAACATCACGAACGGTTTGATCTCTTCCATACAAGGCGATAGCCATAGCCATTATCGCATCATCATGTTTTCCCTTTGCAGCGGATGCTTTTTTTGTAGTGTTGTTAAATTCAAATGTTTTCATTTCACGCAAAAGCCTTCTGCTGTTTATTCTGAGTGAATTGTTCAATACTCTTGATTGAAATCCTTGTAAAACATTTGAACGATTTGCTGTTGTTATCTTTAAGCCTGGCCTCATATTTCTTGCGTTTTTCTGGGACACAAAAAGATTTTCATAACTGAGATCATGCTGCAACATTTCTAGGACGATGCCACCACTTGCCATATCTTCTACTATTATAAGTCCCGTGTTGTATAAAATTCCTAGTTCAAAAACAACATTTGCCAAATCATGTGGCGTTATTGTATTGCTGTAAAATTCAGCTACTTGTTCAAGTCTGTTTACATCGATTATTTGTATGCAAGAGTTGTCGCCCTCACTTCCAACTCCTTCGGCACAGTCAACTCCAAGTGCATATTCATGTCCGGGTTTAGATTCTTGCCAGATCCATAGGGCACCTTTGCTTATTTCGTCATAAAATTCTTCCGCTGTGTTATCTTTGTTTACGAATCTAGGGAAAAGTTTCTTTATGGGATTTATCTTCCTTAATTCTTGGTCTAATGCTGATATTTTTTCTGCCGGTATATAAGTTTCTCCCGATCCCAAAAAGGATCTCATGACTTCTTGCATGAAACCTTTTTCACCAAGTTGGGCTTTTTGTTCTTCAACCCATCCGGGGTGGTTTTTTTCGTTGTAATCTGGATGTTCCCAATAGTCCAAATCAATTACATGAAACATGTTTTTGCCGTCTTTAGCCTTGGTATAAGTCTCCTCATACCAGTTGCCAAGACCATTAACAGTAGAAATCAAAACACAAGAACCACCTGTTGATAGCACGGGCCACATGGCTTTCCAATGGTTTTCCATGTCTGGTATAAATGCTGCCTCATCGATAATGAGGAATGTTACTGACTTACCACGAGCAGCTTCTGGGCTATAAAACTGCAATGCCCCGCCAGTATCTTTGAATTGTTTTAAGTGATCATTCCATTTGCCATCTTTTTTGGGCGATAGCCAAGATGGCATATTCTCTACTGCACGGTCAACCATCATGCCTATGTTTGTTGCTTCACGGTCAGTCTTTGATAATGCCATGATTTGTTGATCTAGTTGGAACATGCATTTCCACAAACCATATATCAAAGTTACTGTTGTCAGACCTCCCTGCCGGAATTTAGAAATAATGCTGAATCTGTGTTTTTCATATTCTTGTATACATTTAACTTGATATTTGAAAAGAATGAACGGTATTAATCCTTTGGTTGGATGAAGAATTCTGATGTATTTCTGACAGAAGTAACCAAAACTATTGACGCATTTTACAATTTCTTCGTTCTGTCTTTCGACAGAATAATTGTTTATTTCATCAAATGTTTCATCTGGATCTATTTCCAAAACATAATCATCAAAATCATAGAATTCTGGGTCGAATTCTTTTTTGTAGTATTCTCTAAGTGTTTTATATTTTTTTCGCCATAAACTTTTAGACATATAGGCCTCAAGTGTATATATGCCTTTGAACAAAACATGATTTCTAACTATAATAAAATGAGTAATTACATGGAGTTTAAAATGCTGAAGAATGAAAATTACTGTCATTTTGTCAATTTGATGCTTGATGATTTGAAGAATGAGCGCAAGCACATGTTATTTTATTTGACAGCTGCTTCAACTGTATCTGGTCTTCATAGAGAAGAATACAAAGAAATGTTTCTTCATGAGGCTGGTGAAGAAATGAAACATGTGTATGAATTTCAAAATGCAATACTTGGTTTGGGAGCAGATGTTACAGCATCTTTACAAGTAAAAGAGCATAATGATTATATGGTTTCATATGATCTTAAGGAACTTTTGGAATATGCTTTGAAGATGGAAACTGAGGTTGTGGAAAATTATGCCATGAGAATTTCCGTTGATCTGAACCTTCTTGATGAACCTGACAAGAGATGGATGGAAATTTTTTATGAGTCCCAAATTGAAAAAAGCAGAAATGATGTTGATAATTTAAGAATGATTTTGCGTGGCTTGTAAATAAATAGCTTATATATTTATAAACGGGGTTAATATGCCATTTTTCCAAAATGTGTTTGATTTTGAATTTAGACCTTCTTTAATAGGATCTGATAGACAATATCAAACTGGCTTTAAGTTAAAGGGAAACACCAATCGTAGCGATTACATGCTATGTGGAAATGTTGAGCCTTACAATCTAACTGGTAACACCGTTTTGACTTTAAATTATGCATATGATCCAGCATTGTTGGGCTATGCATCTTTACCAATAACAATAACAGCTACCAATATCGCATCTGTGACCGCTTTGGAAGTTGTGAACAGTTTGAATGCAAATGCAACATTTGCGGATCTATTTGTTGCACAATTGTATTCAAGTGGAAAAAGTTCAACTACGCTAAATAAAATCTTGATTAAGGCTAAGAGAAGTAAGGGTAATTTTAGAGCTTATGTTTCAAATGGTGCTGCTGAATCTATTTTAAAATTCAATTATGAGGCACCTGTTGGTGAACTTCCGACTCTTTTTGAAAAGTACGCCTTAGAAAACAGATTTGATTATCCAAATCTTGGCCCTGACAGACTTGTTTTGTTGAATCCTTTAAGTGCTGTTGATGCAGCAGTAATCACAGCTGCTGGTTTTAATCCAGCAAGTCCTACTCCAGATTGGCAATTACTTGCTGGATCAAGTGATGGTTATTGGTTTTACAAGAGAAGCTATACGGGAACCGTTTTAGATTATGAAATTAAATATCCAGCTGGAGCCACAGAGGGATATTTGGCAAAGAAAACATTTTACACATATACAGCTGGCAACTTGACAGCAATTATGGAAACTCCATATGTTCTTACTTCAGCCGACCTTGTAACCCCTCCCTAATTATCATGGAAAACGAATCAATAGTAATCTGTTACGAGTGTGGATTTAAAACAGTCTGTGTTGATTCACATGATTATTGTGATGGCACTAAGGTTTACAAGTGTTTAAATTGCGAATCAAAAACAAACAGTTAGATAATATCGCCCCATCTGTCTCTTAATTTTTGTAATTCACTTTTCTCAATTGCTTTAGTAATTGCCGGTTCTTCTTTTTTGTACTGTTCTATTTTTTTCTTTAATTGCAATTCAACTATCTTGTAAAGATTTTCAATTTGGTTTTCCCAAATATCATTTGGTATGTAAGTTTGAAGGTTTCCTTCCTCTTCATGGTATGTCAAATACCCTTTATACCATAGTTTGATTATGGCTTGTGATTCTATGTAGGTTATATTCATATGAATACCTCTTGAAAGGCCATCAAATGAATATCCAACTTCGTTTGAAGAAAATTCATCATCAAAAGTAGGTATTTCATTTGGATCTGTAGTATAGAAACTATCATAATCTAGGTATTCTGGTGAATAACCTTGGTTTATTATTTGGCTACCTAGGAATCTTGCTATTAGGCATATTTTGCCTTCTATGCCCATAAAATTTTTTCTTGTAGCTTCTGATGTTCTTTGTTCCCTAATTCTTTCTTCGATATTCATAAATATCCTTTGGAGGTGAATTATGTTCAATTGCAAGTATTTATATGATAAGGCAATGGACTTATTTAATGTAGTATGGAGAAGACCTCCTAAGATTAACAACAAGATTCCAACACCACCTGTTATTCAAAAAATAGACCCATTTGGAGGCAAAATGAGATTTTATGTAAATGATCCAGCATATCCAGCACTAACAGAAAGTGTAGCTGATGTTAAACCAGATAGATTAAAAATATCTGTTATGTATTTAAATCCTAATGAAATGGATTTTAACACAAATGGTGGCAAAGCTGCAAATGCTTATGGTGTATTGGCTAATACAATTAACTTCTTGAATCCTAAATTGAATATAACAAAGTGGGCAATGGTTGACACACTTCAAGTCAATCCTTTGGCTGGTCAACAGGCAAATGCCTATTATGACAGGTCATTTTTGAAGTTCTTTTATTTCACTAAGGGTAAAGAAACAGTTTATACCTGTTTGTCTGCTGATATTGTATCTCATGAATTAGGTCATGCTTTGTTGGATGCAATTAGACCAGAGTTTTTCAGCATGGCTTCTATGGAAATTTGGGCTTTCCATGAAGCTTTTGGTGACATAACAGCTATATTAGCAACATTACATTATGATATTGTTTTGAATTATCTTATGGAAAGAACAAACGGTAATCTAAGACAAAATAATATTATTAGTGAAGTGGCAGAACAGTTTGGTGCTGAACTTGGTTTTAGTCATGGTTTGAGAAATGCTTTTAACACATTTAATTACATCAAACCTGAGACATTGCCACACAATGCTCCGAATGATCAATTATCATCTGAACCTCATTCTTTTTCAAGGGTTATGACAGGAATTTTCTATGATGTTCTTTGTGGTTTGGTTGACAAGTTTGGAAACAACAAATTAGCTATTGTTAAGGCTAGAGAGTATTTGAAAGATACATTCCTTGAAGCTTGCAAAATAGCCCCAGCTGCATCTAACTTCTTTGAAACATTCTGTAAGACATGGCAGCAAGTGGATGCAGCAAGACCTGAGTCTCATGCTGATGTTTTGACCAAAGTTTTCAATAATAGAAATGTCTTTGCTGTTCGTGCCATGAGCATGAGCAATGTGAACAATTTCGAGAAAAATGTCACAAAGATTACACACTTTAATGATTTGCAAATCAAGAAAGCTAGCTTAAAGGTACAACTTAAGCACATCGTTCCTGACGCAGTTGAATCTATGGGTGTTCAAAATTTAATGGACATGAATGTTTGTATACCTGTAGATGAAATGTACCAAATGCAGGGATTTGCTCCGGGTGTTAATGAGGCATGTTGTGTCGATGATTCTTTAAATGCAGCCAAGTATTTCATGGAATACATTTTTGGAAAGAATGTATTTGGTGATAAAGAGGGTGATGTGTGGTCGAAAGATCAGGAGAACAATCTTGTAAGAAATATATTCCAATGTGATTGTTTTACAAACAACTGTAAGATTAAAGGTAATCCAGAGTATGGCAAGTGTTGGAAGCCTAAAAATAATACAGGATGTTGCACATATGGAAGCTGTGCAGGAACTACACCAATTCCTGAACCAAAATTTGAAAATAATTGTGATATACGCTATCATACATCATGCGGTCGTGTTTCATATGTTTCAAATTGCAGGGGGTTTAAATAATGCGTTGGTTTTTAAGAAACATCAATCCAAAATTAAATGAAGAAAATATTGATTGCTTTTTCTCTTCGTTAAATGATTCTGGTTTTTGTACAATTATTGAACCTAAATTATCTACATCTTATGAAGATGATGAAGATGACGATGAAGATGATTGGGATAGTTGGGATGACGATGAGGACGAAGACGAAGACGATTGGGACGATGAGGAAGATGATTGGGATGATGAAGACGAGGATGAAGACGAAGACGAAGACGAGGATGATGATTGGGACGATGAAGACGAGGATGATGATGATTGGGACGATGAAGAGGATGAAGACGAAGAAGACGAAGAAGACGAAGAAGACGATGATTGATTGAAATTTTTATTTTAAAAATCGCCGTTTAACGAAAGTTTTACGGCGATTTTTTTCTATATCTTCTTTTTCTTTTACTTTTTGCAAATTTGATTTTTCTGATTCAAATGTTGGAGGTTTTTCTAAGTTACTTATGGAATCTTTTGGTTGTGGATCGAATTCTTTCGGTGGTTCCAGACCAAAATTACCAGCAATTTCTTGAAGTTTGATATATTCTTTGAATGAGATCATAAATATATGTAGGTAAAATTATGAAAAAAGATTGGCACGGAATTCTAAAAATAAATGAATTTAAAGTACATCGTGGAGATGAAATACTTTATCTTGAGGAAAATATCTACAATTTACTTCATCTCGGTGGAGAAAGCAAGATATTAAGTGCCTTGTTTATAGGCGGTAATTCTGGAAACGCTTATATACCATCAAACTATTACATAGGTCTTGATAATAGAATATCAATACAATTTACTGATACCATAGACAGTCTAGTTGGCGAACCTAACGGCAATGGTTATGCGAGAATTGGAGTTCCAAGCAATGGTAGCTCTACTGGTTTTCAAATAAACATCATAGGAGAAACAGTTGCTGCTGGAACAAAAACACCGGGAACATTTGTTGCCACAACAGGTAGTTGGGGACCAGTAAGAAATTTGTTTTTAACTGATAGAGCAACAAATACTAGTGCAACTCTTTATTCAAGTGTTCCTTTGGCACAACCCGTAAGCGTACCTGCCGGAACAAATATTACTGTAAAATATACAATTTCATTAAGAAATTGCTAACTAATTTTTGAAAACATCATGGATTCATCAAAAAATTTGATATCTTTTATTTCAACTTTGTGATAAGAATCCAAATTGTTTTTACTATTTTTAAATGCTTTTTCAAAGAAAATCATTTCCTTGCCTCCATCTTTTTTATTCAATATGTCATGAATGTATACTACATCAAAGTTCTTTGCAGCAAAAAATGATTCCGCATCGTATTCCATCGGAATATGAATTTCATAATGTTCTGCATAAGCTCTGATTGCTGGATTTTCAGGTTCACAATCTATAAAATATTTGCAGAAAACTTCTTGATTAATATGGTTTTTATAATTCTTAACAAAATCAATTTGAGTAAGTATTCCAACCGCTTCTATTTTTACTCCGTTGAAAAGATCATATCTTTGTTCTTCGGTAAGAAATATCATGTGGCTCATGGCCAGCTTTTTTTGTTCTTTCTTTTTAATAGACATAATTATCTCGTTCTGAAGAAAGGGCAAATGTTGGAATAATCACATCTATAGCAATGATTTCCTACATTTCCAATAGCCTTATTCTCATCTATCTCTTCAATATTGCAATAGAGGTTTTTAAGTTTTTCCTTGCACTTCTTCAAATTTTCTTCTGTGAAATTAGTACTAACCATTTTGCCACCTTCCAAATAGAAAAGGGCTGCGTTTATTTTTTCAGGAGGTATATTGAACTTTTCATTTACATAAAGAGCATATGAATTCATTTGCAAATCTTGTTTGATTGTAGTTTTGTTTTTTCTCCATGCATTGTCTTTTGAAGTTTTATAGTCAATTATAAAAGCACAATCATTTTTAAAAAAAAGACGATCTATGAAACCCAGTAATATTTTTTTGTTAGGTGGAAAAAGATCATATTCTATTTTGTGTTCTACTTCTCCTTCAAAACCGATTTTATCCGTGAGCTTTTTTACAGCTAGTAAATGATTCCAGAATTTATTGTTGTATTCCGGTGTAAGTCGGTGTAAATCATTTGTGTTTTCAAAAAGTATCTCTTTTTTCAATAGTTTTTCACCAATTTTTTCGATTGGTTCTTCTCCCTTGCCTTCAACATATAGCTCCGCAGCCTTATGTACGAGCTTTCCATACATGAAGTAAAGTTGCTCAGGTTTGTCTGGAATTACTTGCAGATGATATTTATATTTATACTGTTGTTGACATTGCTCAAAACATTGAGAACGACTAACACTTAAATGGTTGATTTTCATAGCTATTTTTATTATAGTTTGTTTTATTCTGAAATGAGAGTGGGAGAAGAAACATGCCTGTTGATTTTGATATGTTTGTTGATTGGGCAGAAAAAAGATTTGATAATGTCAAAATTAATGGCAAAGAAGTACGCATAAATTCAGTCTTTACAGAAGACCAGAAAAATCACCTTTGGTGTAATCCAGAAGGTGGCAAAAGGAAGATAAATTCTGGTGTTTATCATTGTTTTAAAAGCGAAAAAAAGGGCACTCTGCTTGGCTTAGTGATGCATGTGGACAAATGTAGTAAAAATGAAGCGATGCAGATTTTAGGCATTAAAAGATCGGGTGGCAGACCTATAGAAGATGAGTTGGAATTAGAATTCGGAGAGAGAACAATTACAGCTGAAGAGCTTTATGAATCAGCCAAATTTAAAACAATAAATCTTCCACCACACACCATGTCGATATCATTAGCCCCAGAAATGTGGTATCAAAGAGCCAAGAATTATATGGCTAGCAGAAATCTAGACATAAGTGAATTGTACATTTGTTTGGGTGGTAAATATTCGGGCAGAATAATAATTCCTTATTATGACGAGGAAGGAAATTTAATTTACTTCAACGGCAGAAGCATAGTTGGTAGCGAATTGCGTTATAGAGGCCCGGAAAAAGACATAGGTGTAGGAAAAGAAGATGTTCTTTATTTCACAAAATGGCCAAGCAAAGGAGAAAAAATATATCTTTGTGAAGGCGAATTTGATGCTATGTCTTTGAAAAAAGTTGGTTTGAACTCAGTTGCATGTGGAGGAAAAAATCTTAGTGACAAACAGGCAATCTTGCTATCCAAGTACAAAGTATGCATGGCATTAGATGCTGATGAAGCTGGTCAAAGTGCAATATCGAAGATGGTTGAAAAGCTTAATTCTTTTTCTGAGTTAGGCACATCTAACAGAATAACATTTGTCAGACCTCCATCCATAGTGAAGGATTGGAATGAATTTTTAATTCACCATGATACTCAAATAATAAGGGGTTATATTGATAGTAACGAATCCAGCTACGAAAGTGAGTATTCATATGGTTAGTGGTCAGCAAAGAAGAAACTTAGAATATTTCAAAAACAAGATCGTTACCTTTTTCACAGGCCCAATAAACAGAAATTTTGAAGAGAAACAATTGGTTGATTATTTTGTTGGAAAAATAATTGATGTAGATGAGGCTGGAATATGGTATGAACACCCAGCAACAAAACAAAAGAATTTTATATTTTATAATTTTATAAATTTAATTGCTGAAGAGCAATTTGTCCATAAGTCAGAAGATCAAAATCCAATAGATGTAGAAAAAATTGTGAAAGCACAACATGAGGTTTCAACACCATTGCAGCATCCGAAAAGTTTGGACGATTTTAAAAACTTAATCTCTTGATCTTATTTTTTCTAAACAAACCAAGGTTCTTTCGTAAAGTGTTGATGTATCATCAAAAGATATATGATTATAATCTCTCAAAGATTTTAGGGCTTTTTTACTTTCAGTTAATCCAAGTAATTCATCAATCTTTTTGTTTTTTAATGTATCAATAAAGTCTTGTAACATTTCTCTGTCGTATTTTCCATTTTCTATATCATCTAAATTAGAATTAAAATATTTAAGTCTATCTATATTGCTTTTAATATATTCATATATTGCAGGATCTCTTTGAATGATATTGTAGACTTCGCTTCCATAAATGTTTTTATTCTTTGCTATTTGCAAATTGAAATCTGAATATCTTATTAGTCCTCTCATAATAGCTTGTTCATCGGTTTCTGTAGGACTTTGCGCTCTATTCTCAGCAATCATTTTTTGTAGATAATTTGGAAAATGTTCTTGTATTGTCTGATATCTTGGATCTTTTTTCAAGAGCATCAAAGGTAATTGTATATCAAAGTAACCAATCTTTTCATGTGCCATTGGACTATCAACAAACAAGTCACCGTTTTGTTCTTTGTTAAGTCTATTTTGTTGTCTTTTATCTAAAGCCATCCAAGGTCTGAACCAATTATCTATCAGAGCTTTGTGTTTCCTGACTTCGTTTCTTTTTGACAAGTCAATATCTAAAACTTCTGCTGGTGGAATTGGCAAAGGAACAGGTGTCGTTGTCGTTGTGGTTGTGCTAGTATCAACTGGTGGAGTTTCTTCTTCACCATGATCTTCCACAGATTTATCCGTATTGAGTCTTTCTACTGTCTTTGCTTCAAGTTCTTGTGGACTAAGATCGCTTAATTCACAATTACCTTTTGCTATACAACCGTAGATTATTTCCTCTAAACCAACTTTGAATGTTTTAGACCATGCATCGAGTATTTTTTCAAGCTTGGTGCCAGCAGCAACTTCCTGTTCTAAAATCAAAGCTTGTTTTTCAAGATACTGATATTCAGCAAGCGTTGGAATGACGCTTTCTTTTACTCCAAGTCTGCCAAAAACATTCTGGTAATAGTAAGGATTCTTTTTATTTCTACTTCCATAGATTAGGTTATTCCACCAATTATTTAAAGAACTAAAGAATCCTTGTTTCTGATACTGACCAGTTAAAAGTTCCCTTTTTAGATTATCAACATGTCTAGTTAAAAATTTTGATATAAGCTCAGAAAGCTGTTTGATTTTTTCATTTGAAACAACTGCTGGTGCTGCTGGACTTGCAGCACCAGCAGATTCTTCACTTAAATATTGTTTTAGGCTTTTTATTTTTTGCATATATTATTTACATTTTCATCTTATAAATTCATTTATTTTTTTGAGTGACATCAATTTAGAGTCAAAGTCATGGAATTCAGAACTTGCATATTGTAAATTCAAATCATCAAATTGATTTTCTTCATCTTTGCTTGACATATCAAAATAAAAAGCTCTTCCTTTTTTGCCTATTAATTTGAATTTGTGCATCAAAATGAAGGCTGCTGCTCCAAGATCTGTAACAAATTTGTTTGAATTTATTCCAAAAGGATATTCTTCAAGTTTTTTAAGACCCATTAAGCAATGATCAAAATAATGAAATTCACTAAAAAGGTATGCTGTTTTAAGATCTTCAAATTCCATAAGTTTTGATTTTTCAACGCTGAAAATAAAAGTTCTATCTTTTCTTCCAGCAAGTGGATATGAATGCATTAAGATGTACGCAGCCACACCCAAGTCTTGTATATTTTTCTGCACAATTTCTTTAGAAGACATCCTTCATCCTTTCAATTTGCGGCTTCGGCAGCTATTAGGCAGCCTCTGGCTACGGAGTAAAGTGGATCTGCTGGGCGAATAACATCTCCAACAGGAATCGATAATTCAGCTGATTTTAAAGTTTCGCTGAAAATTTCGGTAAAACCTTTGGCACTTGCAGTACCACCAGCAACTATAAAGTCAACTGGATGTTCTGATTTAATCGCTTTTTTGGAAGTAGCTAATCCTTCTTTAATTCCTTGAATTGTCTTCTCAATCATCAATCTATACTGAGTTATTATTGCTCTCTCAACTAAGTTTGTAGGAGCAGCACCCAAATCAACCTTGGTCTTTTCTTTGTTAATGAATGTTGGGCTTTCGCCTGTTGCTTTAGCAGCTTGCTTGTCAATCCAGTCACCAGAGTTAACTATTGCAAATTGGAATATTGGATTTCCATACATGGCGTAACAAACATTTACCATGCCTGCACCACAGCTAACACCGATGCCAGTAAATGCCTTCTTTTGAAGTTCTGCATATACGAGGGCTAGAGCTTCGTTTACGGGCTTGGGATTTACTTTGTAGCCCTCGTCTGATTCATAGCCCCTGAATATGGCTTCCAAAACTTTGTTGTGATAATCAGCATCTGTTTCTTGATTAATTGCATTGGCTGGAACGCTGTAATAAAGATTTGCTCCATCCTTTTCAATTGGATCAATCAAACTATGTGCCATGATGCTCATGATTTGAAATGCATCTTTTTCTTTTGGGTTTACACAACCATCTTTCATGGGACGCTTTAATTCTAATGTTGGCAAAGTATAGGCCATGTTTACAGCACTTTCTCCAAGTGCGTATGCTACATTTTCTCGTTCAATTAAAGGAACCCCAGCTGTCTTCATCATGTTAAAAACAAAGCGATTCTCAAGAGGTAGATCCAAGAAAGCATTGATTTCTCTTTTGTAAGAGAATTTTTTGTCATCGCTTCTTTTGCAAGAAACTAAATTGTAAGTACCAAAGTCGAATCCTATATTAGACATTTTTTCACTCCTCTTATTATTTTTATTCCTTACTTTATAGTAGTTATGCAAAGTTTATTTACCAAATTTTAGTTTTTCTGACGGTTTGAAATCAGGTACTTCCCACATCACCTTGTCATCATCATCTTTTTTCTTTGGTTTTGAAAAACTAGTGACCTGCCTGTCACTACTATCTTCTGAAACACCAATACTGCCGTTTTGATTTAAATTGAGATTTAAATCAATCGTCAAATGAACTGTTACTTCGCCATTATTTGTTACTACTTTTACTTGGCTTGGTTGTATCAAGTTTGCCATACTTATATATTTAGTAATTTTTCGACATTTTCCCAGCAATTGTACAACATTTCCTCTGTTATTTCTTCCATACAAGGTTTAGGTATTAGTTTTGTTTTGTGACAGTTATTTGAATTGTTGCATGGACCACACCATTCAGGGAATTCATCAAAATGTTTTTGAACAACATGAACACTTGGATAATGTTTTGTTATTATCTTCCCATTTGTGTAACAAAATATAGCCATAGTTGGTTTTCCATATCCACCGGCAATATGCATATGGCCAGTATCTGTTGTAATTACACCATCAGACATCTGTATTGATGCCATACTTTCAGCTAGAGTGTCCCCGCAGAAAACTGGTATTTTCAGTTCTGACATTTCTATTATTGGTGCGTTGTGTATTGCAAAAACAAAATATCTTTCAGTAAGGTTTTTTATTTTCTTGCAAATTTCAAAAGTTAGGTTTTTAGTAGCCAAAGCTGATTTGGGTGCCAAAGCAATTATTTTTTTATCACCATTCCATCCAAGTTTTAGAAGTTTTTTTCTTATATTTGTAAAATAACAATCATAATTAGGCATAAATGTATTTGCATGATCTAAGTTGTATCCTACATGATTCGCCCATATGTCTGCCCTATTCTTGTCATTGTCTTTTCCCAATCTCCATTCATATTTTGTACAAGCATTTGTTAAATTATAAATTTTTAGATATTCTTTGAGATTTATGCTTTGATAGTCAATTAAATTATCAACATATGGATGGTTTGCCCCTGCATCCTTATAGCCATGTGGAATAGCCCATGTTACATGAAACTGTGGGTATTTTAATTTTAGATCTTGAAATATCATTCTCATATTAACGATATCTCCAAGACCTCCGCTGGATCTAACAATGCATATTTTGTTTTTTATTTCATAAAAATCTTTAATAGAGACATTCTTATTATGAATCACAGGATTGAAAAACTTCATAATTTAAAAGAAAAAGAGGGGAAGAATTTTCTTCCCCTCTTTCGATTTATATTTTGAATTTTTTGTTAGGTGTAGCAAACAGCTGTAGTACCTGCGATTACTGTGTAGGTTGTTCCTAGAGTAGATGCAAGTGTGATTGCTGAAATATTCAAGTCTCCCTTGTTGAAAACCTGAGTATTACCACCAGCCAAGGTAAATGGAGCGGATGAACCATTTAGTACGACTGTCATGGGATTGCTGCCTGTGTTGCTTATCTGTGTGAAAACAGCATAGCTTCCACCGTTCAAGGTATAGTCAATAGTTACAGAACCTGCTGCTGCTATTGTTCCTGTATTTACCGTTGGAACTGTGTTAAATTCATCGTTTGGAGTCCAAATACTACCATCATCTACAAGCACTTGTATAAAAGCTTGGTCATGGGGTAGTGCTGGATAAGCGTATGTTTTCCAGTAATTACAATCGGTGAATGTTGTGCCATCGGCAATTTCACGGAAAGTACCGTGTGGTCCGGGCGCAAACATGGTGCGTTGAATGGATGGAACCTCTTGGGCACCTGTTCGTGGGTCAATATCAAGTTGACCCATATATTTGTTGTTTAATACTACTTTGAACACACTCATCGGCATCTCCTTTAATATTGTCTTATACTTATCTATTATCGCCGCTTATTATTCTTGTATCTGGAAACATTTTCTGAAAAGAAACCGTTCCAGAACCGCTTTCAATCAAAACCACCTTGTTTCCCATGTACGCTGCTTCTATGATTTCTGGAGATTCTCTGCCAAAAAACACAGAATCAACACCATTATCTATAGTTTTTAAGAAAAAATCATTTGTATGTTTGGTAAGAATTGTTTCAATTATATTTTCATCTTGGAATGAATTGTTGATTCTTGAATGACAAACAAACATATCAATGTCATTTTTTTCACAAAAGTCTTCCAGACTACTATCGACTATGCATTCTTTGACGAAATTTCCTTGATACTTTTCATAATCCTGTATTGAGATGGTGTTTGTTAACTCTAAATATTTTATAATTTTCTCATCAAAAACGAAATAGATTTTTAGTTCTGGGTATTTTGTTTTAATATTTTTCTTTAATATCAATAATTTGGCTGCCATACAAACATCAGATCCCTTATAAATAATAGGTAAATTATTTTTAATAATCGAAAGATTTTCTATGGAAGACATAAAAACACCGAGTAAAGAGGAAATTATCAAATCAACTAATGAATCATTTGATTCTTTAATAGAAATGCTTGGGGAGAATTCTATTCAAAAAGATATTTTATTAGAAGAATTATTCAAAATTCTTCTTCAGTCATCCAAGAAAATGAAAGGTTAGAAATGCAGTATTTTTTTATGGCAAGAAGAGATAAGACAGCAGTAGAATTGCTTGGTGTTTGTGAAAATGCAAGCACCAAATCATACTTGCATAGAATTGATTCTCTGGAAGAATTAAATCTACCCGATGCAGATTACCATAAGCTAAAGAATTTTTATCAACCACAAAGAATGCTTTGGGAATTAATTGTGCAAGATTGTAAAGATTTCAATGAATTTTGTGATACATTAAGGAAATATGGTTATAAAAATTTACCAATAAATATGGCTCCTAAATTTTTAAATTATAAAAATGAATTGCTTAGAATACCTCAGCCAAAAATACAAAAAATTATGTTGCAACCAATAAAAAAAATCTAATCTGCTTGACTATATTTTGATTCATGTTATTTTGCAAAATGAATTTGGAAATCCACCAACTTTAATGTGTGCATAGTCACACTAGGAGCAAGATCATGAAGTCTTTTCTTACCATCATCACCATGAGTGCAGCTTTAGCAGCATCTATAGGTTATAACTATTTTCAATTTACTACGAATAAAAAGTCTGAGTTCCTACAAGAAGTGGCAGAAAAAAGAAGCAAAATTAGTGAAGATATGGCTAATGAACTTTTGTGGACAAAAATGAATGATATCCAATCACAAAACACAGACTTGGCAAGAATGCAAGGATATCAAGAGGGTATTCTATCTCTGGTTCATAAAATTGATCCAGCTGAATCTCAGATTAGCAACATTTGGCATTCTGGATACAGTAGGGGATTAGAGCAAACTAGTTTTGTTGGCGAAATGGAATTTGAAAAAGGCTATCAAAAAGGTTTCACGGCTGGACAAAATGAAACCATGAAAGCATTCAACACCATTTTCAAGAGCGGTGATAATGTTCAGGGGGCTATCAAGCAGTTCATTGACTCACAACTCAAAAAGCAAGAAGATGGTCAAAAGAATGAAGAGAAACCAGCACAAGAGAAGAAATAAGGAGTACTGACATGAAGTCATGGTTATTCGGCATAACTGCTGGCATAATTACTTTTCTTTTCTGTGTTGTTTCTTATTGGCAGTACCAAGAAAAGGAAAAGTATAAAATTTTGTTCATTGAGTCTATTTCCGAAAATTTGATAAATGAACAAAAAGTAAATTATTCTCTAGCTGATTTACAATCAGCTAGAGAAAGTGGGAAACAAGATGGCAAGGTTGAAGCCATGTTGATGATTTATTCAAATACTGAAAAAAATATTGACGATGAGTCAATAGAAAAAATTATCTCAATAGCAGAAAATTATCCGAAAAACTTGGAAAACAATATGAGCTTTCTTAGCTTGCTTAGTCAAGCAGCATTTCACAAAGGGCTAGCTAGTGGAAAAGAAAGTTCTGAAAGTAATTACGAACAAGGATATCATAAAGCGATTGAAGATTTTAGCTGTCCAGAAACAGGCAAAATGGTAGTGCCACAAAAGGATGCTAAACCATCAAAGTAGTATTGCTTTATTGAAGTTTTCTTGATCTAAGTGCCGGGAAAAACTGAAAGCTTTTTCCACTCCTGTGTGAAAAACTTTCAGTCCCGGCACTCCTAATTTATACCAAAGCAAACTAGCATCAATTATCTTGTTTGCTAAATTTTGTTGTGGATAGTTGTAAAAACCATCTTGTATTTTTACAGTTCCAGCCCGTTCCTCTGTGTAGGCATCAGCACAATAACCAAGAAAAATTTTGTTTACACCAAAGTAATTACACAAACCAAGAGCAGCACATATTGGATTTCTGTATTCATCAATAAAAAGATCTGATGCTTTTGAATTTGGAGATTGATACCATTCATCTGGAACAACATCGTAAAGATAGACAAGATTTTTGTAATTTGAAAGAAAATCATTGTTTGTTCTTCTGCTAGCCAACAACCTTGGAAAAACTCTTATTGGCATTTGAGATTTGCACGAATAATCGGGATTGGATATTAGCATGAATGTGGGAAGTACTTTTGCATTCCATAACTTGGCTGCCAAGTTTACGGTTATTAAACATGTTCTTGGTGGCAATGATTCAATAAGATCAATATGTTTTTCAAAACCATAACCGTCTGATATTATTATTGCCTTTTCATAATTAAAATTTTCTTGATAAAGATTTGTCAAATTCATTTTTGAATTTTTTATTTCATTGTCTATTATCAACTTGATTTCTTCTTCCTTGAAAAATCTATTCAAATCTAATGGTATTGCTTTCTTTTTAAGAAAATTTCTAACCCAAATATCTTCTATTTTAAAATATTCATTGTTGGTTTTATGTTGTTTTAGAATAAAATTCTGATCTTCGCCCCTAATGTTTTTGATTTTTACATTTTTGGTAAATATCTTTTCTGTTTTCATTTTTTCTCGCCAAACAAATCCTCTGTGTCAACATTAAGATTAGTGTTAGCTGAAACAAATTTTACAGTATTTGTGTTCATAGTTGTGTTTAACATATTTTTCGATAAGTCTCTGTATTCTACATTTTGAACTTTATCACTATCAAATGATAAAGGTGTTTGTGGAATTTCTTGAATTTGGATTCCAAGATTGTTGATGTTATTTTCTAATGAACTAGAGATATTGACTGGTTCAGACCTATTTTCTGGTGTTGGTATGTTTGGTTCTGTTATATTCACCCAATTATGTTTGAATTCTTTTGCAGTTGCTGCAAATGCTGCTTGGCAAACCCATGTGCAACCAAGGCTTTGACCGCCACATGCCCCCGGATTACAGTTTGTTTCAGTAGATGTTCCAAATATTGATGAAGTACAATCTGCTGTTGGTACTGCACAACAACTTGGATTTAAAGGTTGTGAACAAGCTGTTGAGAATTGTAATACCCAGTTGCCAATAATTGGAGTAGGTGTAGGTGTAGGTGTAGGTGTAGGTGTAGGTGTAGGTGGGGTAGTTGATGTTGTGGGAGTTGGGGTTGTCGATGTTGATGTTGTCGTTGTCGTTGTCGTTGTCGGCACAGGGGTTGTTGATGTTGTTCCGCTTCCAACACATCTTTCATCTTTGAAAACACCAACTGTACTACAAGAAGTTCCTATTATGCCAGAAGGACAATTCTGGCCGTTTTCACAATTATTGCAATAAGACTGCCATGTGTTATTACTAGAACATTCATATCTGCAATATCCTGTTGGCGCACTACAAGGTGGTAATGTTGTGGTGGCGCATTCACAATTAGGCAAACATGTTACGCAAGGATAAGTACAAGGTGTAAATCCAGTAATTATTGGACAGTAACAACCAATGTCACATTTGTTACCAGATGCTGTTGAATAATAAAAACCATTTATTGGGCTACACTCATAACAACAAGTATTGATTTGACAATCTCGACATGTTTCACAACCAGTAGTAGGCGTTGGTGTAGGTGTAGGTGTAGGTGTAGGTGTAGGTGTAGGTGTTGGTGTTGGTGTTGGTACTGGTGTTGGTACTGGTGTGGGTGTTGGTACTGGTGTGGGTGTTGGTACTGGTGTGGGTGTGGGCGATGGTGTGGGTGTGGGTGTAGGTGTGGGTGTAGGTGGTGTTGTTGATGTTGTGGGAGTGGGAGTGGGAGTTGTAGTTGTAGTTGTAGTTGTAGAGGTTGTTGATCCTGAAAAAGGAAGCGCACCTGAGCAACTTGAAGAAGTAGTAACGCTGGCTTTTATACAAAATCGTGTAAGACTTCCATTTAGTGTAGCATCATCAATTGCTATGTACAATCTCCATCTTTGTGAAGGAGATGGTGTTGTAGATGTGGTTGAACTTGTTGATGTTCCTGGTGTTGGTGCTGGTGGTGTATAACCATCCACCTGTTCACCATAAAAAACTGATAAACTAGTGCCATATGGTGCAGAAGGAATCCCAGCACCAATAGGAAGTGCAACAGATTGTCTACCGTTGGGGCTCGGTTTATACATACCAGACCCAGCAAATAATATGGCGTTTCCTGTGTAAATGTCTGTTGGTGCAGTATCCGAGAATGTTATTGTTGTATTTGTTGGAAAATCGGGTGGTCTTGTCGTGCTTGTGGAAGTACTTGTGGTAGAAGTAGTTGTGGTGGTGGTAGTAGTTGTAGTTGTGGTGGTGGTTGTTGTTGGATTAGCTTGATAATATCTGGTAATAACCCTATACAACATGTAGTTTTTAAGAGTATCACCTTCTGCTGAATTTCCAAGACCTTGCCATATTTTCGTTGGATTTGCAATTTCTCCCTGAAGCCCAGCAACACTCACTTTTACAGCACCTAATCTATTTGGTGTTGGAGATTGTCCGGGCAACGGAAGGCTTCTAGAATTCTTGATGTAAAATGTATTTACAGCATTTCTGATTGGTGTGAAGTTTGCAGCTGCCAAAGAAAATCTTACAGCTTTGTATGAGTTATTTTGCCAGCCAGTAGTTACTTGATTGATATCAAAAAATCTTGTGCCATCTGTGCTAAAACTCAATGTGATATTGTTTAGAACTCGTCCACTTTGATTCAGCAAATATAAATCCAAAGAGTAAACAGGCCCAGTAACAAATATTTCAGGATCAAAACTTATTTGTATTGGTGTTGCTTCTTGTATTGTATTCGTAATATAGCAAGATGTGTCTGTTGTTTCTGCATTTCCAGTATTGTTTTGCGTTGTGGCTGTAGGGCAAGGAGTTCCTGTTACTGCTGCTGATATAGAATCAAGCACTTCAGCTAAAGGAGGTAGCGTAGTTGTTGTTGGTCTTGGCGTAGTTGCTGGAACTGGAGTTGTGCTTGGTCGTCTGGTTGTAGTTGTTGGTCTTGGTGTTGTGCTTGTTGTGGTAGTAGTTGTTGTAAAACCACCCATCAACAAACATGATTGTCCTTTGGGGCTAACTAATAACATTCTAAGACTACCGTAACTCTTGCCTGCTGGTAGTTGAATATTACTTACTGTTACTGTAAGACTTGTGATATTGCCTTGATCGTCACCCAGTTGATCCAAATAAACATCGCTTGTACCAAGTTTGCCTACCAATGAGCCGTCTGAACCACAAACTATGCATCTTCCATTTACTGGCAAAGGATATTGATTTGCTACTAAATTTGTACTACTTTGTGGCCATACTGCTGGATCTGAACATAAGAAACATTGCTTATCAGTTTTATTAACATCGACATTTATGTTTACTGAAGCTGGATTTATGTTAATGCTTGCTGGGTTGATTGTTATTGTTTTCGGTATGCCAAAAGGCCCAGTATTTGAATTATACGCTGGATTAGGTGAACCGTTTGGCAAGAACTGTGGAGGTACTATATAGTTGCCATTGGCATCGGGTACTGTAATTCCAGGTATTTGTATATCAATTGTGGAAGGAAGGTTGGGTATATCTTTGAATGATATTGTGCTTGGAATATTAAATGGAGGGGTAATTTTTATTTCTGATGGAATTACAATAGGACCAAAAGGCCCAATATCCAAGGCTGGAAAAACTATCGGCGGGAATTGTAGTTGTTCTGGTGTAAGGTTTGGAACATTTACTTGATAGTCTGGGAAAGCAGGTATTGCTGGAATAACACATTGTGGCAATGCTGGATTGGCGACAACTGGAACTTGTGCTGGTTGACTTGGTGCTATTCTTACTGGGCCACTCTGTGTAGATATGAAACCTGGCCCAGTAACAGTTACACTCGGGTCAACTGTATTGTTTGGTGTATAAAGATGCGAGCCTGTTTGATCTGTCGAGTTATTGGTTCCATCACCAAAATCAATATTGAAGTTTATTCCGGGTCCAGTTCCGGGTGTCGGTGTCGGGGTTGGAGTAGGTGTTCCGGGTGTCGGTGTCGGGGTTGGAGAAGGTTGTGGGGTATTAACATTTAAATTATAATTTATTGTTGTGCCAACATTCGGATTTTCATTAACAACCCTATATGTGAAATCTATTTCTGGAACACCAAAATCATCACTTGTAAGTTGCAAATTTGCCAAGCTTTGGAGTTCAAGATCCAAGGAAGCAATAAATCTTTCCGTGTTGACAATAGCTCTCGCAAGTTGGTTGTGATGTTCGGCTATTACAAATCCTCTTACATCAGTACCTGCACTATTGAATTGTGGTGGTTTGCCACCTTGATTCCTGATACAATTTATTAATTTTACAGCTTTGCCATAGTAATTTCTTACAACATTGTCGTAATAAATTAATTCTCCGCTGATGTTGGCAAATCCATTATCATCCCACAAATCCATTTTGTCATCGGCAACTGGAACTATGCTAATTTCTGTTGCCCATGCTTTTAAATCCTCAGACAATACGGTTTCAGCGGTGTTGAAAACCTTATACAAGGTTCTGTCGCTGTCGTACTGTCTTGGATAAACAGATTGTGATGGGAAAATATTAGCCAAATTCTTTCCTTCTCTTATTCCTTATATTTATTAATAGTTACCAAAAATCCATTGTTCTCCAGATGGTCTGGAATCAAGTTTTGAAAATGTCAAATCTATTGCATTAAATTTCAAATAAGCATTATTGCTATAGTCATAACTGAGATATGCATTGTAGTCATTATTTGTTGTTCCAACCAAAGTGTTTTCCTCGTTGGCATAATTTAAAACATTAGTATCTTGCAAATCATTAAATGTCACAGAATTTTGACCCGGACCTCCCACTTTCCAAGTTGCAGTATTTGTGTCATATTGGGAAACAGATCCTGTGTTGTTAAAGAAAAATATTCCATCTTTGAGATTTAGAAGTATTCCTTCAAGTTTTTTTGGTCCAGCAATATCCAGTAATTTCTCAAAAGTTCCTATGAGATTTACTCCATCACTTACACTTCTATAGAATGATTTTATGGAAAAATTATCTCCAGCTTCTGTATTTTTTAAAATATAAGCATTTTCATTTCTAATTGTAGTTCTATAGGTACTAAAATTTCCCCAAAGGTTTTTACCAGTATTGTCATATACTGCTGCATTGTAAGTAAGCTCACTAGCAGAACCAATAAAACTGGTTGATGTAAATGTCCTAGTATTATTCCATGTCAAATCTAAAGGATTATGTATGGCAAGGTTTAAGTTTGTAAGTGATAAACCGGGAGGTTGTGGGCTAGTGGGATTTCCGAAAATAAAATATGTCTTATTTTGATAAGCAAATGATGTCCAGTTCCAAGGTCTTGTGGTGCCAGTTATATTTGCGTAAGTTTCCTCAAAGGCATTGAAATTTACGGCATTAATCGTTTCCAAAGATATTGGATCTAACACCCCTCTGCCGGAAGCCCAATAAATTGCAGCCTCACCACCTAGTCCAGATAAAACCGATGTTTTTGGTGTAAAAGCTGTATTTCTATTGAATTCTTGTAGTTGTTTTGGAATATTTGTTTGAGTGGAAATGATGTAGCCGGGATTTCTGGAAACAGGATAATAAACATTTTGAGTTTTGAATGTTTCGCTTATAAAACCCATTTCATTTGCACGAACTTGTGTTGTGCAGGGTGTGTTGGGAATACATGGAACAAATGTAAACAACCATGCATTAGTTCTTTCAACAACATTTAAATAACCTGAAGTGGTTGTAACTGTTGATGGTATTCTGCCGACTAACATACTGGTAAATTTAGTAATTCTATATGCTTCAGATTCTGTATCTACTCTTAAGACAGGTTGATACAATCCTCCACGACTGTAGATGGCCTGTGTTGACATGCTGTCGGCATGGAAATAATCATCCGCTAATGACCATGTGTATGTCGTTATGGGATCAAAAGGATTGTTGAAATTTGATGGATCTAGTTTTTCACCCGAATAAGAATAACCAAGATTATTGGGATTTTCACCACTTGGAATTAGAAGACTTATATTCATGTTTATTGGTGTTTTAAACTGACCATTTATTACATTTTGATAAGTTGACGGTATTATATTTAATACTGCGACTTCAGGTGCTGTGAATTTAACATCAACAAAATCAATCAATTCAAAAGTATCTTCACCATATTTATTTCTTACAGTAAGAGAAACAGAGTAAATACCAGATTCTGTATATGTCTTGGAAACAGTTGGCCCCTGTGTGCTTGTGGTGCCATCACCAAAATCCCAAAGATATTCAATGTTATTGTCTTTTATACTTTCTCCCAATCTAACACTTTGGCTTGTGAAATTGACTTTCAACGGAACCAAACCAATATTTTTATCGGCAACAAACCATGCAATTGGAGTATAAGCAACTTTTTTTAAATATTTTATTCTCTGTACCAAATTACCTTCATTTGGATTTACTGGTTCTTCATCATCTTGCAAGCCTACTACTTGTTGAATATTAATCAAAGCATCTTTGATGTTATTATGATGTTCTGCCATGACATTCATGACAATATTTGTAACTTTGCTGGGTTTATAGGTATCTGTAAATCCATCCAAAATAGTTAAATCATAAAAAAATTGACTGGTTCTATTTGCATAAAAATATGATGTTGCTCTTAAATTTGGATCTGAACATTGTTCTACAAGTGTTATGATTCCAGATGGTGGAAACAAAGCAGCTTTTTCATCATCTGGATTGAAGTAAATGAATCTATCACCAGGATTATAATCTTGTGCTAGTTGAAGATATGCTGAATCTTTTACTGCATAAAGTGTATTATCTGCATCGTAATTTTGTGGATATAAAACTGATGGTATTGCCATTAAATCACCGTAATTGAATCATAAATTACTGTTCTGTATACTTGACCACTTGCCAAGGTAATAATTAAACTTGGCTTATAACCACCTTCTTTTGGCTTTTGGTAAATGTGGGTAGCTGTGTGTATGTCAGGGTCATCTACAGACAAGTTTGTTCCGTCATCAAATTGCCATATTCGTGAGACAATTTCAGCTTTCGTTTGATCTACAAAAGTGAATGTTGTAGGCGTTGTTGAGTTCGCAGTTGCATATTGTCTACTTCTTCCTACTGTTGGTGTTGCATAAAAAAATGGCTCTATATAATCATTTGATATTGTTATGTAATTTTGTTTTGTCAATATTCCTTGTCCACCCAATTCTGTTATTATTCTGAGTTCTACAGTATATTTTCCTTCTGTTCTATATGTGTGTACTGGATTTTTTTGCAAAGATGTGTTGCCATCACCAAAATCCCAAAAATATCTGGTAGTTATTGAATTTGAAAAATTCTGAAATCTTATGGGTGTTCCAAGATAAGCTTTTGTAGGATAGGCTTTAAATTGTGGTCTGGGTGAGTAAAATCTAGATTCTTGTGCTGTGACCAATCCTTGAATTGTTGATGTTGATGTTTCTGTTTCGATTCCTACCTTGTTTTCTATTTGCAGAATTGCATCTTTAATTGCGTTATGATGTTCTGCAATTACGCTTCCTTGAACAAGTGTTCCTATTGGCCAAGGAGATTGTTTTGTGTTGCAGAATCCTCTTAGTAATTCTTGAAAGCTATTTGTTGTTTTCTTGTAATAATAAATCAACTCATACGATAATCCGGTGTAATTTGGCAAAACCATTCGTATCACACCCTGCTCTGGGAAAGCAGATGTATCTTCAACGACTATGGTGTCAGAAGTAAAAACAACAGTTTGGGTAGTTTTTGTTTCTGCCGAATTAGCTGCTTCGTATAAATTTACGAAACTGTCTATAGCTAAGGGAAAGATGCTTAAATCGCCAGACTGATATCCCAAATCGTAACTAGTTAATTTTGGATTTGCCATGTTATTATTAAGTGTTTGTGCCTATCATTTTTTTACTTATATTTTCCAATACTTTTTGCATCTGTTTTTGAACTGGTGAGTTATCTGGTAGAGCAAGAACTGATTTTATAAGTTCTAAATTTGCTGGCTGACCAAACATAGCTCCCAAATTCAGTTCCATACCAAATTTCTTATTCCAATATTCCATTTGGGCTTCATGATCGTTGATATCTTTGTATTCGCAAGTACTCAACAATCTATTGAAAATTTCAATAAACTTCTTCGTTTCAGACAAAGTATCGCTAATTCTATTTATTATTATTTTCTTATTATCTTCTATTTTTGAAATCTTTCTATTTTGTCTGGAGATTAAAATACCTAGTTTTTTCTTCTTTAGTTCTTGTATGTTGATATTTTTGCTGAAACAATTCTTGTTTTCCATCAATTGCAAATTTATTTTTTCAATTTCTAAATTATCATCTATTTCAATGAGTTCTCTTTCATAGTTTAAAATCGTGTCTCTTCTCGTGGTTATTTCTCTTATGCATTGCCAAAACTTGCCGTATATTGATGTCTCTTTGCCAATTATAAATTGTTCTATTTGGAAATCTGTGTGCCTAGATGGAAGAGCATATTTTTCTGCTATTTCAAAAATTTCGTTTCTTAAATTTTCCATTAACCACCTATATGTTTCTTGTGCCGACTACGGCTTTAAATCTGCATCCTTTTTCCAAAGCTTTTCCAGCCCACATTAACTTAGTAAATTTCGGATCAATTTCTTCCTTGAATTCACCCACTTCTTCATAAAGTGATTTGCTTAAAAGTAATCCGTTTATTGAACTGTCAACAAAATCCCATATTCTGTTATAAACAGGATACAAGACATCTTTCTCGCTCGAAATATGCCTTGACAATTTCTTGTCAACTCCCTTGCAAACCACACTACCAGCTTGCAAAAAATAAGCCCACTTGGTCTTTATTTTTTTCATGGATGTATCAATCAAATCAGAAATAGAATTGTTTTCAAATTGAATAGTTTCATATCCAATATTTTGAATCTTTGAAATGCTAGATATTAAAATATCATAATTGCCACAAAGTTCTCCTGTAGATGTTATAGATTTTTTTATCTTATAAACATCGCCGTCTAAAGAGAAAATGACAACGGTCATGTCCATCTTTTTATTTTCATATGGCATTTTTGTGATCCTTGGGTTTTTAAAAATATATCTTAACCCAAAGGTACTTCAAAATCAATCAAAATTATATCATCAGCAGTAATTGCATTCTGTAAAACAAAACCTTTTTTATTTGGTGTTTCAACGAATTTGTTCAAAGTCCATGTTGGATTTGCAGATCTTGAAGGAACATAAACTGTAAAATCTGGAGATAATCTTATTCCATTTACAAAAACTTTAAGAGAACCAGAAGCATAGGCTGATGCTAGTCCAGTAATATAGTTTTTATAATCTGGCGAAGTCGCTGTTGGTTGGGGAATTATATTGTCATAATGCCTATGTGCATTTGTAAGTCCAACAGTAACATGAGCTTGTATTTTTTGGTCAGCTTCAACAGTCCATGTGACTGTATCAGATGGCTCAAAAAAACCAACTCCTGAATTTATATAAACAATATCTGATATGCCGGTAAAAGCCAATTGAAGATTTTTTGCTTCTGGTTGTATGAGTTCAAGTTTCTGTCTTTCCTCTAACTTCATTCTTACATAGTCAACACCCTCGTAAACCCCATCCTCATGGTATCCAATATTATGCAAAGATTTATCAACCGCTTCTGCTTTCAAATCACCATTATCTTGCAATGATTGTGACAATCTTGCTGCAAGAGTCCCGGCAGTACCTATCGACTGAGCAAGTATTTCAGTATTGTAATTGACAGCATTGTTTATTGCCACATCTCTTTGAGCCAATGCAGCAAGTGGCAAATTGTCATAAGTCCAAAAATATGGTTGATTTGGATCGTATTGAGGTACTGGTATTAGATCTAAGTTAGGCATATTGTATTTACACTTTCTTTTTTAATATTAAATCAAATTAACATACCAGTTAAATGTAATCTGTATATTTTCAGTTTTATTCAAATCTGGAAATGTGACCATGCTGTAAAGATCACCATTATTTAAAACAAGTGCCATTTCATTAATTGCATAACCATTTGCATCGGCATATGCCAACACAGATGTGAAAATAGCCTGACTTGAATTTGGTTGATCTATTGTTGAAATTACAGGTTTGGTTGCAACAGTAGCTCCAAACAACGCATTCATATCGGGGTTTACTAACTTTGTCTTTCCAGAATCAGTTCCACCATTTCCAAAAATCCAACGATTCACGAAATAACCACTACCATCTCCATTAAAGTTTACTAACATTTTTGCAATAGCAACCCTGCCCAAATACAAAACGGTATTTTTTCTTTCAAAAACTTCAATCCTTCCATCTTTATGTTCAACAGTTGCCTTTATGCTTCCAATGCATTTCAAGTTTGATTCTGTCATTTTATTTCTCCCGATTGTGTTGTGCCATCTTTATATTCTATCTTGAAAGAAACTGATTCAAAAGTTTTTAATATTTCTTTTGGACTACCTGAATCTTTATTGTCATTTGCAAAAGCAAAAGGTGTGACAGTTGGAGTATCGCCCACGGTTCCTCCTGTAGTTATTAAAGTTTTAAAAATATCAGATCCAGCCCTGTTTACATCACGCAGTTCTGTGTTGAAAACAACTATATCATTTTTGAAATATCTATCAATTGTAAAGTCAACAGCTGTTCCAACAGTTGTGAAGTCAACAAATTTACCAGACAAATAAACATAATTTGGATCGACTCCAGATGGTGGGTCGATAATTGCATATGTTTGTTCATTTATGGTTATTAAATAGTTTTCCTTGAAGTTCTGATTATCAACTAATGCTGTAGCTGGATCATCGAAAACAGGAATAGCTGAATTTCGCAACAATTTCATTCCACCGTAAACCAAACTGCCAACACCATTGTTTACAACTCTGTTTAATACCTTGCCTTCGACTGACAAAGATCCCAGCGTCCATCCTTCAATTAAAAATGCTTGATCATTATAAGCATCAAATTCATAAAATTTGTATTGCTGTCCATTTTGGTAGAAGTAAACATCACCAACAAGAATATTCCTTACAGTATCAACTTGTAATGATGAAGGTATAATAACAAGTCCATATTTTTTCGTGAAATAATCACCAGTCACAGAACTTAATGCTATTGTGTCATCTGGGAATAATATTTGATAACTTATGTTCTTGATTTCGTTTGGAGTCAATGTTCCATCATTAGCTATTTCTATTATCCCATTATTTATATTTGTTATATAATAATCATTTGATCCAAGTCTTATTTTCCAAGCAACTGGTGAATAACCATTGTTTACATCCCAAACAGTCCTTATGTTTAAAATTTCAAACTGGGCTGTAATTGATGGATCTAAATCTGTTAAATAATATTTATAATAATCTACAACTGTGAAATTAGTCGCTTCTAAAAGTATGTTTGATATTCTGAAATTAAATTCTGATTGCAGCAAAGGCTCAAATACAGGATTTATTCCATATGGTGCTATGGATAAATAACTACCAGAAACATTAGACACATAATAATTCCCATAGTATGCTGATGGCTGTAATATTTCCAATAGTGTTTTGTTTGGATTTGGATTGATGCTCAATCCACTAAAGTTAATCAAAGGAGCAAATAGTCTAATGACATCATTGTAAGCTGTTGAAGAACTCGTCACGCTTGAATCTAATGTTGCAAGTTCATTTCTGCGAACAGCATTTTGTTGCAAGCCACCGAGCATCAATCTATTGAATACTATTTGTGCCATGCCAGCAATCATGAAATCTTCTTGATAATAACTGATGAAATATTCAATTGTTTCAACCGGAGAAACCACAAATTCCGTAAATGAACCGCTGAAATTGAATGTGTGCAGTATTGAATGGAATGGAGTATATTCTGCTATTATTTCCTGACATTCCTGAAGTATGAATCTTGAAAGCTGGTTGATTTCAACATCGAGACTGTAATATGCACTTATTCCACTACTGCAAGGCTCCAAGAAATTTTTGTCAATATCACTAGGAGATTGACTCATTCTTAATGAACCATTGTATTCATCCATGTTATAGATGTTTTCTGAATATGGGAACTGTGTTCTAATCATTCCAAAATTAACAAATGGAACATATGGATTCTGCACACCTATAATGGCATCAAACAGCACATCATTTTTTGATATAAGCTTTGTATTCCAATCTTTTGGTGGATATTCAAAATACCTATCATCTCTTAAATCAGCTAATGGCAATTCTCTTTGTATGTGCAAATCAAGTATTTCAGCAGTATCACTTTCATATTCTTTGAATTGATAACTTATTTTTATTACATCGCCGGGAACCAAGGCTGGTCCCACCCATGTAAGCATGCTTTCGGCATCAATCGTGATGATGTTTATATTTGTTAAAGGCTGATCCTCATAAGTACCTGTTGCAGATCTTTTTTGTATTGTAAATAATATGTTTATTGGTAAAGAAACTTTAGTCAAAAGGAAATTCAAAGAATCTATGAAGACAAATGTTTCAGTATAGAAGTATTGTGATCTTGTCTGCCAAAGCTGGTCGAATCTTATCAATCTAATTCCAGCATCCATCAAAGCTTCTTCCAATCCTTTTAAAGTTCCTTTCATTTTCATGTTTGGAACTGCTTTTTTGATTTGCTTTCTCCACAAAGTAACATCAGTTGATCTTAGTTTTTGTGCAAAAAGATTGGCCACATAGTTAAGCAAAGGTTCTTGTGTAGCATTAGCATCAACTATGTCTATTATTTGGTTGGCATAATTTTCTATAGTCGTAAAACCACCAGCAACAGAATTGTTAAATTTTGTTAAAACATTATAAGATATATCTTCTGTAGTATAAGATGTGGAATACATTTCTGGCAAATACGATTGCAGTAGTTTTTGGTACTTTTCTGGCTTGGTTATATGTGCTGGATTTGCAACATCATTTGCAATATTACTTTGAACATAAAAACTCAAATATTTTGTCAAAGATGCCTTTGCATAACTTGGGGTATAGCTATAGCAAATGTAATAATCACCTTCTCTAATAGTCCCATTGGGTTTCCATACGAATTGAAACAATCCAAAAGCTAAATCAATATTTGGATCTGAGATTGGAACTACGATTGGATTTGGAACAAACGGCAAGTCATTTCTCCAAAGAGGACTTCCGTAGCTACCCATGTTGAATACAGCTGTTGCCTCGCTGTAATACATGTCAGTTCTGAATGTGCTATTCATCCAATCATCTTTTGCCTTTTGTGCATTAGCAATATTGATATTCGTTGGAACACTACATGCAAGTTGCTGGAGTCTATAATATTCTTCCTGAAGTTTTATGTCATAAATGTCTATTTGGTTTTCATTTGTTTTACTGCCACTAAGATTTCTAGATATAAAAAATATTTTTATATTGTCAAATTGTACTGGATTGGCATTAAAACAGTTTTCAGCATCTGGAGTGAACAGATTGAAAACTATGTCATCAGTAACTTTTGGATTATCGTAATAATTTTTAATTGCCATTATCTTTCTTTCTTTTACTCATAATGGAATTGAATTATTGTGTTTTCTGGTCTTATGATCTCAAAATATTTAGCATGAACAACTCTTCCACTATTGCCCGGATCATTTGTAGTAAATGTAATGTCATATCTGTATGGCCCTTGAATATTAGACAAAGCCTTTACAATATCGCTATCACGAAGGCCTTGACCATAATCCCAATTATTTAAATTAAAGAAAATAGCGAGATTTCTCTCTATTTTCGATTTAATATCATCTTCAAAAGTTCGATAATATTTATCCATGACAACATCAAGATGAACAACTGTTTGTATAATCACACCATCTTTAATTACCAGATAGTCTGTTATCATTTTTTTAGAATCCATGTAATCCATGAATTCTGCCTTAAATTGTGATGATGCAGGTGTTAGACCAGATATCCCATCCTTCGCAAGGATATAAGCTTCAATTATGTTGGCAGCACAACCACTATGTCTCAATGTTATTGCTGCCTTGCCCATAGCACCGTTGTAAGGAGTAGTGAATAAATTAGCTATATTTTCATAATCAGAACCAGTTACTGCTCTGTTTTGTGAATTGACATAAACAGGTAGTTTTCTTCTAATATCTTCTACAGTATCTCCACTATATCCAAATTCACCTTTTGTATAGTTTGTAAAACTTACAGGCACACTAAATGCCTGTCCTTCAACGGGCACCAAGGTGCTAGTATTTGCGAAATTTGTGACTATGTTTCCGCTGGGACCGCCACCAACCCTGTAAACTACATTGATTACAGAACCAGTAGGAGGTAACAAACCAGCCCTGTTGTTACCAAAGATTATAAATGCACTATAATTTGCATTATATTCGACACGATATTCTTTTCTTGGTTGGCTATCTGTGAAGAATTCAACCCTTTCCCACTTTTGGTTATCAACAGTTAATCTGATAGAATCCAAAAGAACAGGAGAAAAAGTTAAAAGAAAAGATTGATCTATCGTACCATTTCCCAAAAATGTCTCGGTATATGTCTGTCCTTGCAATCCAACTATGTTGGAATTAACTACATTACCGGCAGATATTACTATTGGCTGATCATATATTGGTCTGTTGAAATTATCAGCCGGGAATAGTTCTATGTTTATTACTTGATCATTATTTGTCACTTCAACATCGAAAGGTGTTGGTATTACCAAGTCTATAGTCTGTGCAGAATTTATTCTTGCCGTCCAAAGACTTCTGGAAGGTATTGGTGGTGTGGGTTGAAATCCCACAAGTTTTGCAAGTCTGAAAGCATTGTCTATTTCTGTGACTGTGTCTATGAAAATTTCATTTGCAATTTGGTCAATTTTGAAGGATAGAGTATCGGCTATAAAAGCCCAGTTCTCTATTAACATGATGGCAAGGCTTGATTCAACAAAATCGTTGAATTCACCCGTGAAATTTTGTTTTATGAAATCAACAAGTCTGGCTTTCATAGACCAGAAGTCTTGATTTGTATAGTTTAAATTAACAGGACTTGGTCTTTGAACCTGTGACGCTTCTTTAAGCGGTGTTATTTCGAAAGGACATGTTTCTGCCATTTTATGCGTTTCCTAATGGTAATTGTATTACAAGCCTGTCAACACTTTCAATTTGATCAGGCAGAGAAAATTCAATAGTGATAGAAAGTATATTTTCATAATTTTTTGGATCATCTCTCTGTTCTGGAAAACCTGTGTTATTAACAAATATGTTCTTCACCACAATCCTTGGTTCCCAATCCCTTATTGCATTTGCTATTGTTTCCCTAGCCCTACCAGCCAAAACAGCATCATTTTGTTCAAACAAAAGGTTTCTCAACGGTGTGCCAAATGTAGGCAACATAACTCTTTCATTTGGATTCGTTAATAAAAGCTGAAGTAAATCACCCTTGATGGCATCAGTTCCTGTTATAGTTCTGATTAAACCAAGAGGATTTTTTTCAATTGGAAATGAAGCTGCAAGAATTTCCATTAAACACCAAATTAGTACATCTTAATAGAATATCTATTAAAGAATTATTTTATTTTAGCGACCCTTACATGCCGAAACTGTCTCTAAAACATATGGTGTCATATTGTAAATAGATGCAGTACAAGCTTTTGGAGATGCACTAGCATATACCCTGTCACTTATTATTAATCTTCCATTCGCATATACAACCACAGGAAACACACCGGGAACCTTTTCTCTCGGAGTTCCATCAGCATTTGGTTTTTGCTCATAATCTTTTCCAGCCAATATAAATGTTTGTTTATCACTCCTACAAATAAATTGATTGCATTGATTGTAATATAAATCTTCTGCTACCTCATATCTAGCATTTGATGTAAAACTGTATTTGTTGCTTGGATTTTCACTATCACCAACTATATCAACATAGTTGTCATAGGTTGATACAATGTAGTTTCCACCTGTTCTTAGAAATACAGTACCAGGACCAGTCGGACTCTCTTGCATAACAAAAGCGTGTGGCCCTCTTTGTGTGTTATCGATTTGTGGAGATGTTAATATTATTTGCTGTGTATCTGTTTTTTCTTGTGAATATGAATCACGCATTTCAAATCTCAATCCATATCCACTCTTGATTCTAATATAAGCATTTGTTGCCTTGTTCTCTGGATTATTGTTTCCTCTTCTGCAATTCTGTTGCTGTTGCTTGTTTTGTGCATCTGAAAGTGTTATTTCATGCAAGCTTGTACTTTGTATTTTAATTCCTTGATTTTCAGTCGCAGCAGAAGGACAATCAGGACCAGCCATTTCATCACATAAAGAAATGCTATTTCCTAAAGCTGATTGAAGTTTGATTCCATTGTTTCTTCCCCTGACATTAGTTGATACTTCAATGTCATTAAGTTCAATAAAATGTCCGGTTGTTGATTTCCAATATGTTCTTCCCATGAATTGATCAGAACAACCAAAGTCAAAAGCTTCCATGCTTCTTTGCCATTCCATTCCTCCCCTAGGATCTTTTACAGAATCATCCATTACAAATGTGTGACCAGATATAGACAATAGTTGAATACCAGATTGTGGCAGATCACATTTGTTGTTTTGTGGAGTTTTTGGGCCACCATAAGGACGACATTCACTTGCTTGTTTAAAAAAAGGATTAGTGCCTTTTTGCAAATCTTTCTCTGGTGTTGATTGATTACTTGGATTTCCACCTATTGTTTTGAAATTTGCGCCACACAAGGTAGAACCGGGATTTGCCTCAAGTTTTTGTCCTAGATTTGGATCTATATCATTTAGTAATGCAGGGTTTGGCAAGGTGCCAGCATAATCATCATATTGATATGGGTCGAATCCTAATTCGTCAATAAGGTTTGCAAGTTCCGCTCTATCAGTATCAAAAAGACTTACATCTTCAGCACTACCCGGTTGTGGATTTGAAACCCCAACTATACAACTAGTGTCGCCATCTCTGGGGTTTTTGCCATTAGCACCTAAATCACAACTTGGATGAGCCCATTGACCACCATAATGTAAATGGTCATCCTTAAAACATAACCAATTGCCATTTCCTGACATAATTTCAATTCTTTTCCACTTCCTGTTGCATCTTCCATCTCCATCAACCATCTTAAACATATGCTTTTCTGGAGTTTTAAATCCATAAATATTTGGATATGTTACTCTTTTTTGAGGATCTGGAAATGTTTCTAGATCAGTTGGACTAATGATATCGAATCCATTGTAGCTTTCTGTGTTCCAAGGTGGCAAAACTTGTGTTTCATTTGGGCCACATAAATAACCATTTCTTCTGCCTCTATAAAGTTCCTCATATTCTTGAACTGGAACACTAAATGCTGGTTGGTCTGGATTAGATTGATTGGGCAAAGCACGACTAGTTGACCATGTTGTTCCAAGATAGAAGGGAACACCTCTGTTTCCAGCTTCAAATCCAAATATTACTGTACTGCCAGCTGGAGGAACCCAGCTAACACCACAATCATCAAACCCACCAAAGGAAGATATTGGAAAAGCAAAGGGCAAAGAATTAACATCTTCTTCTGGATCATTGAATAATGGTGAAAATATTCTTACACGATTTTGCTTGTAAATATCCAAGGTATCAACGCAAAGACCGATGTATAAACCATAAGCAGATTGTTTTTGTCTTTTCTTCTTGACCTTAGATGGGCCGGGATCTTTTGGTGTATCACCTCCACCTGTAAGAGCGGCTTCTAATTTTTTTATTCTATTCAGTAAACTAGATAACTTTCCCATTTAATACACTTCCTCAGCACCAGCTGCACCGGATTTCAGTTTTAATGTAGTTGTATATTTTCCAGAATTATCTATATTGTGGCTCACACCAACAACATTGTAATCTGTTCTCGAAAATGTTTGGTTGACACTAGGTGTTGCCAGCCAGTCACAACCTGTGGCATTTTGTGAAACATTGAATGGGTTTAAATATATTATGCCAATTGTTGAGCCTATGTTGTTGAATATTGATGCATAATAAGGATCGCCTTGAATTGTCAAATCAGCCTCTATTGTGCTACTGTACTCAAACAATTTTGTCGCTGCTGCATTTGCCTGTATGTTTCTTGCTTCTTTTGCAGCAGCTTCATCTGGTGTTCTGAAATTGTAGTTTGCAGTTGGAACTTGTATTGCAGTTTGCAAGCCAAGAAGATTGCTTCTGTCTTTTGTTTTACCACAAAGTCTTGTTGGCTGAACTGCTCTTTGAACACCCATAGCAGCTTGACCTCCACCCTGACTTTGCGCTGACACAAACTTGACTTCAGGATCGAAACTTAAAACTGGAGAACAATCTCCACCATTTACAATGTAAACTTTGTCTACCTGTCTGCTTGTAGCACAATTAGCACCAGTACCTAAATTACATTCGTCTTGCAATGATTCAATTACCAATATATTTGGATCAACCAAAGTGCTTGATGTGACAAAGAAAGTGCCAAGCTTTCTGTCCGTTGACATTGAATTCATCCACTTTCTTAAAGCAGATATTGGATCTTGACGGTCGGGACTCCAAACACTCTTAGGACCATTTTCACCACCATCTGAAGCTGGAAAACCAGCTGGTGCCAAGTTTCTTGTTGATGTTTGCCTCAACATTGGCACTCTTGTTTTTAATGGTCTTGACTTGCAAGATCTGTCAAACAACATTTTTCTTGATGTAGCAAGATTTACCTTTTGTGCATCTGATCCTATTGGCGTAGCCTGTCGCACATCAGAAAATGTCTCATTTGGGCCAGCACCGCTTAGTTTGTACTTCCAAATTCCATTGGAATTTTGCGAACTAAATTGCGATATTACAAAACAAAGAAAACCGTTAGGTTGGGCTTGTGTATCAGCTGACAATACCGCTCTTCTTCTCGTTTCTTCAGCAGAACCATATTTTGAAACTTGACCGTTGCAGTCTGTTATTATCCATCCAAATTCAAGAAGCATCGCACCATAGTTTGAATTAAGATCACATGAGTCATTTGACAAGTTTTGTATAAAGTAATTGAAATCTTGTCCGCTGTAGTCAACTATTTCTATGTCCAGTTGTGGACTAGATCCAATAGACAATGTCATAGAATTTATGTATGTTGCGTTGTTTTGTGAGGGAGATGATTTGTTTCCTACGGATATGCTTTTGCCGTTTGCGTTTAAAACTATGTTTACAAATCCTGTTGAGGATGCTCCGGGTAAAGGCCTTGCTATTTGGGCACATGCATATTTTGAAGCTTCATATGGTAAATTACATTGCCTTGCCATAAAACACCTTAAACATAGTTGCTTGGAATTCTAATAGTTCTACCACCAACAAAGTCAGCTATATCAGAAATACTGTTATATTCCATGATCTTCCACCAGTAATCTGGTGTAGCATATATTTTATAAGATACTAGGTCGGGTCTGTAAGCGTAGGTTTCTGGTATTACTAAAAATTTGTCATCTTCACTTTGTACTATTTCTCTTTTTTTGTATGTTGTAAAAGTTATTTTCTTATCATCTCCATAGTAAAGTACTTTCGAGTTATTGTATCTACTCGTCGGTGTAACGAAGATTTGAGGTGTTAGCTGCGCTGCGTATTCAATATAATTCGCCATGTTAATTCCCCAAAGTAATAATTCTCTCTGCCCCCGGAAGATTTCCGCTGTCATAAACAACCACAAAACTAAGATCAACTTCAAATTTATAAGGAACATATGATGTCTCAGACCAAGGAACATCAGTTGGAAACTTAACACTATAGTTTGTCAACACAACACATAATGGATCATTTCCCAAAAGACTTCCGCATTTAATCTTGGCTATTGCTGGTGGTATAAATGGCAAACTACTGGTTGATGTTCTTGGATATGTCAAGCTTTGTAAAAATCGAAGCTGTAATAAATTCTGTTGAAGTTTTGCCTCCGAATCCGCAATGAACTTCATATTCCAGCCTATGCTTCTATCACCACCAGCTGTAAATGTTTTGCTGGGCAAAGAACGACCAATACCAGCTTCAGACTGATAATCAGCACTATGTGTATCTGATATATCTGGCAAATTGTCCAAAGTTATTCGGACACCAGCTGCTTCAATATAACAATCTTTGATTGGTAGTAGATTACCGCTTTGGTTTGTTGCTATTGGCATTTAAATCTCCAAACTAACTTAGTTAGTTATTTATTGTTTATTCCGCTTCTCTTATGCTGCTTTGATTGAAATTGCCAGTTGCAAATCCAGGTACTGTTATTTTTCTACCACTTGGTGAATTCCCACTTGTATCAGCACCTTCATCAGCTAATGAGTCACGAATCTCACCCATGATTTGAACCATTTGTCTGGTCAATGAAACTTCTTCACTCAATATCGCATTGATTCCACTAAGCTCGCCAACTCCAGCAGCAGATCCCGGCCCAGTTGAAACATACTCAGCACGAATTTGATTTGTAGGCCCATTCGGGAATGTACTTGAAACCAATCCAGTAGTAGCAGAAGATATAGTACTTATTCCAGATGCTATATTATTTGCAGCGGAAGATAAATTTAATCCACCAAAACTATCTCCAACAGCTGCAATTCGTATCATGGAGGCTTGTATAGATTCCAAGGAACCAGCTAAACTTGCGAAACTTGATTCAATGCTGGAAACTTCACTAACGGCTATTTCAAGTGCCTCGCTAGTTGCTGTTAAATTACCAGAACCAAATGCCACATCAACAAAAGCACCAAGGTCTAAGAAAAATCCATTTAAGTAATCGCCGCTAGTTGATGGATCGAAACCAATACCAGATTGAGATATTGAATTCAAATTGGCTGCTATGCGCTGTATGTTCGATGGCAACATATCAGATAGTTCTGTTGTATATTGAATCTTGTAAATAGCATCCTGTATTAGAGATGATTCTGGCAAGTTGTTCACGACAGGCCCAACTATGCCTTCATTAAGAGCCTTGGCTATTCCTTTGAAAAACTTTGCGAAGTCTTTTACTTTATCGCCAGCTTTGGCAACCGGGCTCTTGAAAAATCCAAAGAAACCACCATAGAAGTCATTTAAGACTTTACCCATAGTTAATATGCTTTCTTTGGTTACAAGCACAACCTTGCCAATCAATTTCATTATTTCTACTGCTTGCAGAAGCCTATCAACATCTTTGAATTCAGAGAATATGGGATCAATCAATCCAGCATTTAAGAATTTGTAAATGTTGGCAAATGTCATTGCTGCTTCGCCGGGAGTTGCACCCTCGTCAGTAATACCTGTCATTTTCTTTACTTCATTGTACATCCAAGGCAAGCTATAGACTAATGTTTGAATTATTCCCGGTAATGTTGTTACTATTTGGCTTATTCCAGCCAATGCTTCTGCTGCAATCTTTACATCTCTTGGATTGCCAATGTATTCAAATATAGGAGTTATTATGCCTTCATCAAGGAATTGGGCAAGTTTGATAAAGCTTTCTTGGAAAAATGGTGTGATTTGCAACAGTTTGTCTAAAGGTGCTTTTCTCCACGCACTTCTTCCATTTCCTTTTACCAATGGAGCAAGATTTGTTGTTAAATCTTTGATTACCACGGGAATTAAAGGAACTATTTCAGATATTCCCTTGAGTGCCTCTGCTGCAATCTTTACATCTCTTGGATTGCCAATATTTTGGAATATTGGAGTTATGATTCCTTGATCGATAAACATGGTCAAGGCTTCAAAGTTCTCTTTGAATCCACCAGTAGCAACTCTAAGAGCTTTGGCAATTTTTTTTCTGCCACTTGGCTTGTTTACAAAAGGCCCAAGTTCTTTTTCAATACTATCAACAACAGGAGGAATCAAAGGAATCATTTCTGAAATTCCTTTTAAGGCTTCTGCTGCAATTTTCACATCCCTTGGATTTCCTATATTTGCAAATATTGGATTGATGATTCCTTCATCAATGAATTTTGCTATTTCTGTAAATGATTCTTTGAAATCTCCTCTGGCAACATCGAGAGCTTTGGTAAATTTGCTTGCACCACCAAAGAAACCAGTCTTGGTTAATCTTGCCAAGTCAGTAGCAACGCCGTTTATTACGCTAGGCAGAACTTGAATTATTTCGCTGGTTGCTTTCAATGCCTCGGCAGCTATTTTGGCATCTCTTGGATTTCCTATGTTGCTCAAAACAGGATCTATAATTCCTTCTCCAACAAAACTCGTTACAGTTGCTATGCCCTCACGCATTTCTGGAATTAGTGGTTTTATCTTGGAAGCAGCAGAACTAAATATCCAACCATCTTTAAACAATGGAACAAGTTCATTCGCAACTGAATTTATGGCTGCTGCTATGCTGCTGAATATTGTTGGTAGTGGTTCAAGAATTTTCTTTGCATGCTCTAAGGCTGCCGGTGGTGGGAGCATAAATAGTGGAGCTATAATCCCACTAGACAAGAAAGATACTATGTTGAAAAATGCTGTTCGTATTTCTGGTATGTATTTTTGTATTTGATAAGAAACACTTCCGAATATTGACCATGAGCTAAACAATGGAATGACTGTTCCAACAAAATCATTAAGAACGCTTGAAATGTCATGGAATATTGTTTGCATCTGATTCAATATCATGCTGATTTCTTCGCCAACTTCAGCGTCGAAACCAACAGCTATAAACATCTTGTGTGCAACAGCAAGTGCTGCTGCCAATCCAACTAATTCACCAACCAAACCATAAAACGCTAATTTGCCAGCATATATCAAAGGGCTTATAAAAAATGCAAGTACTGAAAAGGCACCCAATACGGCAAGGGAGTTAAGAGCTTGCATCGATTTTTCAACAACTATTGATATTGTGTCTGCAAGTGCTGTAAATATTTCACCAGCTTCTGCAACTATTTCCGCATCTAATCCAAAAGCATCAGCAAGTGTCCCAATTTGCCATGTTATTATAGTTCCTAAAAGAAGCAAATCGGGTACTACTGTTCTAAATGCTTCTTGACCTTTTCTAATGAAAGGCCAGTAAAAAAATAATCCTACTAAGGCTACTCCAAAATTAGCCAAAGAATTAAGTCCAGATAATGTTGCGTCTGCTATTCTGCCTAGTCCCACAAGCAACGCTTCAAAAAAATCTGCTGTTTCTTTTACCGTTCCAGAATCAATATCAGCCAATGCTGCTTTTGCATCAATAACATTCAGAAGACCAGCACCAAGTTCTACTAAACCGGGGGCAAGCCATTTAAGAATCTTGCCACCAAGCCATGCCAAAGGAACGAGGGGTAATACTGCTGGGAATAATGCTAATCCGGCTATGCCAAATGCAGTAGCAACTGCTATTTTTCCACACGCATAAATTATCGTTGATACAAGATCCCCAACTTCTTCAGCTTTTTTTGCATCAATATCAAAATTAGAAGCAACACCATCTATAAAAGAAAGCAATCCAGCACCCAAAGCTGCTATTGCAGGTGCTAAAATAGCAAGTGCAACTCCACCAATCAAAATCAAAGGAATGTAGGCAACTGCCTGTGTTCCCAAATAACCCAAAGCAGCAAGTCCGGCTATGCCTGCTACGGTAGCCAAGGCTATTTTACCTGCTCCGTATATTATCGCTGCTATTGTATTTGATATTTCTTCAGCTTTACCAGCATCTATGTTAAATGCACCAGCAACACTATTTGTCAACAGCAATAAAGCTGAACCAAGCGCAGTCATCGCTGGAGCAAGTAAAAACAAAAGTCCCGCTCCAAGGAATATAGAACCTATGGCAGCAGGGTTTAATTTTTTTGCCAGTTCTCCAAGACCATATAGTCCAGCTATTCCAGCAATAGTTGCAACGGCTATTAAACCAGCACCAAAAATGATTGCTGCTACTAATCCAGCAGATTTAAGAGCATCAGAAGCACTTATTCCTGTCAATGAAGCAACACCAGCTGTCAAAGCTAAGACACCAAGACCTAGCAATGTCATTGCTGGTGCAAATAACAGTAATGTTTCTGCTCCAAAATAAATAAGTGGCAAAGCAAGATACAAAGCTGGTGCCAACAATCCAAGTTGGAAAAGACCTTCTAGTGCTGCTAATGTTGAAACAGCTATTAGACCAGCACTAAATATAATTGCTGCAACCGTCAGACCTGCTTTTAAAGCTGTGCCAGCATCAAAGCCTGTTAGACTTGCTATTCCACTAGTTAATGCTAGGACTCCGATTCCAAGTAGTGTTAATGCTGGTCCTGCTAGTAGTAGAGTCCACGCTCCAGCTTCAATAAGTGCTAAAGTTGCTGGATTCAATCCAGTTGCTAAAGTTCCCAATGCTTCCAAACCGAATATAGCCCCAGCAACAGAAGCAGCTATTATTCCAGCAGATCCTATTATTGCTGCAACAAGCAACCCTGACTTTAATGCACTTTGTGCATCAAATCCACTTAATTTTGCCAAACCAACAGTAAGAGCTAAAACAGCAACTCCAAGTAAAACCATAGCTGGTGCTAGTAAGCCAACAACTATTGCGCCTCTTGCTATCGCTGGAATTTTTTCATAAAGACTATCAAAAAATTCTGCATTTTCTTCAAGATATGGTATTGCTTTCTTGACAGCTTCAGCAATTAAACCAACAGAGCCAAGAACGCCTGCAATAGTACCTGCTGTTTCTGCTACTGTTGCTATGTTAATTCCAGCGAATTCAGCTATTTTGTTGACAGCATAAACAACACCAGTAGCTAACCCAAACAATGCCAATGCTAAAGCACCAATTTTAAGTCCAACTTTTAAAGATTTCTCTGGCTTTAATGCATTTATTTCGCCTTCATACTCGTCAAGTTTTTTGTAACCTTCTATTGTTGCTTTTATTAATATTGCTGTTGAACCAAGAATCGTGCCTATTGCAGCTGCTGTTTCAACAGCCTCTTGAATATTCAATCCACTAAATTTTAATATCTTATTGGCAATAGCTATTATGCCAGTAGCCAATGCAACCAAAGCCACAGCCATTACAGCTAGTTTTGGCCCTTGTTCTTGTAAGAATTTTTGTGCCTTGTCAAAAAATGCACCGCTATTTAAACCATCAATAATACTGTCATCACCACCTGGTGTAGTTACAGGTGGACTTCCCGATGGACTAGTTGTGGAAGGTGATGGAATAGGCCCAGCAACCAAAGCTGTCTTAAGCTCTTCGATATGCTTGGCCATCGGCTTCAAGTAATCTGTAAAGTATTTCTTTGTAAATTTAATTCTTGATTGAATATTGTCTTTTTTCATCAAATCAAGTTGGTCTTTTAAAACTGTCAACATTTGCTGACAAATTGCATCAAGGCCAGTTGGCAACGGTGCTGGTGGTGGTGTCGGTACTGGAGTTGGAGTGGGAGTTGGTGTAGGAACAGGAGTTGGAAGACCACCAGCTTCTTCTGCTGCTGCTTCTGTTAATGCTGCACTTTCACCAAATATTGGAGATAAACTTTGTTTAATCTTGCTGAAATTAAATATGTAGTCGCCTAAGCTAGCAGCTATCCCACCAAGGCCACCTTCTTTACCTTGAGCAGCAAGACTGCCTATCTGCTCTGCCAATCCCCCAATCAAACCACTTTTATTTGTTAAGTTGGCTGTCAAAGAAGCAAGTTGAATTCCAATTGTCCCTATGCCAGCAACCATAAATCCTGTTTTTCCAACAAGATTAGTCAACGAGTTTATCGCACCAGTACTATAATCTTTGAACAAATCATTGTATTCAGCGAAGGATTGTTGAACAGCAGTCATTGGATCTAGTTGAGCTTTTTGTGCTGTTGCTAGTTCTTGTTCACCCTTGGTAATCTTCGCTGTCAATTCTCTTAATGCCGTTGGATCTCTCAAGGCCTTTTCAATTTCGGAACTGTCTACCTTTATTCCTTCTTTTCCACTTTGCTGTAATCCGGCATTAATATTTTTTATTGATTCATTCAATGCAACTCTTGCTGCTTCTGTTGCGCTACCAAAGCTTCCACCAAGAGCTTTTATATCACCTTCAAATTCTGATTTTCTTGAACCAAATTTGGCTAAAGCTTGGTTCATGTCTTTTGCACCCTTGGCTGCTTCATCTAAAGCTGTCAAGGCACTCAAAGCTGCACTAGTCTTCTTTTGCCTAATTTCTTCCATCAAGGCATTCTTTTCTTCCAATGTAAGATTGCCTTGCATTTTTTTATTAATATCAGCAAGTCTGTCTGATAATCCCTTGCCTGACTCGTTTAATACTTCGGTTAAGTTTCTCAATTCTCCAAGCTCAACACCATAAGCTGCTTTTAATTGAACATTAATTCTAAACTTGTCTTCATCTGTAAGATTGTCTATGGCTTCAAGACTTTGCACACCAAATTGCTTTAATATACTTTCAAAACCTTTTCCAAGATCTTTTAATCCAGCTTTACTTCTTGTCAAAATACCTTTTTGTAAATCGCCAACTCTTCCAACAGCTGATGCAGCACGATACAGCAAGTTAGATGTTTGGTCAGAGGCATTTAATATCAAATCGGCACTACTTGTCGCTTTGCTTAATATGGCACTAGCTGCTTTATCAACACCAAGTTTTTGAGCGTTTGCGACAATTTCAAGAATGTTTTTATTTGCGGATGCAGTCAATGTCGCAGCATTTCTCATTTGTTCTGTAAATTGTTTGCTGCTACCTATTGCCTTGGTCAATGCTTCGCCGGTTAGTCCTGTGTTTCTTGCTACCTCACGCATCCCTCTGCCAGCATCGGCAATTTGTGCATCAGTAAACTTTGCTTGTAAATTTAAATCACGGAAGTTTTCATTCAAAGAACCAGCAGCCAATCCTAACTGATTTTCTGTGTTCAAGGATGCAACAGATATTTTTTGAGCTGTTTTTAAATCACGAATTCCAGTTTTCAAATTTGTAAGATATTGTTTTTGAAGTTCTTCTCTGCCAAAACCTGTAAGATATGCGCTTCTTTCAACTTCAGTAAATTGTTTTTGCAAACCTTTTGCTTCACCTGTTATCCCAGCTACAGCATACGCTGCTTGTCTTGAATCTTTTATAAACTTCAACTGGTTGTCAACAAGACCACCGAATAATGTTTCCTGAAGACTTTCACCCTTTTCACTAATTGCAAAAATTGTTCTTTCTGTTGCAGCAGTCGCTTTTTCTATTTGTTTGAAAAGTCTTTTGGATGGATCATCAAAATCATAACCATAATCATCATCATAACTTATGGCTCTTCTCCTTCTTGGAGCAATGTTGCCACCGCTAGGGCTACTAGGACTAGGTGCTGATGGTATAGAAGATGGAATGGCACTTCCACCTGAAGATAATTGGTCGTATATCTTAGTTAATAAGTCATGCGCTCCTTGGTCATGAACATAAAGGCTACCTTTTGTTGTCGCATGTTTGTGTAAATCTTTTATGTTGTCGGCAAGAGAAGTCATGCTTTGAGTTACATCGTTTGTAAAAGCTTTTGCATCTGAGGAACTGCTTTTACCGTCTTTGGCTGCAACAGCCATTTCCATGTAAGCAACTGCTTCTTTTAAATCTTTTCCTATTGTCTTGTTAAGGGATTCAAGCAAACTTGCTACTTCGGCTATTTTTTCTGTGGTAGGATCTTTTTTATTTCCAACATCAGTTTTAGGGCCAACTGCACCTGACATAAGACTTTGAAGCATGGATTTGACATCTTTTATGCTCATGTCGCCAAGGTCAACATCTCTTCCTAGTGAGTCTTTTGCCATTATCTAATCTCTGTCTGTTTTATGTTTTTAAATGTTGGGTTTATTGTCCTGTTAAGTTGCTCTCTTATATTTGAGCGCAATGCTTCTATTTCTTGTGGATCGACAGCACGGACAGATGCCATTACATTCAGAAGATAGTCACAATTCAAAATATTCATTCTTCTAATTGCAAATTTTTTGTACTGTCTGAACGCTGATACTATATAGTCGTCGGATTTGATATTATCGTATGAGAAATTTGGATTATTACAGGCATTATAGCCTCTTCTTTGAAGTAGTCTCTTGATCTCTGGAAACAATAGATAATGTAAATTAAGACCCCAAATATACTTGTCATTTATCCCAGTTATTATAACCAAAGGTGTCTTGTCATGGCCGGGCTTCGCAAGGTCATAAATAAATTGAATTATTGTGCCTTTTCTTAGTGTTTGATATGCCGGTTGATACCTGTTTACTCCCGTCTTGTTGGCAAGATTTTGCGCTGCTACAAAAAGATTGTCTATTTCACTTGGCATATTTTAATTAAAATTTATTAATTTCCTTTGCTATAAACTTTATTTGAATAATCGCCACCATAAGGATTCACAATCAAAGGTGCATCATCTGGTTTTCTATTAAGCCTTCCATCATCTGTCTTGTCTTCAATATCCATACTTGTTATTTGTGTTTTAACTATTTCATCTTCAGCTTTCTTGCTGTCTCTGAAGAATTTTCTGACTTTTTGGTCTATTGCTTTGAATGTCTCTGCCAAAGCTTCCTTTTCATCCTTCTTATTCAGAATATTATCTTCAAACATCTTTTGAACATCCATATGGTAAGCTTGGCCATATGGTTGTGTTTCTTGATACTTTTGAACTCTGAATGAAAGTATGTCTCCATTCATATAAAATCTTATTCCTTCAAAGCTATTTGGTTTTGGCCATGCTTTCACAAACAAAAAAGGATTGAGATGATCATGTGTTCCATCATGTACCTGAAGACCACCTTTTTCTAAAACCTTCTTTAAAAGTACTAGTTTCTCGCAGGTGTCTTCTGTATTATGATTATGGAAAAATTCAAGAAATGTTCTCATATTTTTAATCCTTAAAGACAGTTTCTTAATAATGTTTCAGGCATACTTGGCACACATCTCATCAAAGATGGTATGTCACTTGGATTTCCGTTGTAGGGTATTTCCTTGACAACTAAACCTTGGAAAGCAGAAGCAGCTTCTTTGAGTGTTTCTAGGTTGGCTGTCAAAAATAACATTCCTTCTTTTTTTGCAATAAACTCTATTTCCTTGTATTGTGGATTTCCATTCTCATCTAATTTGCCAGTTTCCTTCTGGTACATGACTTTAATATCTACAAGTTCAGTCAACTCACCTTGATCATTGTAAAGGGCTTCAGAATTATCATTCACCATAGTCTTTACAATTAATTTGCCATTTGAATATCCTTCTTTTAACCCGTTACTTAAATCCAAGCCGACAAAATATACAGTTCCATCATTTCCGATGACATTGATGAAAAAAGCCCTCATGCGGAAAATATCGGCCATGCTCTCAAGCATAACTCTTTTTCTTAGAACATCCTTTTCTTCAGGACTTCCATCTTCAAGTCTTTCTATTTCTGGATCGGAAAGAAACTTCTCTGGGTCATCGATGCTCATTGACCATCTACCCAAGTCAACCATTCCAAACTTTGAGTTTATTCTTGTTGATATTTTTATTGAGTATTCTCTTTGATTGAAAATCAGATCTTCGTTCTGACCACCACTACCAACTTGTACTGCACCAAGCAATGAAGCAACATACTTTCTATGTGCATCGCCTTTGCTTCCATAAAGACCTATAAGCTTTATGAAAACATTCGACAAGTCAGGAGTGTTCTGTAAGCTATTGACCATATATTGAACCAAGCTTGTTGATGGATTGTTTTGATCAAGTTGGTCTTTGATTGACTTTCTGATTTCTTGTGATGCCTTGTCGATGTTGGCATTCTGCCTTAAGAATAAGATCTGAAGATTATCTTCGACAAATTTTCTTGGATAAGTATCCAAATCATTATTTCTTATCTTGCTAATCATCTCGATTAGCTGATTAACATCAGACTTTATTGATTCCTTGAAAAACTTAGCTCTCCAATCATCAAATGTCTGAGACTTTTGTTCTTCAGGCATATCTGGAGAATCAGGTGGAGAGACTTGTATTTCACCAGCTGCAACTTGTTGTCCAGAGCCATCTTGTGGAACTGGAGCTTCAAGTGGATTAGGATTTACTGTTGCATCTGCTCCGGGTGGAGGACTTATTGCACCAGCACCCGGCAACCCCGGAGGTTGTGCGCCAGATGGTGGGCCACCAGCTAGTGGGTCTAAAGCTGATGCCAATACATCTTCCTCATTTATCAACCAGTCATTTAAATTATTCCACTTGCTCATTTGGCACCTTCTTTGTTGTTTTATTTATGGCATCAAGGATAGCTCTTTTATCTGTAATATGTATGTGGTTGGTTTGATTAGCCTGAATCTTCGATATGGATTTTTCCTTCATTCTCAAGGCAAGCATCAAATCAGCAACTTTTGTCTTCTTGTCAGCTATGTCTGTTTTTACTTTCACAAGATTTACAACTGCTTCTTTTGAAGCTGATGAACTATCCCCTTCATTCATTACCATTTCGGTAAAGTTACTCAATAAACCATCTACTTCTCTTCTGTCGTTTCTTAAATCACCGAGTATTTCAAGAAATATATTTTGTAAATCCTCATCTGTTACTGTTGATGATGCTTCGCTTTTCGCAGAAGCAACATTAATATTCATGGGAGGAACCGCAGGTATTTTCTCTATGTCATTCATATAAATAATTTAGTTGTTTCCTTGTTAGTATTTACTGTTTTATGAATAAATAATTTCATGGTGCCACCTAAAAAAGACAATAAAGAAGAGACAACAACGCACAATATCGCATCTCTTTACCACAAAACATCCGAATCTGTCAGAGATTTGGTTCGTGTTATAGGTCAGTTTGAACAAAAAATAGCAATTTTGACAGACCATCAAGAGACTCTATTTACCAAGTTTGAAAAGCTTCTTGATCTGTATAATATGTTGCTTCAAAGAGTAACGAATGTGGAAGCAAAAGATATTGGAAGTATAATATTAAATATTGATTCAAATAAGCAAAAACTTATATTGATGGAATCCGAGCATAAATACTTCAAGGAAAAAGTGGGAAACCTTGAAAAAACCTCTGAATATCTTAAGCTCAAGGAAAATGAAAACAAAGATGTAAAAAGTGATTTGGAAAGCTTAGATGAAGATGTCCGCCAGATAAAATTCAGACTAGAAAATCTGCATAATTTTAAAGAAGGTACTGACAAGAAGTTTCAAAACATTTGGGATTTTGCAGTTAAAATAGCCATAGGAGTTTTATTAGGTGGTGTTGGAGCATGGTTTGGTTACTTATTTAATAATATGCAAAACAAGAATTAAAAGGTGCTGGTATGGAAGATGAAGTTAAAAATGATTCTATTGTTTCCAAAGTCCGATTGAAAGATGCGGATAATCGTGGTGAATTCAAGCCATTTGTTGTTAACTACCAATCAAATCCAATACTCAAACACATCATAGATGCATTCAATTCATCTAATGAAGTCAAGCTTGGTTACTCAACAATTCAAAAAGGAAAAGGAATTGTTGAACCAACCATGAAAAGGAAAAACCTTTACCTTACTGGTGGAGCCCTTAGAGATCATCTTAAAAACAAGACATTTACTTCATACGATTTGACAACTGAAGCAAGTCCAGATGAAATCAGAAAGATTTTGGAACTTCCTGTGGCTGACTTGGAAGAAGTTCAACCACCAACACATGACTTGCAAATTTTACAGAAATACAAAAGATTACCATCATATGGAAGCAGAAAGAGAAGTTTTTATGCCAGCAGATGGGATGAAGATGGACATGAGGTTGAAGTAACAGTAGAGATAAATGGGCAGAAAGCCCATATTGCACCATTTTCATTTAACAGTAAAGAAAGAATGGTGTCGCCAAAGAAAAGAAACTTTGCAACAACATTGGAAGAAGATTCAACAACAAGAGATTTGACAATCAATTCTCTTTATCTAAAACTGAAAAATGAAGATGGAGAAAATTCAGAACTATTAGATCCACAAGGTGGAGTATTTGACCTAAAAAATGGCAAAATACATCTCATAATGTCCGAAGATAAAACATTTAAAAGATATCCATATCTCGGGTTCAGAATATGCTCTCTGTCTGCGAGATACGCCCATGACAAATCTATTCCAGAAAATCTTGTTAAGCCCATTCAAAATGATACACCAGATAATCTTGATGATAAAATAATCAAAAGATTATACATGATGGCAATTGACAACCAAGATACTCCAACATATTACTACATACAAAATTTGATGAAATGTGATCTAATTAAAAAGATTTTTGGCAATCTCAATATACACAATCCAGATATGAGTATGCCAAGCAACAAGATAATATCTACAGCTTATTTGCTACAGAACAACCATCCAGAAAATGTTCTAAATACTTTGGTATCAAAAGGTTGGAGTAAACTAGATGCTGAGAATATTGCCAATCTTGTTAGATTAGCAAGATTTGCTACGACAGTACCGATGAATCCAGATTTAATCTATGATTATTTCACCAAGCCAAATCATTTGTCATCCAATCAAATAAAAATGTTCTTGAGATTAATGGGTGAAGAAGGTTTATATGACAATCTTCTTCCAGAAAAGTACTCTGATGTTTTGAAAAAGTACATAGAGGAAGATGGAGTGAGAAAAGTAAATCCAAAGCTTATTGCTCACTATGGAAGAACCTTGAGAACTGATGAAATGGAAGATGCAAGAAGAAATCTTTTTAGACATAGAACTTTGCAGGTTTTTGATTCTCCGTTGTTGAATCCCATGTAAATTTAAGCTAAAATTTACCATGTAGCATACACATGGAGATTTTCTGTGAAGATTTACACCAGACTTGACCCAAAGATTCGTTGTAAAAAAGACAGCATTGAAATCGATTCTCCAAAAGCAATCAGATTAACAAAAGCTTTCGACGAAGAAATGACAGAAAACTTCATTGAAGATTTCAACGAGTCATTGAACGCAAATCCAAAATTTATACCTTTGGTAATCGAATCATACGGTGGTCAAGTTTATTCCCTGTTGGAAATCATTTCAATCATCAAGTCTTCACCTGTGCCAGTAGCAACCATTTGCAATGGAAAAGCAATGAGTTGTGGTGCCATGTTATTCATGTTTGGTAGTCCGGGTCTTAGGTTCATGAGTGAACATGCAACACTTATGATTCATGAAGTAAGCAGTTTTTCATTTGGAAAAGTCGAAGAAATCAAGGCAGATGCTGGTGAGACAGATAGATTGAATGATTTGATATTCAAGGAAGCTGCTCTGCATATTGGTAAAAGTGATGATTATTTCCTGAAAATGATGCATGATAAAAAACATAGTGATGTTTATCTGACTGCAAAAGACGCAAAAAAGCATAATATTTGCAATCATATTGGAGTCCCAGAATTCATTACTAATTTAAAAGTTGAGCAAAAACTTATGCTCAATGGCAAAGAAATAAACATTTAAGGGGGAATAATATGGGTCTTTTAAGCAGACTGTTTGGTAATAAAATTGACGCAAGGGAACAAATCCAAAATACCTTTGCTGAATATGTTGGCAGTCAGGAATTCAGGGATTTGTTCAGATCTACTGTTTTGGACAGTCAGATTTTGCAAAATGTTGTTGAAGAATATATGGATAGGCTCAATCTTGAGGCCAAGATGGAATCTTTTTTTGAAGATTTATTCAGGAAATACAATGTTGATCAAAGAGTTCAAGAAACGATTTTCACCGATGCCTTCAGGAAGTTCGTGTTAGATCTTTTGGTTGATTTCATGGTTGAGAGACTTAGCGCAAATCCAAGAGATTTGATTTTGCCTCACTAAAAAATATTTATAATTCATAAATATACATTAAAGGTGATTTATGAATAATAAAAAGAACGAGTGCAAATACAAAGGTGGCAGCTACATGGTTGCCAGAAATTTACACGCAATCAAGCATGCTTTGGAAGAAATACTTCCTTTAGTTCATGATCATGATGAAATTGAAAGCTGGATTGAACACAAAGTTAGTGTTGCAAAAGAAGCTATTTCAAGTGTAAGAGATGCGTTGATGTATAATGATGAAGAAGAGCATGATATGCATGGAGAAGAAGAAATCAGCATGGATATGCTTGTTCCCAAGGTTGATTCCCATGACGATCTTGGATTGGGTAAAATAATGGGTGGTTGCGGTATGTCGAATGAAGGCAGAGTTTATTTAGGTTCAGGTTCAATCAACGAGAAAAAACAACTTGTAACAAACAATTCCAAAGAAAAGATTATTGTTGAAAGTGCCAGAGTTGTCGGTGGATTGATGAGAGTAAAAACCAAATCTGGAAAAATATATGAATATTCACCTTATTATGGTACTGAACTTGAAGCTTTGAGATTGGAAGACTATAATATTAATGTAAAACGATGATTATAAAAGAAGCGTTGTGAAAACAACCCCCTGTCATATGACGGGGGGTTGTTTTTTTATGCTTACCAATAATTTAGTAGTCCCTTTAATTACCCTGTGCCAGACTCCCATCGGTATGAAAAAACTCCCTATCAATGGGACTGGCAGCTTGTTATCTTCTTGATATTTCCAATCATTCTCATTCAACACTTCAACTATTCGGTCTTCATAATCACGATGCCATTTCAATTCATCAGTTTCAACATCAGGGGAAAATTCCCTGATATAAAGCTCACCATCTCTGGTTTCTTTATACGGTTTATCACTCACTTTTCGGTGCTGCCCAACTCTTAATCTTGCTGACAACAAAGTCGTAAAGTGCCTTAGCCCATAATGGTTGGGGAAGAATGTTCCATCCGACAACCAAACCACCAAGAAAGAAAAGTAAATTATCAAGCATTATAATACTCCAAATCTTTAAGTATAAGATAGTTCATCTTAGCCACTTCTTCGCCAACAATATCTGGCAATTCCTCTTCCATAAACCTATCTGTAATTCGTTCATTTATCTCACTACTACCAGCAGCCATTTCACCATCCTTGTTGACTAAGTTTGTCAAAGTCCTTGGTCTGTAGAAATCCCTGTAATAGAATTCCAAATCAGTATTATTAAGATCAACCAAATTATTTATTGGTTGATCTGTGTCATAAATGGTTCTAATATACTGATTGATACCCATCTGTCTTTTGACTGCTTCACTTATTATTGCTTGTCTTATATTCGTTAAAGAAGCGATTGAAACCACAATCCCACGCTCATCGATGTTATCCGTTACTCTATGCAAAGGATAATTGTTTGAAAGAACTAAAAGTTGTGGACGATAAGATGAAATGTTTGGATCGTATGCTGTATTAGTTGTGAAAAAACCATCTTGCAAATATTTATTACAGGCATTTTTAAGATTATAAAGATCCTTGCTACTTGCCATTTCTCTAATTTGGTTTGCCTTATATTCATTTAAAAGGTTTTCTTCCATGTAATCTGCAAGAGCAAACATAGGCAAATACCTTTGCTCATCATCATAGGTTCTTCTTATGTTTTTCAAAAATTTATCACATAAAAAGCCAACAGTATCAGTTGCAGATACTTCTAAAAGATATTGATAAAAACTTTTCATCACCAACTCGCAGAAGATGAAAGTCCTAATTGCTTGGCATAACGACCTGTTCTGCAAGCCCAGTAACCGGGAGTTGTCTTGTCATTCTTTAAATGACATTTGTGTCTTGCTCTAAAACTCTTGGCTCTTTTTGGGTCTTTGTTCTTTACAGTCAGATTTGGATCACCAAAACCAATCTTCTTGGCTATCACTCTGCCTTCTTTGTTCTTGCGACCACTATTAACATAAACAGTAAACTTCTTGTTGCCACCACTAGCCCTCTTGGGAGAATCCAAGGCAACTGATTTGCCTTGATAAATACCAGTTCTGCCAGCTTCTGTCATAAGAATGAATTCATCGTTCTCATTGACATGCAACAATCCCTGTTCCCACAAATCTCTCATTTCATTAACCAAATCCATCCAAGCTTCAGAACCTAGTCTAAATACTGAGTTAGATAATGATATATTATTTTCTAAATGATATTGCAAATTCTCAGAAAGTTGCACATTTTCAGTTATCAAATTCATCGGCCTTGAACCTTCTTGTGATTCGTAATAACCAATTAGCAAATCATCTTCCATTATTTCCCCTTTACAGACTTTTCTGTTAAGATGTTGGTAAGTGAATGTGTGCATAGTCACACACATGTATGAGTATTTACGCATAGGTAATAAAAACTATGAGAAGAATTAACTACAGATCATTGATGAGAGAATGGAATACAATCGTCCACAAAATATGTGAAGAAACATCGACTTTTGATGTTTTAACTGTGGTTTTAAAACACATAGAAATTATGCAAAAAGAATTTGAAGAAAAGAAAATATGCTCAAAAAAAATTGAACAAGCAAAAGAAAAGATTAGGGAAGCATTGGAGCTTATCGATCCAGAATTCTAGTAGTTTAATGGAAGATACTTGGTTTCATCATTTTCGATGTATTCCAAGACATAAAGATTTTCGCCGTAACTTATGTGTTTCTTGACCAGTAGTAAATTACCAGCATGTATTTTTCTGTGGCAATTAGCACAACAAACTACGATGTTTATGCTATCGTATTCGCCACCTTTATAACCTTCATATATTCTATGTGCATCCAAACAAGAATAATCTTGTTCATCACAGAATGCACATTTGCCAGCGAATTTCTTGAATGCTGATTTACTTCTGACTTTAGCCATTAATTAATTTGAGTTTTGTATCATTCCTGTCAATCAAGATGTGGTCACAATCAATTATTCCCATAGTCTCATCGACAAAAGCAATGACTTTTTCTGCTTCAAAATCCTTGCAAGAATACACATCCATTCTGATGTATGGGACTTCGACGCTAGACCAAATATGAATGCTGGCATGAGATGTTTCAATTACAACTGTGCCTGTAATACCTTCATTTCCAAATGTGTTGCAATAGGTGGCTTTTGGCTCAATCAAGACCTTCATATCAATCATATCAACTAGAGTTCTAAACCATTGTTCACAAATTTTCTCATCCTTGATTGGATTTTTGACCGTTGCATTGATAACAAGATGCTTGTGTAATTCTGGCATTTCTATTGTCCTTCTTTTTCATTTATAAAATGAATTGAATTGTGAAAACATTATTATATTATATTCTTTAAAAATTTTTAAAAAAATTATTCTGTTGTATACACATTCTTGCTTGCTATCAAAGCGGAACCTTCAAAAATGCAAGATTTTAAACTTGCACTCATGCCTTCTGTTATCTTTGCTTCATTGGCTGTTTTCATTTGTAACTTAACCAATTCCGTGAAATCAGCAACTATAGTCAGAAGCATCTCTTGCTCATATTCACTCATTGAAGAATTTGAAATTATTGTTTTTGCAGCTTCTATTTTGTCCCAGAGCATAACATTCTCCTTTTTCAACAATATATATAAATGTCAAACTTTTGGAAATTGCAAAATGAAAACTTTTAAAAAATGGTTGAGTGAAGTAAACACAGTTGGAACAGAAGAAGTTGATTTCAGCAAAGTTACACCAGCATACAGTAAAGTGGGACTTGCAGTTAAACTTGTGCAACTTTATGACAAGATGACTGGCAAGGATTTACTTAGAGACATCAACACTATCGTCCCTCTGTCAGGTGGTCCTGTAGCATATGGTTTATATTCTTCTTCACAAAACAGAAAAGTAGTTGGCCCGAAAGCCAAGTTAATTTTCAATCAAGCTAAATTTGACCAGCACTCAATTGACACATTGCCAAACGCTGTAATCAAGGACAAATTCCCCAACATCAATCTAGCTGAACTAATACCTTCAGTAACCATTCAGGTTAATGTTCCAAGATTTGTCAGAGAGCTTGGTGATAAGACATGGACTATAGTTCAAATAGCCAGCACAATAGTTCATGAAGCAACTCATGAAAAAGAATTTCAACAATTAAAAGATCCAAATGCAAAATTAGGTGAAGCTGGCCCAGAAAGAGCGGAAAAGGAATTTATTGACTGGTACACAAAAAACGAGAATTTGATTAAACAAAAAATCCCAGAAATGTTTCCTAAAAATTAATGCTTGATTTCTGATTTTGGCAATAATATCTTTGCCTTCATTGCTAATTCGGCAATCTTTTCTGATTTGCTATTTTGCAAGGCTTTTAATATTGTTTCAGCATAGAAATAAGCTGAACTCAATAGTTTTGTTGCCACAGCATATGCCTCTGGATTTTTTGTACCTATCATCATAGCTGCGGAAGCTGCAATGCTTGTTGCTGCCAATGGATTCATCGCCAATAACTTGCTAAGTTCAATAATATCTTCCAAAACCGCTTTGTAATTCTTTATTTTCTTAGGATGTCTTGACAGAAGATAAAGATCATTCAACAAACTAATCTTAGTTTTTAAAGTTGGTGCAAGAAGAAATATTGTCTTTTTGATGCCAACAAACTTATCAAAAGCAGCTGCATAATCAGCACCAGTCTGAACGACTTTAGGCAGATCACTCTTGGATAATTTCAATTCATCAAATATTTCAGGTAAAGAAACATCTTCTTGCGACATGAATTGAACCATGTCTGTGAAACCGTATTCTTTCAAAAACTGTGAAAATGAGATCATTGTAATTTATATACAACTATGAATAACAAACTTATAGAAGGAATTGATTATATTATGGAAAATGGAAAATTTGTTCTCACAGCAAAGTTCTTGTTGGAAAGAGGTTTTTGCTGTGAGAACGGATGTAGAAACTGTCCCTACAAACAATCAATCGAAAATATCACGGAAGATTGAAACTTTAGGACAATCTTCTGGATTCTTTTGTGCCCTTTCCATAGCCCTTTTTACTTCTGCGTCAGTAAAAAGAAGATGGATTTCCTTGTTTCCATCAACCTGTACTCTTACATGATTGTAGCTTGCAGCAGCCTTTGGATGTGCCAGCTTATTTAAAACTTTCTGCATGTCAGCAATTCTTTTAGCCTTGATGACATTGCCCTTCAAACCTTCTGCCATAATATTCTCCTTTGGGTTTAGTATTTTTAAGTTAGTTAAAATATATATTTTTGAGGTGTATATGCAAAAATTTAATGAATGGATGAGCTTCAGAAACACAGCCCAAGGTATAGAAAATACAAGTGGTTATGAATTTGTTGGAACCTACGACACAGAAAACATACCAGACCTTAAGGAAAATAGTGATCTGTTGGATTTGAAATACGCATTGAAAATTGTTCCTGAAAATTTCAAACATCAATTTGCTGGCATTTCTGAAATGTCTGCTGGCAAATCTATGAATGAAAACAATAAAGAAATATTATGGATTTCAATAAACGATCAAGGAACAACTTATATTTTTGAAAAGGTTTAAGCGTGGAAAGTCTTGCCATAGTTGTAATAATTGTATTGTTTTGCTGTTATGCTTTAGGCATGGGATTGGGTGTCCTAGTAGGATGCCTGACCAGAAAACACAAGAAATATAAAAGAGTTCTTTCTGTCTTAAGCTGTTCTTTGGCTATTTGTTTCTGCCCACAAGAAATTGTCAACACAGCATGCAAAACATCAATGATGAGTGGGTTTCTTGTTGCTGGCTTAATCACAGCACTTACTGTTAACCATGAGGAAAAAAAATGAAAAAATTTGTTGATTGGTTAGACTTTCAAGAAAATGTACTTATGTCAAATTTAGAAGAGAATATTGAAAAATATTTAAAAGAAAATGGTATCAAACAGTTCGAGTATGGAATGAAGACAACTGACAAAGAATTAATCATAAAAAATACCATTACAAATAAACAAGTTGTATTTTCACTTCATGATGGATTTGGAAAAAGTATGAAATGGAATATAGACAAATTATTTGGCATCTAAATTTTTGAATGGTGAAACAGAATAACGATTCAATGTTCTGTTAGGACTCATTCTTATTTCTGGGTTTTGGAATGTCCAACACTCCCCAGTTTCATTGATAAAAACTACCCATGCCAGATGATGTTCTTGGGAATAATCAATCAAGAAGTGAGCAAAACCACTTCCCTTCGGTGTCTCTAATGGAATAGGAGGATTTAGCTGAATCATAGTATTCCTTTTAAAAAATTCAACATTCTCTCTTTTTCCTGATTTAAAATTATATATAAAAACTATTTTATATTATATAATGAATATCACAACACAATTAAAAATAAGAGATGTAATATGTATAGAAGAAGAACTGGTGGTTTTGTAAACCTACAAGACACAAACAACAATAAAAACATGCAGATTTATATAAGAAATCAGAGAAATGTTGTTGTAAAACCAAATCAAGAAACTTTTATTCCTGAAAATGAAGATAAAATTGTAAGAATAGATAAAAAAAGAACTACTAACAAAAATATTAATTTCCAAAAATTCTATATTAATACTCCAAGCAATCTTGAATTAAAATTAAATCTTAGACCTGCCAAGAATCTTATCACAACAGTTGGAGCTAATTTTTATAGACTCGATTTAAAACAAGAAGGTTGTTTCAACGGTGCAATAGTAAAATCCAAGAAATCAGATAAAATAATATGTGTTTATAGAAACACAGAACAAACATTCCAAGGTTGTTTTTTAAATGAAAAATATAAACCGATAGACACATCTTTTTTTGATTTTGAAATGAGAGATACCACAGATCCAAGATTAATTTGGACAGTAGAAAATAAGCTACTTTTGATTTACTCGCATCATTTTGGAAATCATACTAAAGAATATATTGCTGGCAGAATAATAATGGATGCTGATAAAGAGGAATTTTTTCTTGGTGATCAATTTAGAATATCCCCAGAAAATATTGGTTCAAGACAAAAAAACTGGGTTCCTTTTTTGTATGAAGACAAGGTGCATTTTATAAGTGAAATAAATTCACAAAAAATATGGAAAATGAATGATTTTGAAGATGAAGCAATAGAATTGGTATCCAAAGCACCTTGGCAAAGCAATTGGTTTATGAAAGAGTTCTTCAGAGGCAATACAAACCCCATAAGAATGAAGGATGGAAATTTCTTAAATACATTTCATACGGCTCAAATAATAGAAAATACTTTTTTCTATGATAATGGATGTTATGTTTTTGAAGGAAAACCACCGTTTAAGGTTTTAAGATTTCCAACAAGAACATATTTGCCAGCTGAAGCAGCAACAGAACCACACTACAGAAAACATGGTGAAATACTTTGCAATTTTCCTTGTGGAATGATCTATGATGAAAATAAAGACAAGATAATCATAAGTTATGGAGATAATGATTCTGCTGTAAAAATTATGGAAACAGATATTGAAAATCTTTTAAATACCACAGAAAAGGTTTGAAATGCCTGTTTTTTTTGATAATAGTTGTATATTCATACACATACCAAAAACAGCTGGTACTACTATTAACCATATGTTTAATGTTAAAAAGTACAAAAAGACTGATGCTTTGTATGAAAATGATGGCAACATCGAATGGGATCATGCTACTGCCCACATGGTAAAATTGAAAAATGAAAAACGATATGAGTTGTTTTATAAATTTGCAATAGTTAGAAATCCATATGATAGATTGGTATCTGAATACTTCTTCAAAAAAGAATCAAATGATATAAGAATCGTAGATTGCAGTCAATTAAAATTTGATGAATACATTGATTTCTTATATAAAAATTTTGATAAAATAATGGGCGAGAAGCATTCCATAAAAAGCCATTTTATTCCTCAATCAAATTTCATTCTTTCTAATGTGAATATATTTAAATTTGAAAATATTAAAGATTGTTTTGATATGATTGAAGAAAAATTTAACATAAAAAATACAAATGAATTCAAAAACAAATCAACTCATGATTTCTATGAGGCTTATTACGACAGAAAGTTGAAGCAAAAAGTAGCAGACATTTATTACTTGGATTTTAAACTTTTGGGGTATGATTTAAAATTATGAAAAAGTATGCAATATTTGGTAGTGGAGGCCATGCAAAAGAAATAGCAAGTGTAATGCAAATAGATTGTGTTTTCATCGTTGATGAAGAATATAAAACAAAAGATAATTTGACTTTAAAAGACATTAGTCCAAAAGAATATCAAATTTTAATAGGACTAGGCGATTCAAAGCTTAGAGAAAAAATAGCTAATAAAATTCAACATTTTGAATTCTTTACTTATATTCATCCAACTGCAATTATTTCCAAGGGTTCCACAATAGGAAAAGGTAGCTACATAGGCCCATACTGCATCATAACAAATAATGTTTCTATTGGTGAACATTCGCTCTTAAGTAGGGTTTCTCAAATAGGACACGATTCTGTTTGTGGTAATTTTTTGAGTATGATGCCCGGTTCTATTGTCTCTGGCAATTGCAAAATAGGAAACAATAACTACATTGGTAACAACTCTGCAATTAAAGAAAAAGTAGAAACAGAAAATGATGTTTTTCTTGGTATGAATTCATGTGCTGTTAAAAACATTACTGAGAGTGGAATATATGTAGGTTGCCCATGTAGGAGAATAAAAAATTATGATTTGCCATGAAGTTTCAAAGCCAAAATACAGTTTTATTATGGCACCATTTTATTGCATGGAAGACGACTGGCTTATGAAAAGTCAATTAAATAATTTGTCATTTATAACCAGTCATTCTTTTGAAGTAATAATACCAGACCCACATTACTCTAAAAGAAAATGGTTATCAGAATATGCCAAAAAACAAAAATATAATATAATTCATTTTCCATATGTGCCAAATACAAAAGTTCCAAAATCATTCGATTATGCAATATTAAATCATGGAATTTTGATGGCAAGCTCAGAAACAATAATCACTTTTCAAGACTGGAGATTTGTAAATAGAAATATTCTAGATGTATTAAATTCATTCCACCAATATGATTATATTGGTTTGAAATGGCAGCTTTGCATACCTAAAGAAGAAGATTTAATTACATACAATATTAATAACTATGAAAAAATAATACAGTTTGATCAAGCACAAAAAATGCTTCAAACAGGTATGATGCCTGAATTAAAAGAAAAAACAAGTATTAAAAATCCTCCCGAAGGGATATGGGGACATTGGTGCATTTCAAAAAACTTGCTTATAGAAATTAATGGTATCGATGAACTAGCAACAAACACTAAACATTATGCTGATTTGGATTTGGAAAGAAGATTAGAGAATTTTTATAAGTTAAAAAACAAACCATTCAATGTTCCAAAAATAGAAAATGTTATGTTTCGTACCATGCATCAAAAAGGTAATTATTTTGGAACCTCAAACATACCTATCGATTATAATGTCAACCAAAAGCATCTAAATTGTTGTCATAATCAAGGTGGCTTCAATGATCTGCAACATACAAATTATGTTGTCGATAAAATAAAAGAAGGTCAATACCAACAATTATCTGTAACAAAATACGACGATTACATAAGTAAGATTAATAATCCAAAATTAGACAAACAACATGGAATTATCAGATATTATTGCAACAAATGCAATTTGGTATCAGAGACATATCATTGGTATGAGAAAATACCTTTTTCAAGAATTAAAGCATCTGTTGGAATTGGAAAAGGAGATTATAAGCTAGGAAGAAATTTAGAAAAAATAAAATTGGCTATTGAGAACAAAAATTTTCAAGAAAAAGTAACTATACTTAATAACTCATGGTATGAAGAAGATTTCCTTAAATAGAGGTAGAAATGACCTATACTTTTACAGCAGATTGGTTTGGGAGTCATGATAGTGCTTTAGAAATAATGAAATATTCAAATATAAATGAAAAAGAAGAATTTCATATACTTGAAATAGGATGTTTTGAAGGTAAAAGTACGATTTGGTTTATTGAAAATTTACTACTAAATGAAAAGTCTACTATAACATGTGTTGATCCTTGGCTTGATTACTCTCAGAAAGAAGATAGTTTAGAATCATATGATAAAGAAAATGTAGAATGGAAATTCGGAACAAAAAAAATAAAAAATACATTTTTGCACAATATCGAACAAACAGGTAAATCAAATAAAGTAATAGTAAAACAAGGACTTTCAAATGTTATTTTACCTCAATTAATTTGTGAAAATAAAAAATATGATATGATTTATGTAGATGGCAATCATGTGGCACCATATGTACTTATGGATGCAGTAATGTCATGGCAGCTTCTTAAAAAAAATGGAATTATGATTTTTGATGATTATCTTTGGAATATGCATTTCAAACCAACTTTAAGACCTAAGATATCCATAGATTATTTTATTGAAATTTTCGATGGATATTGCCAAGTAATAATTGATGGATACAGAAAAGGAATAAGAAAATTATAGATTTTTATTTATAATATTTATTATATTATCGCATGTCTCATAATCAAGATCATAGTAAAGTGGCAAGCAAACTATTCTTTTGCATGTTGATCTGGAAATAGGACAAATATCATTTCCAAAAATTTCATCCAAAGAAGGATTAAAATATCTCCTTGGATATATGTTTCTTCCATTCATTTCTTTCAATATTCGTGTCAAACATTCTTCGTCATTAAATATTAATGGATAATAAGAATAGTTTTTTGTACAATTCAAATTATGTTCCGGTTTTTTAAATGAATTATTTTCAAAACTATTTTTAAAATGCAAATCGTAATAGTCAGATATGGTTTTTCGCTTGGTTATTATTTCATCTATATGTTTCAAACAACATAAACCCATAGCTGCATGAAATTCAGACATTTTTGAATTGATCCCAGTTTCCACTATGTCAAAATCCTTGTATCCAAAATTTCTTTTCAATCTCATTGTTTCTTCAACACTATTTTCTTTGCAAGATATAATTCCACCTTCAATACTGTGAAAAACTTTGGTTGCATGGAAACTCAATATAGAAACATCACCATAATTCATTATTGATTTATTCTTGTACAAAACTCCAAATGCATGTGCTGCATCAAACAGTAAATCTATTTTGTGATACTTGCACACATTCTCCAAATGATCTATATCTCCTGTATTCCCGTATATGTGTGTTGCCAAAACAGCTTTGGTATTTTTGGAAATCATATTCTCTATAGAATTTGTATTTATAAAAAGATTATTTTCATCTATATCACAGAAAATTGGTTTTAACTTCGACCAGCTTATAGTACTAGCTGTTGCTGCAAATGAAAATGGGGTTGTTATTATTTCATCACCACATTCATATTTGCTTAATGCCATCAACAATCCATTTGTACAATTGTTAATTAATATACCATTTTTTATATCTAAATATTGAATTATCTTCTTTTCAAACTCTTCATGTAAAGGACCACAATTTGTAAGAATATTATTCTTCCATATCATTTCCAAATAATCGAAATATTCTTCTATATTTGGAATCCAAGGTTTGTTTACATTTATTCTCATTTTATTATTTATTGATAATTACTTTAATAAATGCAATGAAAAAAATAATTTTAAATGGCTTTTATGGAAAAGGTAATTGTGGTGATGAGGCAATATTGAATGTCTGGGTAGACCTTTTGCAAAATTATGAAAAAATAATATGCTTAGAACATTACTTGAACTGTCATCAATATTTTAACAATTATGAAATATATTCAAAAAACAAAATAATATGGGAAACAAATAATTCCATTTTTTGCGATGAAGATGTCCATGCATACATACTTGGTGGAGGAGGTCTGGGATTAGGTTTCGGGTTAAGTCAACTTCTTCATGCAAAACTTAGAAATAAAAAAACATATTATATAGGCGTTGCAACACACGATGAATTCACAGAAAATAAGAATCTTGAAAAAATAAACAAGGAATTCTTCAATCTATTTGACTTAATTGCAGTAAGAGATTCACACTCAAAATCAAACTTAGATAAATTAAATATTAAATCTCATCTAATACCCGATTTGGCTTTTTTACTTGATAAAGAAAAATACGAAAATAAAGATGATAAATTTTCTTTGATTACAATCAGACATGATGGAAAATTTGAAGATGAAGTATATAAAAATAAAATTAAGGAATGGATAACCAAAATACTCATATTTTGCAGAGAAAATAAAACAAAACTAAAAATATTACCATTTGATAATGCTGATGTTAGTGTGGCAAAAGAATTCTTTAAAGATCATGATATTATCAATCATCATTGGGAACCAAAAAAAGTCAAAGGAATAATTGCTGAATCAGATTTTGTCTTTTCGATGGGAAGATTTCATCCATTAGTATTTGGCATATCCGAAGGAATACCAGTCTACTACATAAATGTTTATGATTACGGCGAAGATAAATGTTATTACTTCATGAAAGATAATAGCTTGGAAAAATTTTTCTACAAAAACAATGACATTAATCAAAAGAACTTTGAAAAGTATGATCCAGTAAGTGTAAAAGAAAAAAATACGAAAGATATTAAAAATTTCATGGAAATATTCTTGAATAACCTAAACATCACTTGACCAACATTCACTCCTCTTACAGCTTTCCATCCAGCTTTCCCAACACATGGAAAGCCAAAATCTGTGAAAAGACTTGCTGTAAAATTGTGTCAGCGAAGTGAAATTTCTAGATTTATTAAATGTACAAAAAGATTTAATAGAATGATGCACACCACGCTCTTGCCAACAACTACTGCTAGATTCCGACCAAACTCGTCTTATCATGTTCATCTATCTATTCTCCACAAAAACATACTATAACAAAAAATCAAAATTTTATTGAACAAAATTAAAAGTACAATCATATAATATTATTGACAGGCTTAGACCGTCCTTCAGAGTCATTGTGACCTGATGAAAATTATAGGTGATTTATGAAACCAATGATACCATTGCGTGATGAATTCTACTTTCCTCTGGAACAAACATTCAATAAATTCTTCGACGATTTCTTCAATACCAGAGCGAATGTCAATGTGGCAAAAAGCAACTTAGGCTATCCAAAAATAAACACATATTTTGAAGATGATACCTACAAGATCTGCTTCGCTGTACCCGGATTAACAACTGATGAACTTGAAGTTGAATACGGTGATAATCGCATCGTAACCATCTTCGGAAAAACAGCACATAAATACCAGTCTGCAACTGCTTCCTACACAACTAGGGAAATCAGACTAAGTTCCTTCGAAAGAAGTGTGCAATTGCCCGAAGGTGTCAACGGAGAACCAGTAAACGCTGTACTAGCCGATGGAATTTTAACGCTGACTTGGAAACTCACACCCAAAGACACCAAAAACAAAATTCGCATACAACTTAAGTCTGAGTGAGTTCCAATAAGCAAAAGGGGAAGCGGATTTCCGCTTCCCCCCTATCCCCTCCAATTAACACTACTACCCTCATCCTTCTTTTTCTTCAAAGAAACAAAATGCTCATACTTTTTCATAATGGCTTGAACCTTGACGATATCTTCCCTCTCCCTTTTAAACTTCCTCTCATCCATTAAAATCAATCCAACAAAACCAAGCAGCATTAACCCAACAATACACAAAATACCCAAAAGAAAATAAATGTAAAACATAAAATACCTCCTACTAACAAGATGCCAAAAAAATAAAAACGACTCAATAAATAAAACATGCTTGACTTCAAACAATGGTTTCAAACTAAATCTATGGATTCAAGAAAATTCATAGAAAAGAACATCAAGGAAATCAAAGAAAAATTGAATGAATTGGAACCAAACATAATCAATGAACCAGAGATGATCAGATTGGGCAAACTCCTGCAAATACTTTCAAAAAAATTAACTATCTTAAAGTAAAGGAGATCCCATGTCACAAGAAGAAAATTTCGCAACAATAACAATGCCAGTAGGTTTTGAAGTAGATGTTATATTGCCAGATTCATCTTGGGTTAGAAGATATCCACTAAAAAACCAAATAGTTTTTAACACTCAAACTGTTCAACAATACTCTGGAACAGATCCCTTGGGTTTCTTCACAGATACAGACAATATCGTGAAACCAAGACCCTATATTCTTATCGATAACAACTGCGTTTTGTGGTACATGGTGGACAGAGAAGTACCTCCAACCCCCAATAACCTAAACATCTAACAATCAATAATCACTATATTATCGTCTTTATCCAAGGCAAAATTCTCATCATGCAAATCCCGCATAGTAAATAAAGGAATAGTCTTTCCAACTTTGATTGCTTCCACCAAATTCTTCATCTCTGGCACCTTGCTCATATCAATAAGTATTTCATCAAAGTCAGCAAGGTTTTTTGTTGCATAAAATGTATAAATCTTGTCCAGAAGATGCCATACTTGTCTATTGCCTGAATACTTTTTACGCAAAATATCATACCAATTTGTCCTGAGCTTTTCCTTCAAGGTAATAATGTATTTGTTGTAGACAATATGATCGTAAACCTTGTTGACACCACCAGTTGCTTGTAACAAAGGATCATTTATCGCCTTCTCACATGCATTTTCTTTGTTTTCCCTTGATATCCTTATGACTTTTCTCGGATCTATTGTGCTGTATATGTTGGCCTGAGAGCCCTCAGCTATTTTTTTAACTGGTATAGACCATTGAAAACGCCTGTCAACAGGCAATTCAAAAATGGCATCAATTATCAGATTCTTCCATTCACTTTGGGGAACAACACTAGTGCCATCCTGTGAATAACCTGAAACTTTAGTTTCATCAGTAGAAACATTCTCAAGCCATGTTTTAAAATCTATCATTCAAATCCTCTCTTGTTATCGCAAATGGCACAACAACAGAACCATCCTCAGATACAAAATGAGTGGGAAAATTATCAACATAATCATAATTATTGGGATTTAATTGACCACCCCACCGTATCGAATCATGTACCACTTTCACAGGCATCATCTTGAATCCAAGTTTCCTCAAAGCCCTAGCCCTATGCCTTCCCTCATGACTCTTGACCTTCATCGCCAAAGGATCACCTGAATAAAAACCAACACCCAAAAAAGGTATACTCTCAAACTTAATGCCCTTAGACAACAAAGAATCAACACCTGATTCCTTGGAAAAACTACGACCTTCTTCTGCCAATCTCAAGAAATCATCAATAGACATGTCAATCAATAACTCTCTCGACTTGCTGCCTTGATTTTTGGCCATAGACAAGGCAGAAGAATCAAAATAGTCTTCAACATTGTTTTCCATAAAATCAATGAAACGCATATTAAACATTATAAACCTATCTCTAATTAAATTAATCTTTAAAATTCATCTTATATATAAATTCAGGAGGCAATTATGGAACAAGAACCAGAAGCCGAAACCACTACAACAGATTACATCAGCTACGATGTGATTCTTGATTGATATTTTCCAAATACAAAATAGCTTTTCTAAGAATCTCAACATCATCGTTGAATCTGCCAAGACCCAAGTTACAGCTGTTGCAGATGTAACCACGAAAATTGTTTGAAAAATGACAATGATCCAATATCCAATTCTCAGTATGCATATCACATATGGGACATTTGCCAGAAGGCGGTGGTGGATTCTTGGACTTCAACTCCCTTCGCAAAACACCAAGCTTCTTTGAACATTCCTTGCAAGTGTTTTTACGACCAGCTTCATTCGTTGAGAAATAAGGAAAGTCTTCTATGTTCTTATATTCTTTACAATTCCTACAACTCTTCTGCATTAAATATTATATGCAATTTAACAATTAAAATTTTTCAGAAGCATCCCACAAAACAATTTCACTCACATCATTGTCATACACAACTTTACGCAAATCCCTAGTCAAAGCCAAATCAACAAGCTCACTCTTCTGAACCCTGTTGGGAGCAACAATAGGATTCGCAACATAAAGAATATGATTGTAGTGACTAACCCTTTGCCAACCCCTTTTCATCAGATCATCTTTGGCTTCAGCACTATTAGTATAATCAGAATACTTTACTGCGTCATCAGAATGGGTAGTTGCAGTAACCGGATGAAATTCCCCACTAACATCCAACCACGAATGCATGTCATTAAATCTGGATTCTATTAGCCACTTTTTGAATTGCATTTTATCCCATTATTATTTTTCTATACTGCTGCCAGTTGTTCATGACCCATTTAACAACTTCCCCGAAATCGTTGTTTATATATGGATCTCTTTTATTTGAATCCTTTGACTTGACAACCCAGTCATACGCAGTTCTTTCCAAATACACTATGTCTTTTGGCTTTACATTAGTTCCATCAAACACAACTTGATTCTCGTTATCACCAGCATGATAGGTCAAAACACCAGCACTCATGAACATAACCGCATCAGAACCATACTTGGAATCCTTGGCTGCTGAAGCTGCCTCTTTTGAATTAGCCAAAAAAGCAAAATTGTAACCAGAATCAGATGTCCTACTGCTGTAGGTTTCTCCCCTAGTGTAATGCATTTTCCTAACATCTGAGACACCATGCTTGAAACCATCGTCGGCAATATTGCCAGCCTTGTCTGAAAAATGAACCAACCATGTGTTTGGCGGTAAATCTCTAATGTAATTCATATTCAAATAAGCAGGCGATTCTTCACTATCCAAATATTGATATAAAAAATTATCCAGTAATTCTGGATTATCCATCATGTACTTGTTTATTTTTGCAGCATTGTCATAAAGTTTGTCTTCATCTTCCAAATCCAAAGAAAGATTGTTGGCTATCTCCTCGGATTCATCCCAGTTCTTGAACTGCTCCCAACTGTCCAAAACATCAAAATTCTTTTCAGCATTCTTCAAGTAATTTCTAACAAGCAACCAATTAAGGTTTCTAGGAGCATAACTCTCTCTAAGCCAATTCATAAAACTTTTCATAGTAAATATATATATTTTGAAATTCAAAAAGGTGTAAAATGAACTTTTCAGACTGGCTAATTATCACAGAGGCAACAACAGAATCAGATCTGGCCAATGCCGTAAACAAAGTGAAAGCATACCTTGATGAAAAAAGTTCAGCAGAAATCGATATGGGAATGAAAGAATTGATGGAATTGAAAAACAAGGATGTTGTCCCTAATTCAGAATTAAATGCTGCAAAAGAAAAATTCAAAGTCCATCCCGATTTCGCAACAAATATATACAGAGCAGTAACAGTACACAATCTTGTTCCATTGCCCCTTCAGTCCGGTGGAGGATATCGTGGACTTGATAACCAAAATAACCCAGAAGTAGATGGAAAACCAAATCCTTTCTACAAAGCTTTAGGCACAGACAAATTTGAAAATTGGAACAAATACAAAGATGCATTTATTCAATTTTTATGGGCTCAAGGAGTATCACCCAATTCTGAAAAAATAGCTAAAAATTTGAAGAAGTATGCCAAATACGCAAATGACTTCCCATTCATGAAGCCAATAGAAGGCGAAAAAGCAGAAAACTATCCAAATACAGAAGCACTCATGAATGTTCAACTCAAATCTGGCAAGGTAGTAAGCATAGCAGATTGGATGGAAGATGCTGGTAATTTATGGAAGACACTATCCGATTTCATCAAGGAAAACATCCAAAGCAAAGCTAAAAAAGATGCAGATATCAAGAGAGAAAAGAAAGAAGAAGCTCAAAAAGAAAAAGTAAAAGCCAAGGAAGTCGCAGCAGAAAAAGTAAGAGCAGAAACTCCCGTTATATCTTTTAAGGCTGTAGAAGAACTTGGAAAGGAAATCGATGTTCTATTGTCAAATCAAAAAGATGAATACAAGAAAAATTTCTTGATAGTGGCAAATGAACAAATAGACAAGTTCATCGCCAGTTCACCAAAACCAAGAGATTATTCAGAACCTGCCATCAAGATGAAGAGGGATTTGAGAGCAAGATATCCACTAGGCGCACAATTAGTTGTTACCAAAGATGATGCATTTACAAGACCACCAGAGGATAAGCTTGAAAAGGTGGCAGAACAATCATGGAGAAATGTATCACAAATATTCTTCAGTCGCATCACAGGAAAATTGGCACCAATAGTTGCCAAGAAAGCTGCAACGACAGGCAAACAAGCCAATATCAAATTGATTTATTCAAGCGCAAATTATGGATCACTAGAAGCTAGATTGAAAATCCAATTCGCTGACGGCTCATCCTTCAGCGTAGTTCACAAAATGGTCGCAGCCATAAGTGGTGCAAGAAGAGGTGCCATGTTTAGCTCAGGTGGTGGAAAACGATTCTATAGATTCCCAACCACATTCCACAATGTAATATTGCCAAATGGTGAATCACTCAAACACCCATCGGCAATGTCCGTTTACCTAGCATTCGCTGGACTCGATAAACCACCTGAAATAGAAAAAGATGAAGAAACAGAAGTAAATGACTTAGGATAATCATGCAATTCAAAAACTGGCTAGAAAATCAAGAACAATATGATGAAAACCTATTGAAAACAGGTGCCTTGGGTCTGGCAGCTGGTTTAGGCATGGCTAGTGCTGCACAAGCAAAAAACAACAACCTACAACAATACATGGTGCAATCACAAAGCTATAACGAAAAACCAGCCATTCATCAAAATATCCAAGCCGATGAAATTAACATCAGATCTATTAATTCACTCAAGGAAACAATCAAACACCACGCACAATCAAAAGCATACTACTCAGAATTCAACATCGAAATAATAGAATCAAAAGAACAAGGTCAAACCGCTTTGGTTGTAGAAGTAAATGCAATAGTAAATGCCGAAAATGAACAACAGGCAAAACAAATGGTCACAAGGGATGTCATGGCAGCAGTAGGCAAATTCAGCAAGGGTGGAAACCTGCAAAAAATGCTCGATACCAAAGGCATGCAAGTACACAAATTAGGTGAAAACCAAGTACAACCATTCAAAATAAATATGAAATTTGAATTGACTAACAAGGGAATACGAACAATCTAAAACATGAAAACATTCAAACAGTTCTTGGAAAGCATTGAATCCCGTATTTTCTTTCATGGTAGTTCAAAAGAAATACCAGTAGGAACAATATTGAAAGGTAGGACTGAACAATACGAAAAAGATTGGGGATTTAATCCTTGGTACAAAATACTGGAAAAATATAGACCAAAGAACATGATATCTCACAAAGATGCAGTATTCATGACAGATAACACAGATGATCTAGAATTGGCAGGTGCCGTTACAGATTGGATATTCAAACTAAAACCGTTGGGGAAAGTAGAAAGACATGATGTCAATTGGAATTCAGAAATAGAAAGTCTTCTGTCATCGGGCCATGATGAAAATAGCATGGAAGTAATCGAAGCAGCAAATAACTATTGGTCAGGCATCCCACACCCTAATGAAAGCGTATGGGAATACCTGACCAACGCAGCCGAAATCATAGAAGTTGAAGAAGGATACTAAACAACTTCCAGATGATTCTTGTCAAAGTCTGGGAAATTGTAATGCTGAACACCATCCAACTTCTTGAGTAGCTTCCTTTTCAAACCACTATTTTGTTTGTAAAAGAAAACAGTACCCTCCTTCTCACACAAAACCTTGATCCTCCTAGCCCACTCATCATTGTCCTTGCGGAACCCAAGATAACTACGACTACTCTCCCCACCATAAATCAACCAATCAATCTTGGTCAAATCAACAACATGATCAATAGGACTCAGAGCAGGCTCGTAACTTACCCAACGGATTCCTCCCCACTCAGGAATATCACGAAGATAATCCAAACGATCAACATACTTCTCATGCTCACAAGTAGTGCCCAAATGAACATGCTTGTAGTCACCATTATGGAAATCCTTTGGCAACATCGAAGCAATGTTCTCTGGACGCTTGGTCAACACTAGCCAATTGATATGAGTCAAAGATTTGATGTGCTTCCAAGCCCTAGCACGATACTCATCCAAAACAGCATGAGTTTCAAAGAAATCACCCATAGACAAGGTAAAGACCCTTCTCTTGATGCCACTCTCCCTACCAATCTTGTTGGCTCTGCTGGCATTCGCATAACAGGTCTTAATCCATGTACGCAAAGTGTCTGGTCCCCACTCTGCCAATTGATAACGATCATTGTCCTTTTCGGCATAGCAATGCTTGCAACCCTCGGAAACTTTGCAGCAACCCCACCAAAAGTTGATGGTGCTTTCAGTCCACGCAATCTCAGTCTTGATACCCATGACAATTCCTCCTTGTGTTAAATAAAAATCACATCATCTCATATGAATTTCGGCAAAACTCTTCTATCGCATCGATATTCCCAAAATCCCAATTCATGGGTTCTGGAAGAGGCTCATCGGATACAAGAAATGTCAATCCACTCAAGATGCCTAACATCGATACCACCATCGGCCCTCCACGAACAGGACTCCTCATGAAAATATCGACAACATGATTGGCACTCTTGATTCTTCCCTTTCCTACCAACTGGTCAATCACAAAAGGAATGAACACACCCGCTGGCACAGCAAACCTTTTGGTGTTGTCTGTCTTCAAACAAAAAGCACCATTACTAAGAGTCACAGTTGTGTAACGATACCCATCATATGATGACCGTCTTGAAAAAGCATAATCCTCCATCTTCTTGGGCTTCATATCGGGCTTCAAATAAACCCTATAGAAAAAACTCTCCAACAAGCTCACAACCTTGCCCAAACTGATTGTCACCTTCTTATTCTTAACACCCATGACAAATCACTCCATTGATAAATTAACTTGGCTCGACAGGACACAAGTCCCATCGACATCACTAGTGTAAATACAAAAAATTCCCAATACAACTTTTTTCCCAATAGACAAGGATATAATTTTATACCTCGCAAGTCTAATTAAATGTAATAAAAGAATTAGATTTTATTCGGGAAAACAAGCATTTTCTGAAAAAAATCTAATTAAATGCAATAAAAGAATTAGATTTTACACAAGATGGGTAGCTTGTTTTATGATGTCCATGTGATGGGGAAATGCCAGACTTGGAATCTCATCCAACTTGTACCAACCCTTCAAACCATCACGCTGCAAAGAAGGACTACCCGGTGCCTGACCAGCATCATCACCAAACTTGAAAGAACGAATACTTTCATCTGGCACCCTGTAGAAGTAAGCCCACACATAGAAGTTCTTTTCCCTGCTGTCAGAATCACCCGTCCTAAAACGACCAATATAAGAAAGCTCACCGGGATTTATTTTCGCCCCAGTCTCTTCTTGCAACTCTCTGGCAGCTGCTTTTCTTCCAATAGATTCTGGATCAGTTGGATTGTTTGAATCAATTCCGTCATGCGTATCAAAAAAACCGCCGGGAATAGCCAAACCAACAGGAGATGCTTTGCGGTTTATCAAATAAATAGCATCATACTTTGGCGAATAACAAACACAATCAACAGCCCTGTTCTCGACATAATTGACAACATACCTGCCATCACCGGAAACAGAATAACGAAAATACTTGTTCCAAGGTGGATTCAAACGCTTATCTAAAGGATACTTTTCAACATATGTGACACCGCCATTAACAGGTATGTAAAGCGGTTTGTCCAACAAATCTGCCGTCACCCTAAGATAATCACCTTCCCTTGTGACATAACTGAATGGACCCCAATACTCCTTGCCACCACTCTCTTCATTCAAAAACCAAGATTTAAAATTCATAATTACACCCTTTTTTGTATTTATAAAACATAAATAATTTCAATGAACAACAAAAAGGTCTGACATGAACGAACTAGGCGAACATCTATACAACCCAAACACCAAAGAACTTATCGATGTCAATGTTGTCGGTAGCGGTGACCACGGCATCGCTACAAACATACTCATTATCAAAGACTTCAAAGAAAGATTCATGCCAACTATCGATGAACACATCAACGAAGCAAATCCAAGCGAACTAAGCAAAATCAAAGATCTAAAAAGCGTAGGTTGGATATTCCCAGAAACAGTCAGATTCATTGAAAAATTCCAACCCAATATCAAAAAATGGCCACTATACGACTTCTATTCCAAATATTCCACCCTCGATTCAAAGAAATATGACACCGTTGGCGACGGTGTAAAAAAATTCGGATTCATACTAACCAGAAACAACAATGTCGAATTGGCAGATTGGGGACAAGACAAAAAGAAACAACTAGCTGATTGCATCAATAAAATAAAAGAAAAACCAAAATACATGGACAATGAACAAATATTCGATGACATCGATGTCAACATTTTCGACTACACAACAAAAAGAAAATGGACAGAAAAAGTAAAAGATATCCTCTACGAACCATTCTCAGTCAAATCAAATGTCGATACAGATGAAAAGGAAGTCAGAGGCAGATACTACCAATCACCATTCGCAAATACCAGAGGTGACCTAAAAGCCTTCCAACAAAGATTCACAGGCGATTCATACAACCCATCACTAGATTTCTCTTTCAAAACATTCCTCACCCTACAGGAAGAAAACCAATGCGATGGACTATTCGGACCAGTCTACCACGGCACACAAAAAGATTTCGATAACTTCGATCCCGGCAAATCAAACTACTACGGCACCATCTACTTCACAGATGATCCGAAATTCGCACACATGTTCGCTACAGGCGAAGGGTTCGCAGGCGAAACATCAAAAGGAAATGTATTCACAGCTTGCCTCAATGCCAAAAATCCATTCAAACCACAAGATGAAAAACATCGACTCATACTCGTCCCAGCAATCAAAAAAGCAATCGAAAACAAATACAAAGACCCAGTTACAGGGGCTAATTTCAACATCTCGCCAACATTAAACAACCCAAAAACAAACCAACCAGTCCAAACAATCGAAGATGCAATAGAACACATCCTCTGGAGAATTGAAAACAAAAGCTGGAGATTCGTCGAATCAAAACCAATCATAGACTTCATCAAAAAACAAGGATTCGACTCAATTATGACAAAAGAAAGAGGCGCAAGTAATATCGCCGTGTTCGACCCAAAACAAATAAAAATACTTAAAAAAGATCAAGCACAACCAAGTCAAGAACGATAACCACCACCACGCTTCTTGCGCTTGCAATAATTCTTCTGACTGAATCCCTTGGGATTACTGCAATTAATAGACTTCTTGTACTTAACAGACCAACGAGACTTCATCCCAGCCCTAGGCGCATTGTACTCATTCAACCATTCCATAAATGTTTTCATAATTTTATATATAATAAATCATGAACTTTAAACTATGGCTAAAAGAAAACGACCAACCCAAAATCGGCATCAATATAAACGATAAACACCAACCATTCACCAAACAAATAATGGCAGGTGAAAAAACCATCGAAACCAGAGATACACCATCACTCAACCCATATGTAAACAAAAAAGTTGGTATCATACGAACCGGAAAAGGCCCAGCAACACTAGTTGGCTACGCCACTTTCAATAAACCAAAATTCTACAACAATGAAAATGAATTCAAAAAAGATCAAGACAAACACCTCGTTGATAAAGATTCCCCATACAATATATCAAATAAAGGTAAATGGGGATACCCAATAACAAACCCACAAAAAACTACAGAAAAAATAATCACATCCAAAGGTATAATCGCCAGAAAGATTTAAACTAATTCCACTCAATTAAAATCATGGTGAGATGCCAGAGTGGACAATTGGATCAGACTGTAAATCTGACGGCTTATGCCTTCGGGGGTTCGAATCCCTCTCTCACCAATTAAAAACTATTTTTTAAATTATAAATATACATTATGAACTTTTCACAATGGCTACTTACTGAAGAACTATATCTGCAAAACAACACCGCTGTCGTTTACCACAGAACTACAGACCTAGGAACCGTATCATCTCTCATATCGCAAATATTTGAAGCAGGTAAATCCGGTGGATGCGCCCTCGGATGCGGTCTATACACTATGGTAAACCTAGAGTCGCAATTCACTTCACATGCAGAAGACTATGGCAGATATATTACAAAATGGAAAATATCAGGACTAGAAAACTTCCTTGTCCTCTCAAAAAATGAAGCGATGAAAATGCACGGCCCAGATTACCTAGTCAGCAGCCAACTCAAAAAACTCAAGGTTCTAGAGAGTTGGAAAAAAGAAGCCGGACCGGATTGGCAAGAAAAACTAAATGATTACGATAAAAATATGAACGACAGTTTTTTAGGAAATTATAAAAACTGGTGTGAGAAAAATTTAAAAGGTGCCATCTACATGGACATGGGTCTATCAGGACCAAGATTCGGGCTTTGTATCCTTAAATACCCCCCAGTCGAAGATGGTGTAAAATTCCTTGGTTATGCGGAAAGTGATAACATTAATCTTGATCCATCTACAATCAATAACCTTGAATGGAAAAATACCATGAAAGGAACCAGCGTCAAAAGCCTTTACCAAGCCAAGATTTCAGGCAGAGATATATCTGATAAGGTGATTAAAGCACCTCCGCTAGTTATGAACCCAATCAATTTTGCAAACGAACCAAGAACTTTCAAACTATCACCAACAAGATTTGTTCATGATTCAATAACATTAAAATGGCCCGGAGAACTAAGATCAGCAATCATCGATAAAAACGATCCACCCATCACCTTCACATACCTCGATGAAAAACAATGGTATGCAGTTGTCAAAACAAAAAGAAACACATTTACACTCAATGGTAAACAACTAACACCAAACAACAAAACCCCGCTCAATTCAGGCGACAAATTCTGCGTACAGACAAAAGGCGGTGATTACTGTTTGCTTGTCGGTGACGCTAGCCAGCAACCAAAACAAATCAAATCTTATGTCCTAGGCAAAATAAACTTAGATTTAGTAGGAAGACAATTAAAATTCCACGGATCAAGAGGCGACTATACATTAACTCTTAATCCTCAACAAATGCAACAATTGACAGGAATTAAATCTGAATCAACAGAAACTCCTATCTTCGGCACAGCACCACCAAGAATTGATTGGAGAAAAAAAGCAAGAGAAGTTACCGCAAAATACTTCAATGTCAATAAACAATTAACCAACGGATCTGAAACCGTTAAACTCAAAGGAAATACCATCACAATCAACGATAAACCACTCATCCAATTGACACCAGAACAAACCCAAGAATTGACATCAGTATTGAATGATATGATCCAATATAAATAATCCATATCGCTAAAATAAATATAAAACATAAACATAAATATAAAAAATAAATTATTTTAGGATATTATATGCTAAATTTTAAAAATTGGCTTCTTGTAAACGAAGAAAATTCCGAAAAATCTGATGTCAATCAACTCAAAAATGATATGACTGACTTGTTGGCAGATTTGGATTATATCGAATCAAGCTTCGATAAAATGAATCCAACTAAAAGATGGGCTCAAAAAGCAGCCAGCGCAATAAGAGTAGCAAGAAACAAACTTGGCGATTTGAAAATGCAGGATTTTATAAACCTCAATAGCACTTCTCCATACGATATAAAATTTTTACCATACGGCACTTGGAAAAATATAATGCCAAAACCACCAGAAGGGGATACGGAAAATCAAAAACTTTTCGATGAAATAGAAAAAGCAGTCAATCTATTGAACACAACAAAAGCAACAGATTATATCTACCCAGAAAAACTTGAAGATATTAAAAAACTTATTCAAACAGGAAACCTCGTAAGAGAAGTCGAAATCAATGGCGTTAAAACAAATGTGAAATCATTTATGGGCATGGGAAAAGAAAGAAAACCAGCCTATATCATCAACAAAGCTATACATGACTTCAAAATATTATTACCCAAAATAGATAAAGCTAACACAGAAATTAAAACACAAAAGAAAGAAGATAAAGCAAGAGAAAAGGAAGAAATAAAAGTTCAAGCAAGTGCCGAAGCAAATAGAATAGGTGATGCAAATACACTTGTAAAACTTACACAAAAATTGGAAGAAATGCTCTCCTCCTTGGAAGAAAAATTCACGGAAGAAAAATACAATCTATGGCTCAATAATTATAAACTTCTTTCAGATGGCAAAATAAATCCCGATGATGCCAAAAAACAAACATGGTACAAATACATCGTTGGAAAATCCGAACAAGAAACCAAAAAGGAAATTAAAAGAATATTCAATGGAATCAAAATTGCTTTCATGCACAGAATTGTTTCCAAATTGGGTCCAATTGTCCAAGCAAAGAAAACTCTACACGGCGCAGATTTCGATATGATACCAAAATATGTTTCCGTCGATGGCCCTTCCATCTGGGCCGATTTGTTAATCAAATTTACCGATAATAGCTCCTTAAGCGTTCGCCAAAAATCCGTACTCAAAGAAAGTGTCTTGGGAAATCTATTCTACCAGTTCCCAACTACATTCCATGCCGTAACATTCCCAGACGGAAGAGAACTAAAGAGCCCAAGCGAAAAATCAGTTTATGTAGATTTCGCCAATACCATAGTACCTCAAGATGTAGATATTGAAGTAAAGGAATAAAAACTAGCAACCATATTTTCTTAAATAATACATAAATATTCATTATGAAATTCAAAGAATGGCTGTCTAAACAACAATACGATACACTCGATAACTTTCAGTTCGTCGTAACTAAAGAAAAAAACGAGGATGGAAAAGATATTACAACAATAAACCTCTTCGATTCTACAAAACAACCAGATCTATATGAAAACGGAAAACCAAAACCACTAGGAAATGTTGAATTCAGAACCGATATTAATCCAACCTGCATCAATAACGCTTGGCTAGAACCACAACTAAGAAACAAAAAAATAGGAACCACACTATACGAAATAGCATTAGAACTAGCAACACAAAATAAACAAGGTGTTATGCCATGCGCCTCCATAAATGAAGATGACACAAGCTCAAATGCCTATAGACTTTGGAACTCAATATTCAAAAATAGACATGATGTTATCGCCATACCAATAGAAACTTGGATCAAAACTAATAAAACTACACAAGAAATTAACGATCAAATCATTTCAAATAATATAAAAAATGATAGACTAGATCCTTATATCACACCACCTCCACCAGAAAATACTGAAGAATATAAAAAATGGATAAAAAGACAAGTTAGAGAATTATCATATTTGCAACAAATGGACAAAAATGATCATAAAGATAGATACCCAACCGTATTTCTTGTATACCAAAAACAACCTTCAACCATCAAACACTTGGAATCCATTGGGAAATTAATATACAAATAAAACCCCTCCCACACCAAAAAATTACCCCGCAGGATTTTTTTAATCCAGCTTTTATTTACTTATTATAAAATAATTGATTAAAATTGATGATATATAAAATCCATGCAATCATTTAAACAATGGCTACTTAATGAAGGTAGTACAAAATATAATAAAATTACCATTGATGGCAAAACATTTTCTTCTGGAAAACAAGCATTGCTATACCTGTGGGATACTAGGCCAGATAGGCATGAATTGTTTGTATCATACAGAACTATCCCCAAATTAGGTATCAATCCTAAAAACAACCATGATACTCCCGGCGGTATTTATTTTTATCCCCTAAGCCATGTCGCTAATAAAATTTCAGGTGGTCCGGGTGCAAACTTTGCTATGGAAAACCCTTACATTTATGTTGTTAAATTCAAAGATAATGCCAACATTATATCAGTTGATCCCAATATTTCAGACCAAAAAGGTCTGGATTGCCTAAACAGATTTCCAGCCGATATGGTAGCTGATGCCAAAAAAAATGTAATTGGAAAATTAAAATCTCCTAGAAAAAATTTGGAATTACGCAGCGATTATTCCATGCTCTGGCTCATCACCCAAGAAATGTCCAAAGGAAATACATGGCTATGGACAAAATACTTAAGAAACTGCAACATAGATGGCTTTAAAGATTATAATACTGAAATGATTCATCCTAACGAACCTGAACAAACACTTGTCATCAACCCATCTGTTATCAATGTTCTTTACGAACTACCAAACTCAGATAGTACTCGTTTGGGCACATACCAATTACAAAACTTATCCAATAAAAATCTTGTAAATTACTTTTTAAAGCGTGAAGTGGATATTGGAAAAATACTTCAAGCAGCAAAAAATCCAGATGATGTCCTAAAAACAATTATAAGAAAAAATCCATATGTTATAAATGATGGCAATATATGGGATGTACTTTTTAACATTAACAATATAGAAGAAATATCTCTAGTCATAGCTGATGAAATGAATCCCACCAGTAAAATGATCCAATCAATCATTAATTCTCTATGGAACAGATCAGGAAACATCTCAAAATTTATTAAGACTTTAGGTAAAGAAAAACTTAAAAACCTAAATCGAGATGAATTGAATGAACTTCTTGGTCACTCCATCGATGAGGAAGCAAAAAATATATTGAAGTCTTTAATTCCACAAGCCAAGGTAAAAGAACCAGAAGAAGAATCAAATTATGTTGGTGATATAGAAAGCCATTTCGCAAAAATAAGAGAAGAAAATCCATTTGTTTTTGATGATGATTACTAAAACCCCTCCCATATAAAAAAATTACCCCGCCGGATTTTTTTAAATAATACATAAATATTCATTATGAACTTCAAAGAATGGTTTATCATCACAGAATCTAAAGAAGAAAAAACCCTAGCACTAGAACTAGCTGGCAACCAAGAGAATTACAACGAACTTAATAGGGTCATCCCACAAAACCAAAAAGAATCCGACCCTTTAATACTCTTGGCTGCTTATTACTTGTCCCAATCCAAAAACATCAACCAAACAAAAGAATATATTCAAAATTATATCCAACTAACTAAAAATAATAAAATGCCTCTGATTAAGGTAAATCTAACTACCAAAAAACCAGACGCACCTTTCGATAAATACCTCAATTGGACTCAAATCATTGACGGACACCAAGGAGAAGAAAAAGCTAAACAAGCTAAAAAATTCAAACCATCAGATATCGATTTCCAAAATGAAAAACCAATAGCCACAAGCCCAGATGGACTAATCAAAGTCTACCAGTCTAACTCCCCAAACCAATGCATCATTCTCGGCAAAGGTCAATCCTTCTGCATTTCCCAACCCGGAAATACCATGTGGAAATCCTACAGAGATACCAAAGGCAGTACATTCTATTTTGTTTATGATGATTCTCGACAAGACAATCTATCAATAGTAGTTGTTGATGCTTCAATAAACGGTCTAGAACTTACCGATAGAATTAATACAACAGGCAAAATACAAAACCCAGATAATCCAAGCCAAAGAGATAAAGATCCACAAATTTACATGGACTACCTAAAATCTAAAGGAATAAATACAAATATATTCAAGAATTTGCCAAAAACACAAGAAGAACTTGATGAAGATAAAAAACTCGGAACTACCAATCAAGACTTAAACTGGTTCACTTCTTTGTCCCCACAAGAAAAATCCAACTATATAGGTAGAGGACACAAACTCACAGACCAGCAATTTAATTTTCTTTGGCACAATAAGTTTAATAGCTCGTTAGAACAATATGTCAAAACCGGATTACAACTAAATGATTACCAAATTGATAAAATTTCTACCAATAAAGATTTAAAAAATAACTATATTCACAATAGATTAATTGCTTTACAAAACGATTTTAATATAAACAAAAAAGAATGGGATTTACTAAACGATCAACAAAAAGATAAATTAGCACAAATACCAAACGCAGTTGAAGACGCTGTACAAGTTGATAATAATTCCGAAATCATAAAATATTTGATCGATAAAGGTGCCGAGATTGGAAACGCAGTTCAAAATGCAGCACTTTATACTAACAACCTAGAAATCATAAAATATTTGATCGATAAAGGTGCTAAAATTGGAGATGATACTCTGGTACACGCAATACAATCAGGCGATATAGATCTTGTAAAATATTTAATCGAAATAAAAAAAATAAAAATACCAGGTGGCGCAGTTAATTTTGCAGCAATTTCTAGAAACTTAGAACTTGTTAAATATTTAATTGATGAAAAAAAAGCCCCCATAGATTCTGGAGCAGTTGAAAATGCAGTATACAATGGAGATTACGATATGGTAAAATACTTGGTAGATGTAAAACATGCACCCATAAGTGATCATGCATTAGATTTTGCTGTAGAAAAAAACCACCCAGAAATGCTTAGATACCTTCTACAAAAAGGTAAAATATATGGCGATGATACATTCCAACAAGCGGCTGCCAAGATAAACTATAAACAAGAACTTGAAAACTCCCTATCGTAATCAAAAACCCCTCCCATAACAAAAAATTACCCCGCCGGATTTTTTTAAGTCCGGCTTTTTTTATTTACTTACAGTTTCAGGGGGGGGTAGTTTAAAATCAATAATTACATATTTTGTAACAAGTTTTTTAAAATTCAATAAGGTTCGTTATAAAAGGGAGTCATGGTGGCAATCACCCCCCTCCCCTATCCACAATGTATAAAGTTTTTGCAAGATCAATAATTAAATACTAATTTTGTAACAAATATCTTTTAAGTGTACAAATAATAATTATCAAACTACTTACAAGGTATTAAATATATTCCAACTCCATTTAATCTAATCAAATAAAAAAAGGGGTGGTTGAGTTTCCTCAACCACCCCTAGGGAATCAAAGGACTTTTACAGTCCGATGATTTTCAGTTGCTTGAGAGCGTAGGTGATTTTCTCAATCCTCGCCTTGGCCTTTTCAATCCTTGCTTCCCACTTTGCCTTGAGGGCAATTTGGTCGATTTGGTGCTGGGTGGTCGGGTTAGCCACATCGATTTTGCGGAGGTAGTTCCTCTGCAATTTCGCAATTCTCTTGGTGAGAACCTTGATATCAAGGTTCAATTCGGTGCGGACAAAGATCCAATCCGCAGCGTTGCTGAGGTTGATTTGCACCTCACGGAGGCGACGATTCCGCATGCCCTTGCGGGATTCCTTGCGAACCATCTGGGCAGCGTAGAGGCGAGCTTGGGCACTTGTCCCAACGGAATGGACTTGGGATCGGGGGTGAACCCCCCACAAGCGGAGGTCGTTGTCGGCTTGCCCATCACGGGCAGCGATCTCATCGGTGCCTTCCCACTCGCCACCTCGCTCGTAGCTACCGTTGGCAGTCTGACGCAGGGCGACAGACAAGACCTTTCGGGGATTCACGATGAGATCGGAATCCTTGTTGCTGGTGGCGGTGAAGGGACGGGCGGGGAAGAAGTTGGTCTGCATTGGAAGAATCCTTTCGTCAGAGGCGGGTTCCAAAAAGAATGGAATTGCCACCTATTGAATAATATCGGAAAAACCTAGGGAAAATCAACACACAATATGGAAAAAACAGCGAAAAATCATTGAACCTTAAGAAAAATTAAGGAAAGGGGGCGAAGCCCCCCTTAATTTTTCTTAAGAAAAGACCCCGCAGGGGTCTTTGTGTACACCTAACAATTAATTGACTATACGCAAACTATTAAATGGTTTGAACCCATTTGTACAAATAATAATTATCAAAAAGTATGAATACTCATCTTATATTTTAAATTGAATCAAAGATTTTGTAAGTCTTAAATTCTTTTTTATTTAATACTCATAAATCATTTGCGATTTTATAAGTCTTAAATCTTTTTTATTTAATACTCATAAATTATTTGCGATAATTATTAATTAACACTCCGCATATCCACTATTAATTATTCGTTGTACAAATGCCCAATTCCAATTTGCCGATATACTTGTATATCCAAATATATCAACCTATATGTGTTATTAGGAATTTGTCGATGTAGATATATGTGGATATATTCATACCATATTTTTTAAATGGGTTTAAAATCGCTTTAAATCGATTTGGAGCCTTTGGTGCTACCATCCCCTTACCTCACCCATCTAAATCGATTTAAAGCCCAAAATCGACAACGCAATCGCTATGCGAACCCCTCACCCTATCCACCAAGCTCCAGATCAGTAATGTTTTGTGTATATCAAAAGATATATTGAGATAAATAAAAAACCCCCGGATGGAGTGAACCATCCGGGGGCGTTGGGTTAGGTTTTGCGAGGCTAGGCCAGTTTGGCCCTCATGGTGATCACCCGCTTCAGGTAAGGGCGAAGTTTCCGCATGAGGGAATCGACCTTGGAATCCCGCCACTCTTGGCGAACAAACCGCTTTTCGGAAACAATCATCACCTCATCCATCACCCGCCCGATGGTGACGAGGTCGAGGGCAATCGTTTCGACCATGTAGCGTTTGGTCACCCTCGTCAGGCGTTTGCGCTTGTCCTTGGAAGACAATGCTTTTGCCTTGAGATGACGAGTTATTGACTCGTCAACAAGACCATTGAGGCGAAGCCAATTGAGTGACGCACCCTCACGGGCAGCATCGTTATCGATCCGATTCATCATCATCCACCTCCCATCACATTCGATGCTCACCATGAACATCGACCTAATACCATCATGCACCATAGACCCAAGTAGGGCATATAGGGTTTCCAAATTTATGCATTTTTATTCCTTGCTTTTCCTTAATCAAAAAACGATGGGCTTTTGCACAAGTATAAATTTTAAACTTATCTGAAGATAATCAAGGTGCTTTATGTTTTATAAATCATAAAAATAATACTTTTGAATGTTGTTTGATTTTTGTTTGTTGAAAGTTATTGATCAACAAATAGTGGATATACAATAGAGCTTTTATTGATTATGTAGGTATGTGGATATGTGGATGAGTGAGTGTGGATGGGTGAGTTGTTGATTTGTGAAGTGTGGATGGATGAGTTGTTGATTTGTGAGTGTGGATGGATGAGTTGTTGATTTGTGAAAAAAGAAAAGCACCAGATTGGTATCTGGTGCTGTGGATTAGTCATCGAGGGTGCATAGCATCTGAATCTGCTTGATCTTGGGAGGCAATGCTCCAACGAAGTTGAGCTTACTCAGGTAGGTCATCACAATCTGGTGAATGCGGTCGGGAGCGAAGGGATGGCATCCATTCGCTCCATCGGTGAACTGATAGCGAATCGATTTGCCCTCGCATAACAAATCCGACTCTACTAGTCCGCTTTCGTATTTGCCGACCTTCTCAAGCTGGTGTACCCATAGTCCAAATCGCATGGTCTTCTGTGTGTTCCCCTTGCTGTTGGCATAGGTGTAGAACTCTGCGACTTCCTTCAGGGTGACCTCGTACAGGTTGCTCACAGTAGCCATAGTCAATCCTCCTAGTGTTTGAACTGGTGATGAAGCTGGATTAGTCAATCAACTGGCAGTCCCCAAGGAGCCCGTTGAGGGTGCGGTAGTCGTAGAAACCATCTCTGTCGGAACGCAGGTGATACACCGCTTGAATTGCAGGCATCGTGTATTCCCAAGGAATCCATTTGAGTGTCTCAGTCAGCATCTCACCGATGGTCTGGCCTTCCTTGTTGTGGAGTGGAACTACTCTGCTGCCATCGACTGCTGTCCATCCATTTCGGTGATAGAGGGCGACATTCATCGTCCCCTCACCCCATCTGACCAATACTCGGAATCGCTTGGTCTTGAAGGTCGTGTAGTTGTGTTCGTACCTCACCTCGTACTTCGCCATGCTGGTCAGTACCACTTCGTAGATGCTGCTCGTCATGCCTTCTGTCATCTGAACCTCCGTTGTTGAACCCCTCCCAGATGAGGGTGGGCATAATAGGTTTCCAGCTTGATGCATTCCGCATCGACCCCTCCCAGATGAGGGTGGGCATAAGTGGTTTCCAGTTTGATGAAAAAGCTGCCAAAGGCCTAATAAACAGGCCTAGATTGCGTTTTTAGGGCACTTCTGCCTTGGGGATGAGTCAGAAGTCGCCTGATGAAATGAATGGCTTAAAACGCAAAATTGACATTAAGGAAACTTAAGGAAAAAATGACTAGTCCAAAGTACAAGTATAATTTTTATTTTTATTGCGGAGTCATATGGTGGTTAATGTTTTATTGATGGGTTTGCAAGTACAAGTATAATTTTTATTTTTATTGCGGAGTCATATGGTGGTTAATGTTTTATTGATGGGTTTGCAAGTACAAGTATAATTTTTATTTTTATTGCGGAGTTGGAAGGTAGTTTATAGGGTAATAAAAAAAGCCCCCAAGGATTTTTTCCTTGGGGGCGGGGAAAAGAAGACCTATGAGGTCTTACTTGTCGGTGCTGATCTGAATCTTCCAAAGATTCAGGATGGCACGGGTGGCAGCAACATACTTGAGGTTGTCCTCTTGCTTGAGTTGCCATGCCTTCTTGACCTTCATGGTCGCATCGGGGTTAACCCAAATGACCTCTTGAGCTTCAAGCCCCTTGGCTTGATGAACCGAAGAGATGCGGAACTTGTCGTTCCCTCCCTTCTCATGCTCCTCGTCGCTCTTGCCATTGTTCAGACCGAAGAAGTTTCCAATCTCGGTCAGAACATCAACGGGGGACAAAGAAAGACTTTTGTCCTCCGAATTTGCAGCCATCGCCTCCTCGATGAATATCGAAACACTTGCTGCCTTGTCGCAGATCGCTTGGACTTCCTTGTCCATGTTCTGCCCCTTGGCAGACTTGGTGGCGAGCCGATTGAGTTGCCCCTCTTTCCAAGCAACAAGTTTCTCCATCATGCCCTCAAGGGTCTTGCCCTTGATGAATTTCTTGGCGAGGGTCAGGATGCCCCGACCAAACTCACGCCCAATGAAATGCACAGGAATCTTCTGTGCGATGAGAGAGTACGCAAGCTTGACGATGGGCGCATTGAATCGGCACACCGCCATGTTGCCCTTGGTGATGCGCTTCTCATCAAGGAGTTTGTCGATGGTTGAAGTGGCAACCATCCCCTCGGCGTTGTCGGGGTGAACCCGAAACTCAGGCACCCACTTCTGAGCCTCACGACCAACCGCTTGGGAGCAGCGACGAGATTCGGTCAGAGGCATGACCGAAACCTTGCGCTTGGTCATGGACAGAAGGTTGGAAAGGGTTTCCATCGATTCGGTGTCGGAGCCCCTAAAGCCATAGATGGCTTGATTGGGGTCGCCAACAACCATCATCCGCTGACCCTTGGCAATCGCTGCCATGACCAATGCATGTTGAACAGCGTTGAGGTCTTGCGCTTCGTCTACACAGACGAGGTCAAATGTGGGCAGCTGGCAACCCAACACGATGGGCATCCACAACATATCGTTGTAGGAGATGACATTGGTCTTCTTAAGACCCTTCGCCATCAACTGGGGAACGAGAGGATAAACATCCTCTTTGGTGGCTTTTACCACTTCACCGTCAGTACCGATCTCACCATCGAACTCGATGGAGAAGTGATCGACCAAGAAGTCGAGGTCTTTCGCATCCCCCGCAAGGAGGAAATTCTGGCACTTGCTGACAAGTTCAAGTACCAATTTGGCGATCAGCCAATACTTCGCCTCTTCCTTGCTCCCCTCCACGCCCGTGAAGGGGAACATTTCTTGGAAGAGGTTGTGGTATTTGTTGTCATCCACGGTGTGGTTGGAAAAACGATTGGCGAGTGCCCGCTTGCCGTACTGGTGCAGACCAACGACAGTCACCCCTTCAGGTGACCGTGCTTCCATCTCCTTTCGGATCGAAGCGTTGAAACACATATAGGCAGCATGAACCTTAGAAAGGTCGATGCGGAACAGGGACTGGATGATGGTTGTGGTTTTGCCACACCCCGCAAGAGCGTTGACCACAATGTGGTCAGTAGTGGTGCCCATGACTTGCCAAATCGCTTCTTGCTCAGGGCTCCCCTTGAGCAGCTTGATTTGAACTGGTGCCTTCGCTGCTTTCGGAGCAGCACCAACCTTCTGGGTGTAGTTGCAACGGGGGAAACCCGTGCAGCCCATGAACTGCCCAAATTTGCCATTGCGAAGGCTCATGTCCTTGCCACAACGGGGGCAGGTGTTGGCGTTGGTGGAAGCAGCGGTCTTGGTGTTGGTCTTCATCGAAAAATCCTCGACTGGGAGTTGTGATTCCCTTCGCTGGGACGAAGTGTTTCCAGCGTGAAACTAGTGTTTTCGCCCTTCCAGAACCCAGCAACATTTGTAAATATATCTTTTGATATAAAGTGATATACCACAAAACCCCTTGTTTTCCAGCACTCTGCGTTTCCAGAGAGGTTTGATTGATATCAAAAGATATCAAAATTAATTGGTTGCCTATTAATGGGGGATGTATTGTCTACCGACTTTGGTAGCTATTTGGAAAATAATTATTGGGTGTGCATTGGGGGGTTTAAATTTTTCTACCTGTTCGGGTGTCTTTATGGGATTTAATTATTTGGTGTGCTAATGTCTTTAAGAATTAAGAATTTAAGTCTTAAGACTTAAGAATTTAATTCTTCTTAAGAATTAAATTCTTAAGAGGATTACGCACAACTAATAATTATTTGAGGATATGATTTGTATTTGATTTTAAAAATCTTAAAAAGTTTTTATGATTTTTAAATTTTAAATTTCTTGAATAAGCTATAAAACTAGTCTTTCATTATTGATTGTTTTTTTATGTTTTATAAATTATAAAAATTCAAATAAGCTACAAAAGTAGTCTACCACTAAACGATATGGTTTATGTTTTATAAATCTTAAAAAAGTTTTGTTGAATCAATTGGTGAGAGTATCCTGTTCTTCAGGCAACATGTTTTCTTTGATTAGTTCAATAAGTGTTTTGAATTTGTTGCTGATGTTTGTGTAGCCAATTATGTTCAGGCTAATACAGTACATCTCGTATTCTTTGATTATTGATTCGATTTCTTTTTTGGTCTTCATGATTGATTTCAGATATGGCTACACATTTAGTAGTAGTATGTTTTATTTTATTTTCACAATAGTTATTTAATATTTTATTGTCATGACAGCGTTGGCAATTGTGTGACTATGTACAGGATAAATTTATTGATGATGATTGGTTGTTGATTAGCGGATGATGAGATGTTTGCCATTGATTTTGATTTCACGGATATTCTCAGGCCAATAATCTCGATAAATAACTTTGTTCTTTAAAAGCTTTTGGGTCTTGGGTGGATTCTTCTTCCTTACCCATTTGCCAACATTGCCTCGCAATACAACATGTTTGCCATCCGTTTTTATTTCATAAAAGATTGGTTTGGAAAGAACCTTGTTGACAATAACTCTCAAGGCATAGTTTTCATCACCACGATGTTCAACAAAAGGTTGACCAACTCGACTGATACCCCACGCCCTTTTCTTGGCAACGAAACGAGGAGGAACTGGATGATGACTAGATGATGATGCCCATTCTTGTTTAAGTCTGTTGTTGATGATCTTGGTGTAACTGAAGTTGCCAACGATTGCACTAACCTTTGATAACTTCCATATGTTTCGTTCCAAATAAGGATTGCCAGTATCCCTCAATAACTCAACAGGAGTGAATGCAGTAAAAGAAACCAACTCAGTACTTCCCTTTATGGTTGATACAGCAGTAACCCTCTTGCGGAGTACATTAATCTCATCAATCAAATCATCAACTGAAACAATAATCGGAGTCATTACTGGTTTCATGGTTGTAAACCTCATGATGATTGGTCAGTATGTGACCTACGCACACATTCACTCAAAAAAACACAAGTCGCAGATGTGTCGATATGGACATGTCGATATGCGACTTGTGGATATGTTCTTGATGATATAGCTGGGTCACATATCGACACTCACTCCACGATCTTCATGGTTTCTCGACAATCGGGGGTGTGACTATGCACACATTCACTCACTCACTCACTCACTCCACGATCTTCATCGTTTGCCGACAATCGGGAAAACGGCAGCATCCCCAAAAGAAACCATTCTTGCCTTTGCGTTCGACCATATGTGCCCCACAAGGACAAACTGGCCCCATCATTGCCTCTAAATGATTCACCCTTTCCAAAAGGTTATCTTTCCACCCTTGGGTTCGATTCACCCGCTTTTGTTTGCCAACGATTTTAATAGCCCCATTTTTGAGTTTTGAGGCTAGCTGAACCCGAATGGCATCAGCACCGCACTCACGGGAGATACCCGCCTCAATCGACGAAAATACCCTCAAGGAAAGGGGATCAGCACCCTCTTGGTCAACTCGTTTTCCAAAGACCACCTCCCGTACACCATTCATTTGAACAACGGTGAACCCGAGAGGCTCCAAGACCTCTTTCATTTCATTCAGGGAGATGGGGGTGTATTCTGCTGCCATGACTGTTTCCTCCTTTGTTTGGTTTCACTCAATCCACCAATCATCTACAGGTTGTTGATGAAACTCTTAATCTTGCGGGTCAGGATTCCAATCGAGGATTCAACATCCCCAATCACAACCCCGTTCCCCTTTCCAAACAGGATGTCGCTGGTGTCTTGGTCATAAGCATTCGCAATGCCAATCCCAAACACCTTGATGCCCTTCTTACGGGCAGTTTCGACTGCCTTGGCGGTGTGCTTCAGGGCAGAGTACCCGTGATAACCATCACGACCATGAGGGCTACCATCAGAGATGACGAAGAGGATCTTTTTGTCCTCGTCATACTCCGCCATCTTGTCAGAGGTGTATTGGATAGCATAGCCATCCAAGTTCTCATAGATGGCGCAAGCATTCTTCAGATGATGAAGCTCCTTCACCTCCTTGTCTTGGTAAATCAACATGTTGGTCTGTTCAGCAGACCTTTTTGCTTGAGCAGTATGCCCATAAACCAACAATTCAACACCGTTAAGGTTCTTGATCGCCTCGCTCATCACGATGGCAACATCAATCGCCTTAGCCATCTTGCTTTCATAGCCACTTCCCATCGAACCGCTCTGGTCGATGAGCAGACCAATCAACACGCTTGGTTTGCCCAACACTTCCTTGCGTTGGTAGATGGTGTCGAAATCATCCATCGCAAACTTGGTGAATGCATGCTCATCAATGTCACCGCTTTGAAGACCGTAGTCAAAATAGCTGGTTTCATTGTTTTGGAAGTGGAATGCATTGGTCACCTCACCGATGACATTCCTTCTTTTTTGAATGTGTTCTTTGTAGAGGTTGTTGATTTTGACTTCATCGGTGTAAGGGTCAACCATCATACGGGCGTTGTAGCCCTTGCCGTTCTGCTTCAACAGAACGCTGGGAATGATTCGGTCAAACTCCATTTTGGAGAAGCAACCCTTTGCTTCAGGGATTTTCTCAGGATCAAGAGCGGAGTAGTCCATATCCGCTCCCGAAGCTTCGGGGATGGTGTCATCAGCAATATCAAAAACCTCTCGGTCAAAGGGAACCTTGGCCTTTGGTTTTTCTTCGCTGACCTTGGATTCTTTGTCCTCGGTTGCCTTGTCCTTGCCTTCTTCTTTCGAAGGGGCAGGGGTTTCTTTTTTGTCATCCCCCGAAGACTTGGAACCCCCCTCAAGTTTGCTCTCCTCATCGTCGTCGGGAGAAGAGGATGCTTCTTCACCGCCATCCTTCTCAGGTGAGCCTCCCATTTCTTCTGACTTTTCACCCTCACCCTCTTCACCTTCACCTTCGCCCTCGCCCTTGCTTTCCTCTTCCTTGAGGCGAAGCATCTCCTCTAAGTCTTCAACGATCCTTCTGCACCCTTCGAGGGTGAGATTCCTCATAGAGTTGATTTTGTTGTTGAACCAATCTTGAACCTCATGGAGGTTCGCATCTGCAAAATCGATTTTGTCCTCGTTGAGAGCGTTGTGGCACAACGCTTGAGTGATAGGCTCAAGGTTATTCTTGGTTGCCTCCATGTTGGCATCGAAGTCAGATGCCTTAGAGTGGCACAGTTCCCCGTGTTTCTGCATGTAGGGTCGGAAACCAACCCATTCCTCGCTGATCTGAGCCTCAGCCATTCTGCTGGCGAGGGTTGCAAACAAGTCCCTTGAAGGAACTGGAGCCTTTGCCAAGGCAGCCAAGTCCTTCTTGCTGCATTCACGCCGAATTACTTGTTTCAGGAGCAGTCTGCCATTCATGGCATCCATTGCATCCCAATAATCATCCCCTTCTTTAACCTTGTTGCCTTTCAAAAGAAGGGCAGGGTTGAGTACAACATCGTTGCCCGTCAACTCTTTGTTGTTGGCACCCTTGAATCGGACAAGGATGTTGACCTCATTACCATCCTTGTCGTTGCTCAGGATGTTGGCATTCTTTTGGAAGACCTCCAAGGCCTCCCTCAAAGCTTCGGAAGTCGCATTTTCCTTGGTTTTGCGGTCTTCGTAATTGTCAATCCCGTACAGGGAGTTAACGCTGCGGGATGGTGACCAATTGGTCACAGGGGTGTAGGAAAACGAATCCCTTTTGTTCCAGTAGTCGCCCCAAGTGGTGTAAGCCATTTTGAAACCCTCCATGTAGTCCTAGTAGTCCTAGTTACCTACACCTAGTGTATTCCACCCCAATAAACCACACAACTTTTTTAAGTATATCTTTTGATATCAAGTGATATATTGATTTAATTGAGTTGTTGAGCCGGGTGGATTTTGTTGAAATCAGGTGCTACTCCAACACCTACTCCAACACCTACTCCAACACCTGATTAAAGTTGTTGAAAGTTATTGATGAATTTACATACTCGTTTTTTGCCTGCACCACAAAAATTGACCCATGTAAAAAACAAAATAAAAAAACCCCCGGACATATAGTCCGGGGGAGGAGGAAACCAAAAACGCAGGTTTATTTGTTCAGGTCGCCAAATTTTCCCATCAACAACTGCATGAGGGCAGACCGCTCACTCTTGTCACCACCCGCATTGGAGTAGTGATTCAAGAGAGTGAAATTCAGGGTAGTCAAACCACCACGCACAATCTTCTCCGCAGCGTTCTGCAACATGCGGGTGCTAATCGCATGACTGAAGGAGTCGGCGTTATCAGCCTTCACCTTCTTGCGTACCACGCTGGCAACTTGGCACAGCTTGAGGCAGGTGCCAACATCGAGCTTTGTCCTATTGTGGAGAAGTTCAGTCTCCTTCTCTTCAGGAAGGTAGTCCACCTCGACAACCGTGCCAAGACGGTCACGATTGGCAGCGTCCATTGCAATCGTTCCCGTAAATTCACGACCCTCGTTGGTCGTTGCGAAGAAGACCACACCTTTTGCCACAGAATAAAGTTTATTGGCATCTTGGCAAAAAGATGCCCGACGATGGTCGAGCAGAGGCAGCAATGCGTTAGCCACCAAGGGGCTAACACGATTGATCTCATCAAGAACGATGACCGCCCTTTCGGTGCGGATGAATTTCGAGAAGGTGGAATCAACCCACTCGATAGTGGTTTCTTCACCCTCCTTGCGAACGGTCTTGTGACCGTACCAATCCTTCGGCTCCCGAATGAGGGGAGAGTCCATCACGATGAGGGGGCGATTGTACATGGCAGCGAACTCAGCTGCCAAAGAAGTCTTACCGCACCCCGCTGGCCCCGTGAGGCGGACATTCTGGGGCTTGATCTGGGAATCTTCCTCCACCGTCTTGAGGAGTTTCTTGACCCCCTCAGACATGACAAAGTGAGGGTCACGCTTCGGGACGACGAACATTGCCTCTTCGTCCACAGTTTTGGAAAACACAGACACGCTCTTGGGCGTGTAGTATTCGTCGTAGCTGGACAGATCGGAAACCACCTCGGCAACAGGTGCCACTTCGGGCACCCGCACAACCACAGATGGAACAACAATCGGCTCCGCAGGGAGGGAGGGAGCCCGACCCTTGCCACTTGCACTCCTCCATGCGGAACGAAGAGTTCGGAATGTTGCGATCCCTAGCGTTAACCCTTCCTTGGCACACATTGAAGCAACCGTCTCATAGCCAACATTGGCATTGAGGTCGAGAGCCTTACGAACGATAGGACCAACACCTTGCTGACGAGACATGTTACTACCCTCTTGGAGTTTTGATTCCAAACAACAACACAACAACACCAACAAACCTAGTGTAAACCAATTCAATAAACCACACAACTTTTTTAAATATATCAATGTATATCAAATGATATATTACAAAAACGAATGCGGTTTAAGTAACACTAGTGTAAACCATCTTGTTTAACTCAACAACTTTTTTAAGTATATCAAAGTATATCAATTAAAATTAAGATAATCGAAGTAGTCAATTAATCCTTGGGTGTACTAGGATACTATTTAAAAAAAATATATATTTTGATATATTTGTATAATGCACTTGTTTTGTAGAGTATGAGATAAAAATGGTAGAAATTTTAGAACAAAAAAAGCCCTCCCCCAAAATTAGGGGAGGGCTTAAGTCTTTCACTACGAGATCACAGACCATTCTTTACAGCTAGGTTGTAAACAACATAGTAAGGCACACCAAGAGCATCAGCCATCTTTCGCATTCCACCACGCACCTTTGATGCCTCTTTTAGCTTCGGCAACAACTTAGCCTCATTCAAATTCCAACGGGTTGGACGACCACGACCATTCGTTTCAATCCCATTCCTCCGACAATGCTGCCACACAGTTATTGGCAACAATCCATACTTGTTCGCCACTTGACGAATATTCCCAACACGAACCACCTCTGCCTCAAACCGACGAAGCTTCGCCTCTGTCGGAAACATATCCCTCAAATACACACGCTTCTTCACACTCTTTACAGCCATTTGAAATTCCTCCATAAAGTTTTTAAACTACCCATCTACACTATAGACACTATTTCTACACCTTGTAGATTATTTTTTTTATTTTTTCCACACAACTTTTTAGATTATATCTGTCATTTTCCCCTCCATATCATTTTAAATATTTTGTTAATCTCTTTCATTTGTTGAACATTTTCAGTTGTTCGCACAAGAAACATCACCAAGAGTCCATATTGTGGTTTCTTCTTGGCAACATGCGCTACAACACTAACCATGCGCCACACCACACGATTCGCCCTAACAAAGAAACTCAACACCCTCCTCTCCCTCTTACTCAGAACCTTCTCGAAACCATTCTTTATCACCTCCTCCTGATCCTTGTCAGGATAAATAAACAAATCCCTCAACAACTCAATATACTCTTCTTCGATCTTTTGGAATCCAACCGCTCGCATAATCTCCAAAGTTATGTGATGCCTCAAATGCCAATCCATCTCAACATCATTACCAAACTCATTTTTGTAAAAATCACTCAAGTCTTTTCTGTTATCAAAAAATGCCTTATCCAATTTTCCACAAGGCTTAACACTTACAGCATCACTTAGTGACAAGGTTGCCCAAACTATCCCATCAAAATCTTTTCTGTTATTCACATACGGCAACTTCTTGTTCAGCAAAGCCAAATACTCAGGACGCATATCATCAAATTTGTATTCTTCTTCTTCAACTTCTGGCTCAACAACCGCTTCTTCATTCAAATCAACAGTACTGCTAAACAAATGAAGTAATTGATCATCGAGATGGCACTTTTTCAAAAGACTTTTAAATTCATCAACCGTCAGAGTATTAAAAAAACTACGATCCTTCTCCAAACTCAAATACACAACTTCCATCAAATGACAAATGTTTTTGAACAACTTTTCATCAACACCATTTTTATACAGTTGATCCAAACGATGCTTTTGAATAACTTCGATGTGCCCCAATCCATACTTCCAATACGAATAGTTGGCACTACTCCAAACCAAATACTTGTACTCGTCCTCCAAGTCATTCACATGAATAAATTTAAACACCCCAAAAAACACATCAATAAATCCATTCTCAAATTTGTAATCAACAGTTTTTAAACGATATGTATCAAACATCATGTTCTCAAGAGATTCAAATCCCTCCATCGTAGAGGTCTGATTTTTCAAAAACTTACTAAATGTCTTACCCATTTCTCTCACCCCTTGAGGCACTATCGCCTACCACCTATTCGCACTCACTTTCCTTTTTTTCACATCCCTTTTTTGTCAATAACATTATTCATCTAATTCATGGTATTTGAGGTTATTTGCAGGGACGAAGAATTCTTGTCGAACCGATTTACTCTTACCCGTCTTTCGATTTTTTTTTGCGGTTATGACTTGAACCCGCCACATTTCAACTGGGATTTCTGGTTTGGTATCAACCCACGCCCATGCACGGGCAGGGAAAGTTGTACCAACATTGATATCCTTGCCATCAAGGCTAAAGGTTTCAATAACTTCCATCAGACGAACAACACCATCGATGCGCTTGCTCATTTTTGACTCCTAGTGTGTGCGACCTCATCAACTTCTGGCTCAACAACCGCTTCTTCATTCACATCAACAGCACTACTAAACAAATGAAGCAAAATCACTACTTCAACTGATACAGGGGTTGAATGTAACTTTGGTTTTCACTTTGACCTCGGAGTTTTTGAATTTAACTTCAAGTTGTTCAACCCATCGGTCAAAATTTCGGGTATCGACAGCTGCGGAAACTTCAAGCACAAAAAGGTATTTGGTCTTCCACCATGTGCCATCTCTATGCCTTAGATTATTTGCGCTTTTTATGACAACGCTGTAAACATCTCCCTCCAAAGATTTGTCCACGATGTAAGGCTCTGCATTTTCCACAAACTCCTCTAAGGAAATTTCCCCCAAAACAGCCTCAACACGCACCTCAAGATCAAAATGCAATTTGCTCATTGTGTTTCTCCTTGTGTGTGACTTAGTACCCCATGCCATTGGTTGAGGAGACAAACCCAAAGACCTCATCAACGATCCTTACCGCCTCGGCCCAAGAGAGGCCAAATATACGACGGTAACTGGCAATAATTTCGAAACGAGTCATATCAACATCCCTCCATGTGACTACCTCAACATCACTAGTGTTTATTCCTAATCAATTAACTACAACTTTTTTAAATATATCGAAAGATATAAAAAGATATACGAAAATTGATGAGGGGTTGTTGTACATTTATTAATTAATTGGCTATATGGTAAGTGGATTAATCTTTGATGTAAGATTCCCCATGCACACCTACTAATTAATTGAAGATTTGGAAGATGTTCAATTAAATCTAATATTATTGTTTGTACTTGGGGGATTACCCAAAATTATTCCACTTACTTTGTCCAAATTCTAAATTATTCCACATAGTTACAATATTATTCTACTTAGTTTATATTCTTTATGTCTAGTTACAAAATTATTTTGTATACTTCTAATCAAATATTATTCCTCTGTCAAATACCATTTTTATCCCAAATTTTCTACCACCACACAAAAACTACTACACATAATATTTTCACACTACAAATGTATTTAATGTTTTTTTATATTCATATTTTTACACTTTAAATGTATTTAATATTTTTAGAGTATAAAAAAGAGGCCAGACCCGGTATAACCCCGTCATACTACACGACACTAAACTACATCAATCATCACTCTACTTTCAAAATCATTCCAAATGTTTCTAACTTTTCCCCACTTTCCCCCATTTTCTCCCACTAAAATCCATTTTTATCCGTTTTTATTTAAAACCCTTTTCAACAACTCAATAAACCAATTAAAACTATAAAAAAAGTCTTGAATTAGATTTTTTAGAACAGAAAATTCAAAGTTATTGAGTGTTATTAATAAGTTATTTAATAGTCATAAATAAGTACACAAGTTGGAGATTAATAATAATGAGTGAATCAGAAGACTATCGTGGCAATCACAAGGCACCGGACAGGACAAGCGGTTATCCTATGGATGATTTGACTGAACTATACGGGAATGAAATATACGAGTTGCCCCTGAACAAAGCTATCCAATATTTCGGAAGTCATCATCCAGCCGACACACTCATAATCGGTCTGATCAGAGCCTACCACAACAAACCAAATCGAAGCGTGGTTGTCTATCGTGCAGTCCCAGACCTCAACAAAGAAATCAACAACAAAATCAAAAAGTTATCGAATTTAATAATGTATGTTGACAAGTTTGGATTTGCGCCGATGGGAGATGAGTGGGCTAGGGGTAAGTTTGTTGAATTTGGATATAACAAGAGTAGTTTGATAGGTTATTTGGGTGATGAGATAGGAGAGTTGGAGAAGGGATTGGTTCCTAGGTTGGTGATAAATAAAGGTGACTGGGTGACATTATCACCGATGTATGCCAGAGAGCATGGTGAGGGTCGATTGGGTGGCAGGTACAAGGTATTGAGGAAGAATGTTCGTGTGGGTGATTTATACACGAATGGAGATGTGATATTGGAGTGGGGCTATGATCCTAAGTGAGGTGATTATGTGAAGAACTACAAGAGTTATTATGATTATTTGGTGGGTATGGGTGAGGGTAGTTTGGGTTTGGAGATATGGTTGGAGTGTTTGAGGTTGGGAAGTGGAGAGATGTTATATGTTATGGGTTTAAATGGATATGAGAAGGGTTATATGGAGAGTTTCAAGGGATTTTATGATGAGTTGGAGATGAGGGTGAAGTTATGTGGTATTGATATGGAGAAGTTGGTAATAGAGGATTTCTTTTGGATATTGTATGGGGTGTTGAGGGATACGGGTTTTGCTGATATGGGTCGATATGAGAATGGGGATATGTTGGATGGTTTTTTGGGTTATTTGAGGCATGAGTTGTTGAAGAGGCTTTGATTTTTTTTTAAAAAAATGAAGATTTAAAATATATAAATTTAATTATTTAGGAGTACTATTATGACAAACTTTTCAGAATGGCTTATGAACAGGGATTTGAATTTGGTTGAGGCTATAGCAGACAAGGGTTTTTTGATGAGTGCATTGGAGAAGGGTGGGATGCACAAGTTGAAGCAAATTTTGGACAAGACGAACAAGTTGTATAAGGTTGCTGATGAAGAGTTGGATTTGATAATTGGCCAGCTTAATAAAGCCAAGAATGAACCAGATTATCATTCTCCATATTTCCTTAACAAGATAGCTAGGGAATTGGAATATAATTTTAACCAAATGAAGCCTGCACCGCTAGGTGGTGGATTAAGCAGGGACAAGTCAAACAAGGTAGAGACTATCGTTCGTGGAATCAAAAGATTGATGCAGGATCATGGCAAGGAAAATGTTAAAGACATATTGAGTTCATTAGACAAATCAGAGAAGAGTATGGGGATAGGTGGCATGTATGCACAAGCACATGATGGTGCAATATATCCTATGAAGAGTAGTGAATCACCTAGAGAAGTTGTTGCGAGGGAAAGGGGATATAATTTAGACAAGCTTTACAGATCGCATAGTTAAAATTAGAAAACATGTGAGTTATTTAAAACCTGCGGTCAGATATTGACCGCAGGTTTTTTATTTATTTTAAGCGAATAATTTGTTACATTTTTGATAGATTAAATCTTGTATTTTATTTGGTTGTGTGTATGGAGCGTACAATGTCCTTGAGTTTAAGTGGATTGCGTTTGTTGCAGGGTTTGAAGTTCTTTTTTTGGCACCATTTTTTTGTCATTTTGGCGACGAATTGGTTCCAAGTTTTGTATGGTGCATTGGTGGACAGACCGATATGGTCTTGCAAATCTTCCTTTGTGATGTTTTCCAAAGCTCTAAAGCCATCGATCAAAGCGTAGAATTGGAGTCGATGATACCATTCATCGATATTATTTTTGTTAATTTCTTGGAGGTTGACAAACATAGTTAGCCAAATTAGTTGATCGGCAAACTCTGTGATATTGCCTTTGGAATCGAAAGCATTTGGTACATTAGTCAAATCGTAAGACAAACCCATGACGCAATCTCCTAAATAAAAGCCTAGGTGGTGTGTCCTAGGTTGTTGATTATCCCCACACCGGGAGTAGGAAATTACTTTGAATCTTCTACATCATATCCCAACACCTTAACAGCTTTGACTTTGACACCATCTGGAATGTTATCGAAATGGACTTTCAATTTCATAGCCCACTTATCGAAGTTGTTTACATCGACAATGGCAATTACTTTGAATACAAAAAGGTACTTTTCTTTCCAAGTTGAAGTATCTGAATACGGCAGGTTTCTGCAAGTCTCTAAGGCATCTTCGATAATCTCACCCTTGCCGGATTTATCGGTAATTGTTATCTCAATTTCATCTAAAAACTCCTCAAGGCTTACTTCCCCAAGATTGACTGTTGCTTGTACACGCAAATCAAAATAAACCTTGCTCATCTCAAATCCTCCATAAAAAACCTAGGTGGTGTGCCCTAGGTTGTTGATTATTCCCACACCGGGAGTAGAGATTTACTTGATGGAAGGTTGTCCCCATTCGGTTTTTGTGGCGACTAATATATCATCTTCATCGATACCAATAGTGCAGAATGCTCCTTCATCTTCTTTGACATCTTTTTGGAGTTTAGCCAAACCGATTTCGATAAATTTTCTTAGGTAGTCTGGTAGTTCATTTGCCATATGAAATCCTTCGGGGACTTTTACTGGCACAACAAGATGAACGGTATTTTGTGTTTTTGGCATTTTGAATCCTCCTTAATGCTAGGTTGTTGATGATAAGCACACCGGGGTTTGATTCAATTTATTTTTCATCATGCCAAAAAACGCAACTATATTTTGCCACATTTGACATAATTTCCTTGATTTTCTTCATGCTCAAATTCTTTGGGGTTTTAAGTACAGTTGTGGCTTTAAGATCATTTTGAGAATCTTTTACAAATCCTTGTTCACTCAAATAGTCTTTGATAATACCCAACCTATCATATGCAGCAACCAATGCAGTTGGGATTTCAAGATAAGTGCCCTTGCATTCATCCATGTTAAATCCTCCTCTGTAAGGAACCTGAGTATTTCCCATAACGGGTGTATTGAAATTACAGGTCGCTTGGTTTTCCTATGCCTTTGAAGTTTGTTTCGCCTCTTTTTAGGCTTTTGTTTTCTGCTTCCAAGGCAAGTTTGTAGAGTGGGTGTTTGATTTCCTTGTCTTTGCACTTGAGGCAAATGATATCTTCGTTGAACATTGACATTATGTGTGGATTAGCCTTGTTTTTACATCGTTCGCAAATGAGTGTCATTTTATTAATTTCTCCTCAACTTGTTTCATTATTTCTTCAATCATCTTTCTGTTTTTGATTTTGATTTTGTTGGACAGTCTAACTTGGGTCAACAACTTTCTGCTGAAGGAATTGGGATTGGATATAGAATCAATTCCCGCATCTTTGGACTGGCAGATCATGGCTTGTAGTTTGTATGGGAAGAGGTATTCCCATCCTTGAATATTCTTGTTTTTCTCAAGTTTTGTCCAATTATCGTATGCCAACAGGTAATTAGCTACCTTGTCATTGAGTTCAACAATTCTATGTGGATTTGATATGTAGGAATCATTCTTGTTTAACTTATCAGTCAAGTTGTAGTATCTGTTGACGAGGTTTGTGCCGAGGCAGAATATGAAAGCATTTTCCACCTCCTTTTGGTTTTTTAGAATATCGTAGTAGAATTCTTGGCTGTGTTCGTCGCAATTTGAAATGTATACTTTCATGGTCGCCTCCTTACGATTTAATGGTTTATTTTTGCAGTTTGTAGAAGGTGGAGATGATGAATCTGTTCCGATCCTTCTTGAAGATAACTGCACCGAATCCGTTTTGTTTCATTACTTCTTCCATTTCGGTGCAGACTGGGTGAAACTGATCATCCTCTTGGAATTCGACGGTGATGCTTTGCGGGAGTGGCAATGTTTCCCACCTTTCCTTCTTGTTGTCCCATTTTGCAAGCTTTCTCATGGCCAATTGGGCGGTTAGGGAAAGGCTGTTGGGAGTGAGCAGGTGGGAAAGGATTGGGGTTTCCATCTCATTCTCCTAGTTTGTAAATTCATTCACATAACTAGTGTAAGCGGGTGGTTGGAAGTCAACAACTTTTATGTTGATATACTTTGATATATTTTTATTTCTTGATACCGGGTGGTATTCGTTTTTCTTGGAATTCTGTTTTTGTTAATTGGTTATTTCTATTGAAGTCAAATTTGCCGTAGGTATTCCAGAGTGTTTTAAGTTCGATATTGGATAGTTGTTGATCTCTATTTGAGTCGAAGATGCTCAACAATCTAATCCATTGGACATCTGTTGGTGGATTAGCGTGGGTGGATAGGACAATAGCTACAAAAAGGATGAGCAATAGAGTTATTTTTTTAATATGAATTCCTCAACATTTAGTTCCTTTATGTATGTGTTTGTTTTAATTTTTCCAAGGAATCAACAGAAACATTGTAATATTTGTTTTCTATTTCGTAGCCGATTGAGTTTCTATTGAGTGTGGATGCGACATGGCAGGTTGTTCCAGACCCCAAGAATGGGTCTAGGACAGTATCCCCTTCGATGGTAAACAGTTTAATGAACCATTCTGGTATTGATTTGGGGAAAGCTGCGCTATGACCTTTGTTTCCGCATTCTGTAGCGAGATGTAAGACATTTGATGGATATGCTTTATCTCTACCGATCCAGTTTGATATTTTTTTTCCGAAACCGCTACCGACTTTGGATGCATCTCTGGTGTTATCAATTTCGCTTAAGTTTTTTAATCTTGTACCTGCCCAGTCTCCTACTGGAACCATGACTTCATCTTGGTACATATTAAACTTTTTGTTTTTGTTGAATTGCAGAATTCTTTCCCATGAATCTCTGAATCTATTTGGCCATTTGCCGGGGTAGGAATTTTTTTTATGCCAAATGAATTCTTCCGTCCACAACCATCCTTGTTGTCTCATGGCGAGGATAAGTTCAATAACATAAGTGTGTCTTTCTCCACCACAGACTTTCTCTTTTATATTTAGGATGAATGTTCCGCTTGGTTTCAAGACTCTTAATAATTCATTGGATATGTTTAAAAACCATTGAACATAATCATTTGGGTTTATTGAAGCGTATGTATCAGACCTTTGGTCAGCGTAAGGTGGTGATGTTATGACTAGATCAACTGAATCGTTGGTCAATTTTTTAAGACCATTGAGACAATCTTCGTTGTAGATAGTGCTTTTACAATTGTCATTGAAGTGGAATTCCCTTTCCATAGCCAGACTCCTTTATTTGTTTTTTGATTCTTTGATTCGTTGGATGATGAATTTTTCCTTGGTGAGCCAGATTTCTTTTCCGCTTATGTAGTTGTATTTCCAGAAGTAGAGGTTGAGTATTGGATCGACATCACCTCTTTTTCTTTTTTGTTCTGGGATTGATTTGATTGCTTTCATCTTTTGGATGTAATTGATTTTGATTTGTTTTCTTTTTTTGATATGGATTTGGAGTTGTTCAATGGTTCCCCACATGGGTTTAAGGTTTCCAGACTTTCTGATGAAGTAGAGATTGTTTTCGGGGTTAAATTCGCCTATTTTCCATTTCTTTTGGTCTTTGTTTATGATTCTTAATTTTGCCATGTATTCTCTGTGTTTTTGTCGCATATCTTCTAGTTCTTGAATGGTGCCATAGATTTCCTGACCGTGTTTTCTTCTGATTAGAACCAGACCATCTTCTCTTTGGTATCCTCTTTTGTGTAGTGGCATGATGATGCGATCCTTTGTGGTGGGAAGCGCATCATAATTTATGATTTAAAAAAAATCAAATGGATTGAGTTTCTAGTTCTGGGAACAGTTTCTTTAGTTGTTCGATTTGTTCATTGGCACTTCTGACTCCTTGGTGTAGTTTATCCTTCCAATTTTCGATGTATTTTTGTTTTTCGTTGATAAGTTTTTGGGCCATGTCGCTATTGAGGTAGGTGGCGTAGAACCATTCGTTCAACAACATTTTGATAGGTTTGAAATTCTCGATGATAAATGGGTTTTGGTTGATGAATTCAAAGAGTTTTCCATTGTAGACAAACTTTTTTTTCCTTTTTTGTTTGACGACGAGAGTGGCACCACCATCATTTCCGATGATGTTGTACTGGTATTCGGTATCTGCGTGAGCGTTGTGTGAACTGGTAATTTCGGCGTTTGGGTTCGCACGAATGAATTGTGTGGCTAGATTGCCTTTTGAGGGGTTTGTGAGCATTTGGTAGAAGTAATTTGCAGCACCTTCTTGGTATCCATCCCAATGGATATAGACAGTTGTTTTGAGATTATCATCATCAACAAAATGGTAGGTGGCACGGGTAGCCATGTGTATTCTCCTAGTTATGGGTTTGCAGATTGAGGAATCATTCTCCCAAAAACTTGTAAGTATTTTGCTTGACATGGATGAAATCACGAACTGGCAGAGCAAGCAAGTTGTTTACCACTTCTTTAAGGGCTTTTGTGAGGTTTTTGGCAGCTTCTTCTGCTCCTTTGACCGAAGAGTAGATTTCCCAATCGTTCGCCGTTTCGGGGAATTTTGGGTACTTTAAATCAAAGGCTTGCTGGAATACTTTGTTCTTGACCCATCTGGGTTCGGAATCGTTTGTTCCGTACTTGGTGTATTGTTTCCACAGATTGTTGAATTTGCTGATTGACTCTTTGAGCTTATCCATTGTTATGCTCCTTCTTGATGACAACAATGCCATTGACGATGAACTGGTTGTATTTGTAATCGTCGTAGACTTCATCCGACATTTTTATCCCTCCAATTGATGTAGAGGTCTACTTGGTTAATGGAATCAAGAACATCTTTTTTCCAATCTTGTTCTAATGCCTCCAAGGCTTGTAGGACTAATTTTCGGTTTTCTTGGGCGAGATCTATGATTTCGTCAACAACTTCTTGGGTGGAGAAATCTCTGAAGTTGTAGACATTGAGGCTAGTTTCCCGCCAAAGTTTGGGTTCTGCCCCTGTGACAAACCAGCACTTTTCTTCCTTTTTGACATCGAAAGGAAGTCGGTGTTGTTTGAGGAGTTTTCTGACTTCAGCTGGTGTTGCCATAAGTTTGTCCTCCTCTACCTAGTGTAAAGGGGTTATTGAAAGTCAACAACTTTTATGAATATATCAAATGATATCAATCAGAGGAATCGACATGGAGTTGTTTTTTGCATTTTTTGCATTTGAAATTATGATCAAAATCGTGACCTTGGTTTTTGGATTTGGGGCAGATTGTAGAGTTTTGCAAGAACCCGTAACCCCAACAGGCAGAGCAAGATGCTCGAAAGTGTGAAAAGAGATGGCGGTTTTTCTTAGTATTCTTTTTGTCATGGAGTGGATAAGCATTGAGTTTTAGGTTCCATCCTCCATGTCCCTTGCATTTTTGACAAACTTTTTTTCTTTGTTTTGGTTTGGGGAAATCAACAAAAGCATCTTTGCTTTTTTCATTTAAAAAACACATGTTTGTTTCTCCTTTTGTGGTGTTCTTTCTTTTATTAGTGTAAAGGGGTTATTGAAAGTCAACAACTTTTATGAATATATCAAATGATATCAAGTTATATCAATTATTTATTTTTTTAATTTTTGAGTCATAATTTGAATTAGGGCATCTAAGAAGTTAACCTCTTAGTATGGGGGTTTAACAATTTTTTAAAAAAGAAAGAGAGTGAGAAACATGAGAGCATTAGCGTTATTGGGATTATTTGTGGGTATGGGAGTTTTGTTGGCACAGGAACCTGTTCAGGACAAAAAGGATAAGTTTCCTCCCAAGGGAGAAAAAAGGGGTGGTGAGAGGTTTGGCCCGATTAGTTGGAAGAAGTTATTGGAGACTAGTGACAAGGATAAGGATGGTTTGTTGAGCAAGGAAGAGTTATCTGGTGGAAGGGATATGTGGAGTCGTTGGAGCAAGGCAGATGTTGATATGGATGGAAAATTGAGTGAGAAGGAATTTAATGATTATCAAAAGAAATTAATGGATCGTTTCAAAGGTGGCAAGGGCAGGGAAGAAAAGAAAAAGGATTGATGTGGATAAGAAAAAGCCCTCTGATACAGGGGGCTTTTTTTATTTTAGGATAGGGTTAACATATTTAATTGATTTTTGGTAACCTGTTGGCGATTTGAACAAATAATAATCTAATTGATTGAGTGTGTTGACCAAGTTGTCTTTTGACAAATCTCTCAGTTCCATATTGATTTGCGAGGTTAATCTGAACAATACGGTGTAGGCAAGTAGTTTATCGAATTCATCTTCATCCAATGATTTTGGTTTGCTTGCGAGTTTTCTGTATTCCTCAATATGTTTTTCTGGATTGCTGAGAATGTTATTTGTTATGCTTTGGAATTCATTGATGAAGGATTCCAGAGCTTCTTGGTGTGTTAGACCGTTTATATTTGGTTGTTCTGAGTGTAGTTTTGTCCACAATATTGGATTATCGTGTGTTTGTTGAGCGAGTTTATTTAGATTTTGGTTTACTGATTGGATTTTGTCCAAGTAATTTTGCATGGAATCTATTTTCTTGAGTGGTTGTAAACCTTTTAATACTCTTAAAGTATCATTTTCTGGTGCTTTTTGAACCATAGCTGGTGGGGGAGCGTCTGGTGGTAGGAATGCTTCTTTTAGATTGATCCATGTTTTAAAGTTATAATTTTTCATAATTATCCTGAGTTATTGTGTCTAGTTTGTGTTTGGGTTTTGTTTCTTGGTTCCATCTTTTTTCTTGTTCTTTGAGTACTGTTGGAAGGTTTGGATGAACTATTGAGAGTTCATTGATATTGAATTTATATTTTGGTTTTAGTTCTTTGTTTTTGTATTCAAAGAATTTGTTTAATTTTGAAGATGGGTTTAGTTTGCCGACATTGAAGAAGTCGAAATCGTTTAGGATTGTGGCTTTTTGTTTTGGGAAATCGCCATAGATGTAGTAGTAAGAGGTTTGTGCGATAACTTCTGTGAACATGATTGGGGCTAATTTTGGTGGCAGGGTTTTGATATGGGTCAGGTATGCTCTTGCCTCGCCTCTGGCATCGAAAGCTAATTTCTTTTGGTAGTGTGTTAGGAGATCGTGTACCCAACCGAATTTGGAATCTTCTTCCTTAGTCCATGCAGGGTGTCCTTTTTTTCCGGGTGTTTCGTTTGGGCCTAGTTCTGCGTCGTATGCTGGTACAGATGGTTTTCTTTTTCCTTGTTCTTTTTGTGTGTCAATATGTTTGATGAGTTCTTTGCTTGATTGAAAAGGATCATCTTTGCTTAGTTGGTGTGTGAATCTTGATTGAAGTTGTTTGAATTGTTTGGCTATTTTGTCAGTTAATCCATCTTTTTGGTGGTAGAGTTTGAGTGCTTCTGGTTCGGCTTCTGGTGCCAGCACATACATAGCTGCCACGAGTCTTTGAAACCAGCTTCCTTTGAATGAACCTTTTAGTGATAGTTCTTCTTTAATTAACCAATTTGAGAATTCCATACTGTTATTTATGGATTAACTGTATGGAATTTTAGCCAATCTTGCCGGGGGTATTGTAGGTTTGTTCGTATTCTGATTTGGCTATGCGATAGTATTTGCCTTCATCTTCCTTTACGAGATAGTCTCCGGGTTTGAGTACCATATCTTCGCCCCAAGGTGCTTTGAACATGACAGTTTCTTGACCAGTATAACGAGCTACATTTCTTGGGCTTTGATCTGGGAAAACTTCTCCACCAATATTACCGTTATAAAGTTTGGGGAATTTAGCAGCTTTTATTACATAGTTTTCACGACTTGGCCCACTCATTATGATATCGTTTGGTTGTGCTACATTTTTTGTTTCTTTTCCATCGGCGGTTACAGTTACAACTTCTTTTGGTTGGGTTGCTACTGCGTAAGTCATTGGTGGCATATTTTCAACAGAATCAACAAAGTTATAAACAATTTTCTTTTTTGATGTGGGTAAGAACTTCATGGATAGAGCTAATGTGTTTATATCAACACCGTTGTTTTCTTGCATCATTTCAACAAACTCTCTGAATGTCTTCATGTAAATCCCCTTGTTGTTGATTATTTACTGATATCACATCAATTATTTCCTACCTGCACAGTAGGGGCATCCTCTTCCTTGGAGTCTGTTATTAGGTGTTGAGTGCCAGATATGTCCTTTATCACATATCCAAGGTAGTTTATTGTTGCTTGATCCAGCTGTGACTTCTTCTGGATTCCAACCATGTGCTTGTGCTGATATTTCTGGATGAGTGGTTTTTAGATCGTTGAATCCTACGAGAACTTTTTTGTTAGAACAAACTGGGCAACCATAGTTTTTAACTGTTCTGTTTCCAACTACGGATTCCCAGATATGTCCTTTTTCACATATCCAAGGTAGTTTTTTGGCACTACCACGACTTATTTTTGAGGCATCCCATCCATAGGCTTGTTTGGCAAGTTCTGGATGGGATTCAGCCAATGACTTCTTGCACATGAGACACCGATTAAACTTCAACAGCGGTAGCAGATATTGTTTTCTTGAAGTCTTTGAGCCTTTCTATGCGGATTTGTGCGTAGTTGATTGCACTTTTGTCATTGGTTGCAGCAACAGCATAGACACGCACAGCTTTGTTGCCTGACATCGTTTCGTATTCCAGTTCAACCTTGTACCTAATCCTTGGTTTCATCAGATGCTCCTAAATCTTGACGAAAGAAAGCACATGAACTAAACAACCTTTGTTTTGGAGTGGTTTAGCCAGAATTTGCCACCTATCACCGCAATTACGGCATTTCCTTTTGAATTGCATGACTGCAACACGATAAAGCTCAACATTAATTCGTTTGCCACAGTTTGGGCAATTACACTTAAGGTCTTCCATGTGCAGCCCCCGTTATTACAAAACTAGTGTAATCAATCAGAAACTACACAACAACTTTTATTGTTATATCTTTTGATATCAGTTTACCAAGGCTTAATTGACAGGTCTTTGTTTTTTTCTGCAAATGCAGTTGCTTCTTGTTTATTTTTGAATCTGGGTGATTTGGTTTCGGGCAACCACAAGCCAGATATTCCACGACAGAGAAGGAAGTATTTAAGACCATTCTTGGTGTTTACACTCAAACTGCAAGGAAAGAACTTGTAGTGCCCAACCTCAAAAGGCTTGGGTATGTCATGTTTTTCAGAACCCTTGACGGCATCATGTTCCGGGTTAACCTTGATGATCTTGCTAGGCATGATATTACACCTTGTAGCTATTTTTCCTATTTTGGAAATCCTTTTCGGCAGCTTCTTTGGTTTCAAAGTAGTTGCCATCAGAGCAATTGCCTTGCTCATTCATCAGCCATGTTACATGGTTGTGAAGGAATCCATCCCTCTCAACACGAATCAATTGTATTCCATTATCGACATGGAATGATTCTGCAACATTGTAGCCTGAATCTGTCTTCATTGCTGCACCCTCTTGTGTGGTTTAAACACAAGAGTAGTGTATATTAAGTTGCTTTACTTTGCAACTTTTTGTTTTGAAGCACCAGCTGTCTTCTTTTTCCTTTCTGCCTTTCTCTCTCCTTCTTTTTTTCAAAATTTTCTATTGTTAGCCAATTTTCATTGCCAAGTGTGGTGTATCCCCAAAATCTTTGAGATGTGACGGGATTGACATCTCCTCTCTTGAATTTGAGATGAGGATTTTCATTGAGAAATTTCAACTTCTCTTGTCTTATTTTTTTATATTGTTCAACTTTATTGAATTTCTCACAATGTTTCTTATGCCAAATTTTTTGTTGTTGTTTCCTATGCTCCAGCTTTTCTGGAGGCCCATAAAAGACTTTGTTGTATCTTATCTTGATAACAATAAGATTTTCATCGGTTGGATGTTTGTCACCCACACAGACCGTTGGCAAAGGAGTTTCGGTTTTTCTTCTCTTGGATGCAATTCTTTGGTTTCGTTTGCGCCTTTCCCTGAATTCTTGTACTTCTTCCCATGTTCCATATCGTATCTTGGCATTACAGAAGATTTGAATGAAATACAAACCATTTTCAGGATTGTATTTGCCGAGGACATTCCTTTCTTCCTTGGGCAGTTTCATTTGTTCTTTTTTGTATGCATTTAATCCATTATCTCTGTATTTCTTTCTGGTTGTTTCCCATTTTTCAAATTGTTCTTTGGTCAACCAAATTTCCTTGGTTGGTTTGTTTTTCCTCTTTCTGTAGGCATAAAAAATCTTTCCATCTTCTCTTGTTGTTCCTCTTTTCAACATGGTGAGTTCCTCTCTTGCATCAACCTTTATTTTGTTTGACAAATTCTTCCATGAGTATCCTTTGTTGTTCAGGTGGCAATTTGTGATATAAATTGCGGTATTCTTCAGGTATCTTAGTTATCTTATTTTCTTCCCTCTTCTTCTGAAGCAGAAATTCTAGCAAATCTTCTTGTTCTTCATCTATTTCTTCCTCATCTTCCAAGATGATGTCAAACAAAACACCAAAGTATTTGTCAAAAACTTGAATAAGGTTTTCGTAATTTCCACTCGTCATTTCTTTGTGCAAATGTTTTTTATCTATGCCAAACATGGGAGCATAATGCATGGCGGTAGCCAAAATGACAAAAGCATTACCTTCCGCTCTTTTGAGGAATATTTCCCTTTTTGGATTTGAAGCATACTTCTTGATAGTCATGATTGACCTCGCTAGTTAAAAAGTTGTTTAACAAGATCGTAGCCGTTACTGTCTTTCTTTCTCAAGGCAATTCTATCCCTCGCATACAAAACAGCAAGTTCAGCGAAGTATTCCCTGTGGTCAGACATGATATAAGCATTTGAATCATACAATTGATTGTCTTTTGCCTTCTTGTAAGTAGCACTAACAGTATTATCCCTCAAGAATGTGTAGTGATATGCGTGGGCTAATTCATGCAATAATATCAAACCTTTTTTGTCTTTGAAAAACCCATCTTCATCAAGAAACTCGATGCTTTCTGCCTTTTGTGGTATGTCGAAGGCTTTTGATTTTGCTGGATGGAAGTAAGAAAGTGCTTTTGAATTGTCTTTGAAATTAAGAAATACCTTGGTTTTTCTCAGCAAGTCGTATGTTCTGTTGTTGAGTTTCAATCTTAGATTGGATGTTTGCATATCAACTAGATTGAAAACATCATTCTTTTTGTGTGCGAAACTTGGATTGAGGTAAAAAGATACATCATTCGATTTGATTAGGATGTACTTGTTGTATGGGGTTTGGAAGAACAAAAACAATAAAAAAATTGTATTCATTGTTTAAATCCTTGTAGAAGCGATTCTTTTTGTTCTGGTGGTAGCTTGTTGTAGAGTTCCATGTATTCTGGTGGAATTCCTTTCTCATTTCTGAATGTTACATTCTTTCTGCAAAATTCAATTGTTCTTGGCAGAGCGATCTCAAAATAATCTGAATTTTCTGACAATTTGATTCTTTGCTCATATGAATCATCCCACCATTCTCCATCCGTTGAATAGTTGTTGCACAAGAAAACAAGTTCTGCACCTTTTTGAAATAGTTTGACTAGTTTTTTGTTGAATGATTCAACAAAGACGCAATCATCAATTATTTTGAATTTCTCATCCAGCGAGAAGTATTCAACAGTATCGTCTTCCCAACTTCTATTTGAATAAATACACATGCTTACAACTGATAGTGATTGTGGATTTGAAGATGTTACATAGAGTGTGTACCCCGGTATTAATATTTTGGAAGCCTTTAGTTTGATTGGATTCTCTTTGGATATTACCTGACTTGAGTAAACAAAATTAAATACATTTTGAATGTTATCTCCTTCAGATATTGGGATGATATCACTCACTCTGGTTCTCCCTTGGGGCAGTCTAGTTTGACTTTTCCTTGGTGGATATGGAGGTACATGAATCTTTCCCAAAAGAATTTATCACGGTTCTTTTGGTTGACAATAGCTTCATGTACCATCGGCAGAGCAGAATTCAGTTTTTTGGAATCATCTGTTGGCCTCAAATAGCATTTCGTTTTCAGCCTTTGGGTATTTGATTCAAACACTTTCAATGTCAGAAGAGGAACATCCCCTTCTTCATCATCTACTTCGTTTTTATATTTGCCTATTAAACCATCTCCTTCGTAGCTCAATGTTATCAGCCATTCATCTTTTTTAAATTCTTTTGTTTTAAAACTGAACACTTATTTTACTCCAAGTGCTTCCATGAGAGACTTTTGTTGATCGGGTGGCAACTTGTTATACATTTCCAAATATGCATCTGGTATTTTTGTTAGGACAACATCAGCAACATTTAATATGAATTCCTTTTCATTAAACAATTCATAAGCATCAATCACTTTTTTTTGTATCATTTTCTTGCAAACTATTATGTTTCTTTCGTATGATAAAAACTGTTCTGGGAAAAAACCCCATCCAATTAATTCTAAAAGTATGGTTTTAAAATCGACAATTTTTGGAGTTAAACTTACTAAAGAAACGAATGATTTGTGATTTTCCAAGAAGGTTATTTCGGTTGTGTTTCTCCAACCTCCTTTGTAGTAATAACCCTTTTCCGAAATGATCTGACGGATTAATTCATTCTCGCAATCTTCCAATTTGATTGAATAAAATATGAATTTTTTTTTGTTTTCGTTCACAAAATCCAACTGCTTTTGAGTCCATTCAACATAAGCTTTAAGCAATTTGTTATTAAAACCAAATTCTGGTGAAAGGTTGTTTTCAATTTCAATATCATCATTTGTGAAAAAATCAGACATGACAAACTCCTTTTTATTTGATTCCAAGTGCTTCCATGAGAGACTTTTGTTGATCGGGTGGCAGCTTGTTGTAAAGTTCCAAGTATAAATTGGGTATTCTCTTGTCTGTAGGCATTTCTATTGGATGATTGGAGAAAGCCTTAAACAAGTTTTTGCCATCTGCCTTGTAAGCAGAGCATATTTTAGTTTTGATTAGTTGAATGATTTCTTGTTTTTTTAATCCATTTAATGCACTCATAACAAGTGACCAAGAAACTAATTCCAATAGAATCTCAACCAAGCAAATTTTATCCTTGGTTATACATGACTCGAAAGAGGTTGTTTGCTTGTCTATAGTAATACGAAACAAATCTTTTTGTTGGAAGCATGCAAAACCCCAACCTTTTTCGCCAAGGTTTTTTCTTACATTCTCATCTTCTAATTGAACTGGATACATTTCTTCAAAATTAAAATTTATTATTTTTGGCTGCTTTAAACCCATTTTTTTATTTGCCCAAACTATCATCCTTTTGAAAAAGTCAACATCTGCATTAACGATTTCCATAAGGTCATAGTCAAGTATTTCATCCATAGCAAAATTAGACACAACAACGGCTTTGGTGAGATTAGTGTCATAATCGTAGTCAATATCGTACATGGTAGACTCCATTCAGATTATTGTGCCTTGACCTTTGCATTCAGGGCAATCGCTCCACACAGGCACAACATCATGTTCATCAAGTTCCAAATGTTTTTGACAACCTTCACATCCATGTGTGTCATTCCATATTTGTAGTGCTTCTTCCTCGACACTTTCTAGTGCATCAGAGAATGCCTTCACCACCTTCTTCATGGAAGTGACATTGATATCGACAACATGGCTTTCTGTTTGCACATCGGTTCCTTCGACAATAGAACCGACAACAACTGATTCGATGTCTTCTGGTTTTAGTTCATCAACATCTTCTGTGTATACAACATTGGCAAAAGTATTGAATTCAACGAATGCACCGCATTTTGTGTACTTGTAGACATTCCTTTGTAATTGGGGCAGATCACTCGCACTCATGTTGGCAAGGATTGCATTGATGTTCTTAATCCGTTGCTTCTTGCTTGCCATGCTGTTCTCCCAGTTAGTGGTAAGGACACCTGTAGAGTGGTTTTTTATGATAGCACAAGAAAGCGGGGGAAGGGGCGTTCCCCCGTATTTCCAATTTAAGACCGGATGGATAGGACTATCAATCGCATTCCTCTGTCGATAGTCTTATAGCGGATACCATTTTTCCGCAAGATTTTGGCCGTCTCTTTTATCTTGGCTATAGTTTCACATACCTCATCATATCCCATTGCACATCTTCGCTTTTTGTAAGCTAGAATTTCATCAATTGTTGTGGGCTTGGGGCCAAGCGCAGCCAGTCTACGCTCCTCAACGGGCTTTTCAAATTTACGGGAAACTACACACACTTCACCCAATAGGTCTGCCTCCAGCCCAACTACTGCTTGTATTTCTGGTGGTAGCAAAGAAGAAATACGATTCTTGATGCATTCAGCGTCCATGTTGTTCTCCTTTATGCACAGAATCCTTCGTTGCCGTAGTGACTGATTTCAGCGATTGTACAAAATCCAACATCCCATACAGATTTATCAGTAACTACCGCATTTTCATACATGGCGCACCGAGTGGTTGTAGTAAACGGAATCATCCCTAACACTAGTGTTAAGGATGAACCAATTCATTACAACTTTTTTTGTGATATATCTTGATATAAAACTATATCATTTTTTCTTTTTATTTAATTTGTGTAGGTGAACCAAACCTTTTTCGTGGCATTCTTTGAGGGTTTTTTCTTCGCCTTTGATATGTATTTTTCTTTCTTCATCGATGATGTGCCAGACCCATTTGTTGACATAGGCATCATCAATTACTTTTTGTTGTATGACGAGTGTCATGCTTCTACTTTTTTGAGTTTGGTGTAATACTTGGGGTCTTCACGCAAATGTGCCAAGGCTATTTTTAAAACATCTTCTTTCTTTTTTACAACATCAATGTCCTTGTCTTTGTTGTGTTCCTTTTCAACATTGATTCCCATGACTAATTCTTTTGGATCGTATTTTGAAATATCGATTTTTAGTGATGCAGCCATTTCTTTTGCATCTGCCATATTGTATTCGTTGTAGAGTCTGTTGTTGAGCCAATTGATAAATTTGATGTCCATTTTTCACCTTTTTCATCTATATATGATATAGTTTATGGCAATTATAAGTTAATTATTTGGAGAAATCAATGAAAAACTTTCATGAATGGTTAAATGAGTCGGTTTATTCAAGTGATGTTTTGCAAGGTGCTATTGACATAGCAAATGAGGGCAACAGCAAGTTACAAGATTTATTACTTAAGATTGACCATTCAGACAAGAGTGAGTGTACAGAATTCAAGCAGCAACATAATTCCATGATTAAAAAAACAAAAACAATATTGGATGGACTTGTTAGTGAGTTGAACATGGTAACATCTCAATATGGCATGAAAATGGTTGATAAAACATTAACATTGCTAAAAGAAAAAGTAATTGGTGCTGAGGTAAATGTTCGTCAAAGCGAGGCATACAATTGTGGAATCCCCAGTCCTTATACTTCCCTGAAAAATCCGGGTCATGCTGAGAAGATGAGGGAGTTGCCAAGACAAATCAGATTCATAGCAGAAGACCTTGAGAAGTGGATTGATATGACTTCCATGAAATTGAAAGTTGCATCTCCAGCTGCAAAACCAGCAGAAGAAGAAGGAATTTATTCCAAGTTGTTTGGCAAGAAGGGTTGGTTGAATCCTGACGCTTATGCGAAGCCTGTTAAAAGACCAGAAAAGCCAAGACTTCCCAAGATTTAATTAAATGTTTAAATCCCCTTGTTGACAGCAAGGGGATTTTCGTTTGTATATTTGCTATTTTTTCTATTTTTGTTAAAAGACAAAGAAGAGAAAAGGAGCAATCATGTTTAGGATCAAAACAAAACTTTTTAAAGATGTTGAAGAATTAATTTCATTTGTCACGGCAAGTGGTTTGTGTAGGTATTTGCGAATACAAATTGACACCGATGTTGGTTTGTCGCATGAGTGTGTTGGCAACAAAAATGACAATCTTATATTAAGGAAATTTATAAAAGACATGAATTGTCTGAATGGCAATATCATCATGTCCAAGGGTATCAGCACAGTTTTCAAATTTGCTTTTGAGAATTCTGAGCAGATTAACATGGAAGAGTATTTGGCAACCAAGAAATTGATGGATGCTTGGTATGCGGAGGAAGATGAAAAACACAAGATGTTTCTGGGTACGGGGGGAGTTCGTGAACTTTACATCAAGGATAAACGAACATACTTCAATGAACATTCACCAATGAAATATGATTTTGATTCAAAAGTTGAATGTATTCATTGCGAAAGTGTATTCCCCATCAAGGATTACAAGGTCATTGCGGGGATGAACAATGAGTACATAGTATGCAAAAATCACCCCATTTGCGATGGTACTGTGTGTGACTGGTTGAAGAGCAAGAAGAAGGTTAAAGATGGCAAAATCATATCAATATACAACAATGACAGGCAGCAATACGATGAGATAATACAAAAGCGTGATAAAGCAGCAAAAGAATTGTTCTTGGGTGAAGAATCTGGCTTTCATGCCGTCAGTAATTCTGGACTAAGGTTGTGGAAAATAGAAACAGATAAGGATTATCCTACAAAGTTTATCGTGACGAAAAACATACCATCGGATTGGCTTTCTGAAGTCAGAAAGATAATCATAATGGATTCGGCAGGTTCGGATTCAATTGATGAGTTGTATCCGTGTGTTGTTCTTGGTGATTAATCAGAAGAACTTAGTTTTTCGCTTGAGATTATTACGATTACAAATATCAAAACAATTATGACGAAAACTATCATTTAGCCCATCCTGTAGTCTGGTTCTTCTGTGAATTCGTGGATTTCAAAAGACATTTCAAATTCTGGGTTATCTTTTATTTTTCTGGGGAAATCCATTGGTTGTATAGTCCAATTTTTTTTGATGATTGTTGCAATGTCATCATTTGTCAGATGCACACAACCATGTTTCCATTCTTTTGGCAGATTTCTCACAACGAATTTGTAAGCTATATCGGCAAGATTGAATACTGGAAGTATTGTTTTTTCTTGTGATTTAAGAGTTAACAATGGAATCCATTTTTGTTTGATGCATTCTCTTTGAATGTCTTTGTGGCTTAATTGTCCATCTGTGCAAATAATCGCAATCATAGTAGCCCTCTCTTGATTCAGTAGATTTTAACTGATCTGATTTAAAAATAAAGCGAAATTTGAATAAATATCATGAAAAGGAGCAAACTATGGGTGCAACAACAACTGAGGGTACTGGACCGGGTGCAGCAGACAATATTCTGCCCAAATCATTCAATGATGTTGTGAAAAGCGACAATTTGAATTTGGCTTCATCTGTATTGGAGTCTGAGGGTTTGATGCTTCAGAAGGGTCATTATTTGTTTGATGGTGCTTCTGATACTGGATTGAATATCAGATCAAGTCAAAGTTCCGACCATATTTATGTTTATTCTTATGGTTCAGACGGTAATGGTACTGGTGCTGGCAATATTTATGTTACAGAAAATGCTGTTCAATTGTTTTCAAATTGGCAGAATGGTGGTGCTGGTGAGAAGAAGTGGAATTTTGATGCGAATGGCAGAACAACATTTCCAACATCTGTAGCTCCGACCGCTTCTATTGGTGCTGTTGGGGATACTTTAGGAATGGTGGCTTTTGATAGTAGTTTTGTATATTATTGCACGGGTAATTACGATGGTACTACCCAAATATGGAAAAGGGCTGGTTTGTCAACTTGGTAATATAATACAAAGGAAAAATAATGTCCACATTAATACAACAATATTTGAATAATTTGAATCAGTATCATGCTTTAATTACCAATCAAGTATCGAATAAATTTTATTTTAGCGATGATTATGACAGATGCAATAGTACTGGAAATAATTGTTCAATAACTGTCCGTGCCATGTGCAAGCAAGCTGACGGAAAGATATTGATTGCATCGGATTCTGGGCAATATTTATTCAGATTAAATGCTGATTTCAGCATGGATGAGTCATTTCCTAATTTAGACTTGGATTCTGATGTAAGAGAAATTGCTTTGCAGTCAGACGGTAAGATAATAATTGTTGGGGCATTCACTTCTGTAGGAGCAACTACATGCAACAAGATTGCAAGATTGAATTCTGATGGTACGCTTGATGTGACATTTGCTAGTGGTCTTAGTGGTTTTGATGGTGATTGTCAATCAATATTAGTCAACAATGACAACTCTATGTATGTTGGTGGCTTTTTCAGTTCTTATAACGGCACACCAGTTCAATATCTTGTCAAGTTAGATTCCTACGGTGTTCTTGACACAGAATTCACAAATAACATTTCAGGTTATCTGACAAATGGAGTATCTAGTATTAAAAATAGAAGCAATATGCTTTATTTGGCATCATATGACAATATGAAGTCATGTAATATTCTTGGAATTCCCAATGGAAGTTTCAGTAGTGTTAATTTTAATGATGAATTAGTAGATTTTGATTTTCAGAGTGATGGCAAAATCATTGTTGTAGGGTATTTTGATACTGTTGATGCTTCTACTCACAACAAAATAGCTAGGTTGAATGCAGATGGTTCTCTGGATGACAGTTTTGGTTTGAATTCTGGATCAGATGCAGGCGTTCTTGCCATAAAAGTTCTTCCAGACGATTCAATGATTGTTGGTGGTGATTTCACAAACATCATGAATACCATACAACTAAAAGTTGCTTGTTTGAATTCTGATGGTACTCACAAACCTTGGAATAACCCTTACGATGTAGAAGAAGAAGTTTATTCAATAGTGATGTATTCTCCTACCGAGGTATTAATTGGTGGTGAATTCAACAAGCCATATTTTAAACTTGTTAAATATAATGTCACTACTGGAGAATTCTTGGGTGGTGGATTGCCACAATTATCAACGATCACATATTGGGGTATTAGCGATGGTGGTGAAGACCTTGAAGATGGTGGCACATTTTTCAACACATCATTGACACAACCATTCAGAAGAAGTATCAGTTACATACAAGTAACAAATGGTGGTAGTGGCTATACAACAGCAAATGTTGTTTTTGTTGGTGGGGGCAACACAGGCGCAGAAACACTAGTATATTTCGATGATGCTGGTTCAATAACCTCGATTGACATAACAAACCAAGGAGATGGTTTTTATGCCACACCTGAAATACAAATAGTAGGTGATGGAATCGGTGCCACAGCTGTTGTTCAAAATTTATATTTTAATTTTATTAAAGTAAATTCAATACCTTTCACACATACACCTGCTGACAATGATGATTTATATAACAGTTTGGAAGAATATAGTTTTGCTTACAAACCAACCAGAAACGATAGTGTTACTGTAAGTTCTGTCAATAAATTTGGTGCTGGAAGTCGTTATTTTACAGCTATGTATCCGGGTCTATTGGCATTAGTTGCCACCGATACAAGTGTTGTTGACTTCTCGATAGCTGGTAATAGTGGTGCAGATGGTGGTGGCGAAATCGAAATAGATGTCTTTTCCATTCAAGCATATGGACAAGAGTACACATGCTATTACAGAGGCTTATGGGACACTAGCGATCCATCCTACAACGGCATCATCATAGTGCCTGGAAACTCAAATGGAATAGACCATTTGTATGACCCGACAACAGAAAGAGATGATCACGCAATTGCCAACATTTCAGATAGAAGAGAAATATTTTACATTCTTGTTACCAAGGGAGATCACCAACCTTTGACATCTGAGGAAAGAGTCAACTTAGCATCAGCTTTTGTTGAAATAATGAAGAATGGTGCCATAGGCCCAACAAATATTGTTACCGATTACGATTTGGTTCTCACACCAGCATTAATGTCAACCGAAGCTTGCTCTGGAAATTTGGATACATCCATAATAAATGGGAAATCCATGCAGAGAACTGGCTATATGACTTTGACAGATACAAGTGACAGTCACAAAGTCAAAGTTGTTGAAATTAAAGATGGAGAAGAATTCAACAATGATATTCAACAATTGGAAGATTTAGGATTCATCCAAAGAGTCAATTAAGTATTTTAAACTACAGAAAAAAGCCACCTTTTTAGGTGGCTTTTTTTATTGGATTTGCAAATGTCAAATTCGCATGGAGCTACCTTGACTACCGCAAAAGACATTACACCAATAGACATGATTTGCGAAAATACGCACATAATAATATTCATTGACAAACAAAGGACTCATTCCTCTGCCGTGAAGCCAAGAACTTCTTGATGGGTTTCTGCACCGGCAGTTTATTTTATGGATCATATGTTTTTGCTCCAGCATCTACCACGCCAAGTCTTGGTAGAAAAGGCATGGCTAATTTCTGTTGATTGCTGATAATGTCTTGTCCAATTGAATGAATAATCCATTTCACCTAAGTGTGCAAAGCTATACATGAATCCATTGCTGAACAAATAGACTGATGACCAGCTTGTATTTCTTAAGATCATACAAGTCTCCATACACAAAGACCCCAATCATTGCTGACAGGGGTCTTTGTGGCTCGGATAGGTTTCCCACAGGATTCCTAACGCCAATCTGTCTACAAGACAAACCGACTTAACTAGACTAACAAATTAATCTCTTTTGTCAAGCGATTAATCACCCCAAATTTCACTTCTTATTTTATCTCTGTTAAATGCCCCTGAGTAGTAAGTAATTCCAATAAAACATGATTTAGGGTACATTCTGATAAAACTACTGAATCCTATTCGATAACTAAAAGCTTTAATGCGAGTTTCCATGTTAGAACCACTTGTTGAAGATTTTACCGTAAACAATCATATCCTGTTGGCTGGTAGAAAAACATTCTGATCTTGGCTTTTTTTCTTTTAGGCCACTAGCCCAACTGCCATTATGCCAAGAAATTTGTTCCCCTCTGGCAAAAAGATATGCTCTGCTTTTTTGAAAAATCATATCTAGTCGCATTAAGACACCAATATGATTGAATTAACTTGATAACCAAAAGCTCTGCTTGCCGTTGGTCTTGAAAATAAATTTAAAACTGCAACGAAACTGTTGCTGTAAACTTCGTCGCAAAAGTTAACAGAAAAGTGATAGCCATTCAAGTCGCTTAGGACATTTTTATGAAAGTTGAAAGCATGCATCGTTAGAACAAATCCTCAAACAACAACTATTAAAGCAAAAAGTGTTTTTTGAATCAACTCTATTTAATTTTATTCATGAGATATTGTTTTATCTCTGGGTTTCTAGAAAATTCAAATACCACATCTTCTTCTACTGGGACATTTTTTTCATCAACAAGATATTTTATTAGTTCCATATTTGTTGAGGACAGGGCATATCGTAATGTGTCATCTGGTATTTTTGCTTTTTTGACATCAATTAAATATTTAACAAGTTCTAAGTTTCCAGAACTTGCTGCCTCAGAGACTATTCTTTCATCTAAGGGCACATGTTTTTCATCAAGTAAGTATTTTGTTAAATCCAAGTGTCCTTCTCTTGCTGCTATTCCCAATGCGTTGTCTTCAATTGGAAGATGTTTTTTGTCTACCAAATATTTGACCAAAGGCACACTTCCAGAATGCAATGCATGATATAATGCATATGTTCTATTCATATGCATTTTTTCTGTATCAACCAAGTATTCTACAAGCTCGGCATTGCCAGACCTTATTGCTGAATTAACAGGATCAATACTAAATACTGATGTAGGTTTTATTTCTTTGTCAATCTTGGCACCTTTTTGTACCAAATATTTTACTAGTTCTAAATTTCCACTTTTTGATGCGTTATCCAAGGCTTTATCATCAATTTGGCCATGACGATCTACTAGGTATTCAACTAATTCTTGATTTCCACTCTTTGCTGCTCTGCTTACTGCATGCTCATCGATTTCACCACCCTCGTCCACCAAGTATTTAACCAGTTCAAAGTTACCACTATCCGCTGCATACCTTACTGTGTCGGATTCAATTTTGGCAACTTTCTTTATTAAATATTTAACAAGTTCTAAGTTTCCTGAACCTGCTGCTTGAGTAAGTATCCGATCTGTAAACTTGACTTTCTTTTCATCAATCAAATATTTCATAAGACTTAAATCTCCCCAGTAGGCTAAATCGTCTACTGTGGTTCCTTCAATGTCCGCACCCTTGTCAATCAGATATTTCATAAGGTCAATGTTTTTGTTTATGGCAGCAGTTTTTGCCAAATCTCCAATCTCAGCACCCTTTTCAACCAAGTATTTGATAAGTTTATTATTGTTTAGTTCAAACGCTTTCCTAATATTCGCCTTGGGATATTCACTAATTTCATTTTTTTGTTGATCGTTCAACAAATCCCATTCATATTCACTTATGTTAAAATCATGATTGTTTGCAATCATTCTGTTGTGAACATAATTCTTCTTCAGGTCTATATTGGTAGCAATTTTGCTTATTTGATATGGTTGTAATTTCAATCCAGTCTTGACATATTGTTCCAACAAACTCATGAATCTGTTCTTCCACAAATAGTCAAATTGTTTATTGGACAAAAGATGTCCTCTTCCGATGTAATTTGATTTTTCCTGTGGTGTCAATGAAACGAACCAATCCAATTTGTCATTCTCTTCCCCTAGTTTTTTATCTTCTAGTTTTTCCTGTTTTGTTTTTGGCTTATTAATCAATTTTTTAACATCAATTCCATTTTGTTGAAGATACTTTAAATAAGAATCTGGTTTGTTTGTATTTTCGCCAGTAAACGGGTCTTTTGTTGTTCCTGTTTTGTTTCTTATGTCTGTTAATTGTGTTCCATGATAGTTTTGATCAATAACCACGATACTCAACTCATCATTTCTTGTATAGTCATAGACGAAGTAAAATGTGCTACCTTTAGTATCTCTATAACTTTTCCACATTGTGTTTCCCGGTTGTGAAACACAAAATTTCTGACCTTTTCCAAGTATGATGCATTGTTGTGGTGAATTGGATTCATAGACTTTTATTTTGCCATCTGGACTAGTCATTATTGGTTTTTCACTTTGAAAATCAATATCGCTGGGTGTGTATTTCTTTTTTTGCTTGAATTCTTCCTCAGCTTGGTGTCCGTGAATTTCTTGAGTCCATGTCAAATAGTCTTTTGGTGGCTTTTTGGTTTTTAAATCCACCATTATCAAAGGAATTCTGTTGTTTTTAAGTAGAGCTATGTAGTCTTTAATATCCGTTTTTATTTGATTGAGATTATTGTTTTGTGAGTAGTAATAAGCTGCCAAAAGCAGTAATTTATCAGTATCTTTTTGATTTTGTGGTATTTCGTTGTTTAATTGCTGTAAGATTTCTTGATCTCCAGCTAATTGCAGGGCTAATTCTTTTTCTTCTTTTGATTCAATAATCAAAAACCATTCTTTGAAATTCATAATATTTATTTATGCTGATTATTACAAATCCTCAAACTTCCAGCAATGACTAGTGTACCAATTCCCAAATCCTAATGCTTGGTGTGTCCTAAACGCTGCACTCTGAGGGCACAAGAATCCAAAAACTCTTCTCTTAAAAAAGAATGTTCCATTTGGGAATGTGTCTCCTTCAGGGATTGCTGCGTGTTTAAGGATCATACTTGTATGTTTGTTAATTGAATGTATTTTGCAGGAATTGGTGTTGTTGTCGTAGCCTCTCCACCGTTTACTTGAATTGGGAAGTCTTGAGGTAAAGATACTTGTAAAACAACAAGCTCTTTATCCTCGTCAAACTCATCGCCAAGCCAATTTGCAACTGCATCTTCCATCGATTCTTTATCAGTAAATAAAAAAATTTGAGGCTGCTCTTCTAATTTTGCCGATCTTGCTCCAACATTTGGCACAAGACCATGTTGCATAATTTTATGGTAATTTTCTTGAGTAGTTACATGGTAGAAAACTTTTGAAGAATTGTTTTCCATAAATGTTTTGAATGTAATCATTTATTATCCTTTCCAACCAGATAACCAGCCCAGAAAATTAACGCTGGAATTAATAAAATAATACTCCACATTATTATAAGTTCCCACCAAGTTGGTTTATATTCTTCCATAATTCTCCTTCATAAAATCTTCAATATATCTTCTTCTATATTTAACACACTTCCAAGCAACTTTATGATTAAATAAAGTATGCTTGACGCAATTATCATTTCTGACATTCACCTCGGCTCTGATGTCTGCCAAGCAGAAGTATTGGACAAATTCCTGAAAAGAATTGATAAATTACAGCCACAAAGACTCATAGTCAATGGTGATCTGTTCGATTGTCTCAATTTCAACAAACTCCCTAAACACCATTGGCATATTCTCAAAGACCTTAGAAAATTATCAAAACACACAGAAGTAATTTGGCTTAACGGCAATCACGATGGACACTACGAATATGTCAGCAACCTTCTAGGACTTGAATTTTTCCAAGAATATACATTTCAAAGTGATAATAAAAAAATAATTTGCCTGCATGGAGATAGATTCGATAGCTTTATACAAAAATATCCAGTAATTACCGCTATGGCTGATGGAATTTATTGGTTGATGCAAAAGTTAGATCGAAGTCACTCATTGGCTGTATATGCCAAAAAGAACAGCAAGACATTCCTGAGAAATAGTGAAAGAATAAAGAATGAAGCGGTGAAATATGCGAAAGAAAACGGAGCAGATATAGTCCTGTGTGGTCATACTCATTTCCCAGAAACAACTCTAGTTGATGGTGTATGGTACGGCAATTCTGGTTGCTGGACGGACAAACAATGCTCCTATTTAACCGTTTACCAAGGAGCAGTTACCCTGAATTATATATGAACATATTAATAGCCACAGACGCTTGGGAACCACAAGTAAACGGCGTTGTTAAAACACTAAAAAATACCATTCAAAAACTAGAAGAAATGGGACATACAGTAAAAGTAATAACACCTCTGGATTACTGGTGCTTCAAAGTTCCATTCACCAAAGATATCCGTTCTCCATATTGGGTCAGAACCAAAACAATCAAAGATCAAATAGAATGGGCAGATTACATTCATATTAGCACAGAAGGAATTATAGGACTTGCTGTTAGAAAATATTGTATCAAAAAAGGTTATAAATTTACCACAGCTTATCACACAGATATTCCCAACTTCTTCTACAAGACATTTGGCTTTGGACTAAGATTATCTAAAAAGTATCTAAGATGGTTTCATAACAAATCAGACTGTGTCATGGCCACTACTGAACAGAATATACTTATTTTGAAATCTTATGGGTTTACTGCACCAATAAAAATTTGGAGCAGAGGAGTCGATACTGATCTGTTTGTTCCTGTTGCAAAAGAAAAGTCAGATAGGATTCGTCTGGTTTATTGTGGTAGAGTTAGTCCAGAAAAAGGACTCAATGATTTTGTTCAACTGGATAACCTTTATGAAAAGACAATCATAGGAGATGGAATCTGTTTGGATTCTTATCAGTTTATTCATCCAGAAATTAGATTCACAGGATTCCTACATGGCAAGGAATTAGCAACTGAATTGGCTTCCCATGACATCTTTGTATTCCCAAGTAAATTTGATACATTTGG